TAATGTAGGAAATGGTAATACAGGATATGGTAATACAGGAGCTTATAATGCAGGAGATTATAATACAGGAAATTATAATGTAGGAAATGGTAATACAGGATATGGTAATACAGGAGCTTATAATATAGGGAATTGTAACTCAGGAGATTGGAACATAGGAGATTATAATTCAGGGGTATTTTGTACAGATGTTCCAAAAATCAGGATGTTTAATAAAGAAACTGATTTAACATATGAGGATTGGATGAATAGTAAAGCAAGACATATTTTAATAAAGAATAGCAATTTAATGGAGTGGGTTTATGCTAAAAATATGTCAGAAGAAGAAAAGAAAAATAATCCAAAATATGAAACTGTTGGAGGATATTTAAAGGTGTTTACATTTGAGGAGATGTGCAAGAATATGTGGAATAGTTTAACTGATGAAGAAAAGAAAGTTATTATGGAAATACCTAACTTTGATGCGGATATTTTTAAAGAGATAACTGGAATAGAAGTACTTAAATTAAAAATAAAGGAATGCAACATAGCGGACAAACAAGAATATACAAATTGTTGTGGTAATTGTAAAGAATGTGATGAATATCATAAGATGTTATGTAATTCATTATATGAGGAGGAATAAGAATGGCTAAATATGATTTATTGCTAAAATTAAACAGATAGATAATCAAAGAGGTATAAACATGAGCGTAATCAATAAAAAAAATAAAGACATTCATTTTTATGAAGAGAAAATATCTATTCCTAATGAGCTATAGATTTATTTTAATAAGTGGTTGGAAACTAGCAAAATCAAATAAGGAGGTATTAGTTTGAATATAAATAAATTAAAAAAAATAAAAGAAAGGAAAACAAAAAGATGGAATATAGAAAAAATTACTAATAGGATAAATGACCATATGAATATTCAGGAGGATATAGAAAAATGGGATAAATTTGAAACACCAATTATTAGTAAGGAGGTAGATTTTTATTTATTGAAAATAGGATTTCAATATGGAAGGAATAATGGGAGGAATGTCTTGGTAGGAATTAAGGATATGCGTCATATATCAATAAGTAAAGTTAATTCTAACTTATTATCAATAGATATATATAAATTTATTAAACAAGAAGATGGCAAATTTAGTGAATTTAAAGCACATGAATATATAGAAAAGTAATTAAAACATTTGTTTTAATGTGATTTTACCTAGTAGATATAAGGAGGTTTTTAATGAAAGAGCTTTTAGAAGTAAAAAAAATATTTGATAGTTTAGCATCTACATCTAGTAGAAAAGAAAAAGAGAGAATATTAGAAAAATATAAAAATAATAGAATGTTTGTTGAATGTTTACAATTTCTTTTAGATACATATATTGTAACTGGAATATCTAAAAAGAAGATATCTAAGTCATTAAATAGTGTTAATTATAGTAATTTAAATAATGTATATGATATGATTAATTACCTATCTAAAAATAACACAGGAAGAGACATTGACATTAAAACTATACAAGTATTTGCGAATCAAAATGAAGAATTGAAAAAATTTATAATTGGATTAGCTACAAAATCAATTAAATTAGGCTTGACATCAAAAACTGCAAACAAAATAATGCCAGGACTTGTAAGAGAATTTGGGGTAATGTTAGCAGAAAATTATGATAAAAATAAAGATAAACTTGGTAATAAAGAATTTATTTTAACACCTAAACTGGATGGAACAAGAATAATAGTAGTTAAAGATAAAAACTCCATTAAAATATTTAGTAGACAAGGACAGATAATAGAAAATTTAATTGATATAGAGAAAGATTTTATTAAAATGCCTGTAGGAGTTTATGATGGTGAATTACTTGCAGAAGGTATCTATAAAAATTCTAAAGAGCGATTTAAAGATACTTTAAAAAGATGTAGAATTAAAGGTACTAAAACAGGATTAAAAATGGTTTGTTATGACTATATTCAAAATATAAATGACTTTTATGCAGGAGAAGATAAAACACCATGTTATATTAGAAAAAACAAACTTGAAAGGATATTTAAAAGACTTATCAATGAACTAAAATATATTGAATATTTAGAACCATTATATCAAGGTAGAGATGTTACAATGATTACTAAATATTTAAGTGAAATGATATCCAATAATGAAGAGGGAGTAATGATTAATATATCTGATGAATCATATCAATGTAAACGTGTAAAAAGCTTACTTAAAGTAAAGGTGTTTAATACATGTGATATAAGATGTATTGATATAGAGGAAGGTGATGGTAAATACAAGGATTTGTTAGGCAACATAATATGTGATTATAAAGGATATAGATTAGGAGTTGGCTCTGGATTTACAGATGAACAACGTAAGTATTATTTTATTAATCAAAATAAGATATTAGGAAGAGTTATAGAAGTAAAATTTTTCGAGGAAACCAACAATGAAAAAGGTGAACTATCCTTAAGATTTCCTGTTTTTCTAAGAGTTAGAGAGGAAGGTAAAGAAGTTTCTTATTATTAAAAAGATATACACAAAGTATTTAATTGTGCGAATATAAATAATAAAATTATAAACTAAATAAAATACAAAATAACTATTGAAATAAATAAGAAGTTATGTTATTATTATAAATAAGGAAGAGGAACTAAATACAATATGTTAAAGATATAAACTAAATAAAATACAAAATGATAGAGGTATAAATGTATGAATAGGATTTATTTTGCGAAAAATAAAGATATGGAAGATTTTTATATAGGTAATGGTAATAGAATTGGTTTTAAGACATTAGGAGGCTTGAGAGCTTCGTTAACTCTTAAAAATAAAAATATTGAACAATATGATTTATATTATATAGATTTAAATTTTAATATTCATAAATTTGTAGATTGGGAGAAGATAAAATGATAAATGTAACTAACCATGCACTAAGAAGATATATAGAGAGAATTAAAGAGTGTGAGAAAAATTGTGTAGAGCAGAATCTAAATTTAAACAAAGAACAATATCAAAAAGATTTAAATAAGATGTTTGAACAAAGTAGATTGATTTACACAGGAAGGTTTAATGATAAATATACTGAAACAAATTTTAGGCTAGTTGACAATATCATACTAATAACAGATTTGAGAGATACAAAAATAATAACATTGTATAGAGTTGAATATGGAATTGATAGAGAAACTGATTTAATGATAATTGAAAATTTATTGAAAAAGTTAGACAAAACCGAAAAAGAATATATTAATATAATGGATGAAATATCATCTGAAAAGGACAAATTATTAGCTGAAAGAGAAGGATTAACATCTGAAATAGAAACGCTAAAAGAGACTTTAGATACTATGAATGAAAGTTTAAAAGTACTTAGTGAGTATATTAATACATTTTCCTATAAAGAAAAACAAGCTAAATCAGAAATGGAGATAATAGCAAAGAAAATAGTTTATAGCAGTATATATAGAAAAGAAATGTTAGAATGTATGAATTAAAAAAGTATTTAGGAGAGATTCATGAAAACAATAGAGCTAAATCAAAACGAAATAAGAGCTATAGATGCTTATATGTCATCAAATCCTTGTCGTAGTGGATGTGTTTATGATGAAATGCGAAATTCAAGAAAAGATTGTGAAGAATGCGAACTTGAAAGTGCGAGAATAAGTATATTAGAAAAACTAGGATTATTAAGTAATTCTATATAGAAAGGGATGCTATGAATAATATATTTATACCTAAAGAAATAATTATAGGATTCCAAAATAGAAATGGGACTTATACAGGTAAACTTGCTTATGTAATATATAAGGATGAAAATGGAAAATTGAGAAAAGAACAATCTTGGAATTCTTGGAGAGATAAAAATATAGAACCTTTAATATATAAAAATACTCCAATGTCAGGATTTGTATTAAATAAAAAAATAGGTGGTTATAATACAGGATGGAATCATAGACAAACTTATGTTAGGATTTATGATTCAAGAGGATTTGAATTTGAAATAACAGTAGAAAATTTATTATATATATTAGAAAATACAAGCTCTATAAAAGGAAAAGGATTAGAGGGAGAATTTGTATATGGATGGGATGGTAAGGATTTAATACTAATACCAATATCATCTCCAGATTATAAAGAAATCACCGAATTTAATAAGATATTACATAATAAACAAATTATAAAAGCAAAAGATTTAATTATTGGGGCAACATATAGAACTAAACAAAATCAAACTTTTATTTACATTGGGAAATTTGATTATTATAGTTTGTATGGTAAAAAATGTACAGGTAAATATCATTGGTTTTATAATGTTGAGAGGGATGATTTTGAACAATTTAGAAGTGTACTAAATAAGTTAATAAGTATTATAGATAGTGATTGTCATGAAAATTACGCTGATATATTTCATAAAATGGAAGGAAGTTATTTTTATTCACCAATAGATGAATCCAAAAATGAATATATAGAGTATTCATTAGAAGAATTTAAAGAAAAAATGAAAGATGATAAAACATGTTGGGGAATTGAATTTTATGCAAATAGAGAAAAAGTAAGAATATATTCTGATGGTAGAATTAAATATTTAAAAGGACGTAGCACACTCTATACTTATGGTTATAGAGAAGAAAAATATAACAATTTAGAAGAATTATATAACAAAATAAGACCACAATATTTAAACACATATTTATTAAATGGAAGATTATATAGAGAGGGGAAATAATTAATGAATAGTGATAATAAAATAATAACTTTAAAAGAACAAATAAAATTAAAAAAAGAAAAGTTAGATTCAATAAAAAAATTTACACCAAAAACTAATTGTATATTGAATTGGAATAATAAGAAAATTAATATACAAGTACTAAAAAAAGATGAATTAATATTATTAGCATCTATGTTACATTCTTATAATATGTCATCTAAAAATTTAGGCTTCAATCTTGTAATGAGTGGTTATGATGTACAAGATTGGATAGATGATATAAAAAGTAAATTAGATATATTAACTATAAATGAGGAAAGAAGTAAACTTGAAGAGATGGAAATAAAATTAATGGAATTATTATCTAATGAAAAGAAGGTTGAATTAGAGATAAATAAAATAGAGTCTATGTTATAAATATAAAAGGAGTGATACTGTGAGGTTTTGGTGTGAGAATTGTAATAAATACTTCAATGTAGAAGAAACATTACAAGAATACTATTATTTCTTAAATGAAGATGTAATAGTATGTCCTAGTTGCAAAAGAGATTTAATACCTATAGCTAGTAAAACAGAATTATCATTAGGTTCTGATAGTGATACAAACCAATTAGCTTATGTTGAATATGATTGTGGTGATTATAGTTTACTTAGAAAGGTAAATGCAGATATTGAAGATGTAGTAAAACCCATAATACATTACATAAAAAGTTTAAATAAAAATAGTTTAGATTTAAATGGGATTACAGAATAGTGCGGAAAGCCCACTCCTTTAGGTGTGGGATGGATAGCACAAACAGTGTATAAAAAGTATTGACACATACACGTATAATGTTAATACTTTGTATTCTGCCCTAGATATAAAAGAAAAATATTTAATATAGAAGGTTTAGAAGATAGATTTAAAACATTAGTTAAAAATAAGTGTAAGGAAATGGATATCGAAATTGTTGCAATAGAATGCGATAAAGACCATACACATATGTTTTTAAATAGTCTTCCGACTCTAAATCCTTCTGATATAATGCAAAATATAAAAGGCTATACAAGTAAAATATTAAGAGAAGAATTTATTGAATTATCAAAAATGCCTAGTTTATGGACTAGAAGCTATTTTGTATCTACAGCAGGAAACGTATGTAGTGAAACTATTAAAAAATATGTGAAAAACCAGAAAACAAGATACTAGAAAGTGAGGTGAACACTATGTCAAATTATATATTAACATTGCAATTAAAAACAGAAAAGTTTCAAGAAGACATTATATGTAATGCTTTTGATAAGTATAGAAAAGTATATAATTCATATTTATCAGAGCTATTTAAAAGATATAACCACATGATAGAATCTAAAGAACACCAAGCAAATTGTAAATATAAGGGTAAAGATAGAAATAAAATATTTAGTGAAATTAATAAGAAGTATAATTTAACAGAGTATTCACTTCATAAGTTTGTTAAATTTATTGGTAAATATTATAAACTACATTCTGCTATAACTCAGAAGATAGCTACAAGATGTTTTAATGCTTTTAATAAGTATATCTATCATCAAGCTAAACGAGTTAATTATATTAGATATAATGAATTAACATCAATAGAAGGGAAACAAAATTCAACTGGTATTAGTTATAAAGATGGTATTATTAAATTTAATAAGATGACTATTCCAGTAATAATAAAGAATAATGACAATTATGCTCAAAGAGCGATACAAGATAAAATAAAATATTGTAGAATACTTAAAAAAGAAATTAAGGGTAAAATTAAATGGTATGTACAATTAGTCTTAGAAGGAATTCCACCTAAAAAAACAACCAATCAAGGAAAAATAAAAGGACAAATTGGTTTAGGTAATGTAGGTATAGATATTGGAACTCAAACTATAGCTATATCTAGTAAATGTGATGTTAAGTTATTGGAGTTAGCTCCTAATGTTAATAATATAGATAGGCAAATAAAGTTAATTCAACGTAAAATGGATAGAAGTAAACGTGCAACTAATCTTAATAAATTCAATGATAATGGTACTATAAAACAAGGAAATAGAGATAAGTGGATATTTAGTAATCACTATCTTAAATTAAAAAGACTAAGAAAAGAGTTATATAGAAAACAAGCTGAAATAAGAAAACAAGACCACTATATATTAATTAACAAATTACTAAATTTAGGCAATAAGTTTTATGTTGAAACGATGAGTTATAAAAGACTTCAAACTAGAGTCAAGGATACTACTATTAATGAAAAAACTGGTAGAATTAATAAAAAGAAACGTTTTGGAAAATCATTAGCAAATAAAGCACCATCAATGTTTTTGACTATGTTAGACAATAAGTTAAAATATAATAATGAAAGATTATATAAGATAGATACTGCTAAATGTAGAGCCAGTCAATATAATCACTTTTCAGATGAGTACAATAAGAAGGAATTAAAAGATAGATGGAATAATGGTATGGACATTCAAAGAGATTGCTATTCTGCATTTTTAATAATGAATGTTAATGAAGATTTAAAATCAATCAACAGAGAATTGTGTGTTAAAACATATGATAACTTTAAAATATTACATGATAAAGAGATAAATAGATTAAAAAAATTAAAATTAAATGGTTATAAATTAATATCTAGTATGGGGATATAAAAACTATATAGGTTGAGAAACGAGCCTAATATTAATGTTAATGGTGTCAACAGATACTTTGTTAATAAAAGTCTTAGGGAATATGATTAGTGATAATATGTTGTAGGTTATGATTTATTATAACTGAGAGTATTGTAGAAATTCATGTAGTACCTAAGAACCCCACGCCTTTAGGCGTAGGAGTTTCAGAATAACAATGAATGGTAATATATAAGAATAAAAAGAAGGATATTATAAGAGATGAGTCGATGTATGATTATGGGATGTCTTTGTCATCTATTATGAAGGTTATCTTAAATCATCAAGAAGATATAGAAAAGTTAAAAGAAGAGGAGGTAGCAGAATTTATAAAAAATAAATTAGAAAATGAGCATGATTGTGATGAATTAAAAATAATAAGTGAGGTATTTAATGAAATATATTAAACATGTAGATAATGGAGTAATGAGAGCAATAGGTATTGATAATTATAAACCTTTATTAAACATCATAAAAGAAAAAGTGAATTTAGAATCTAATTAAAACAGTTTTAATTAGCGAGGTGATACATATGGGATTAGATTTAGGTTTTTATTCAGTAAAAACAAAAGTTACAGATTTAGATATTTATTTAAATAAAACAAGAGGTGAGAAATATAAGGAATTGAATAATGATGAAGAAGAGTTTTATAAGTTTGAAGAATTATTAGATATTGATATATCTTTAGAAGATTGGTCAGTTATTCGTATGATATATAAAGCCAAATGGGAAAAAGGTTATGAAAGTTATGAAGATGAAGCCATACTTATTACAAAGGAAGATTTGGAAGATTATATAATTCCTTTTCTTAAACAAAAAGATATAAATTCTAAGATATACAATAAGGATAAAGAGTATTATTATAAAAATGATAAAAAAGTAACAGTTGATGATAGGTATACACAGGAGTTTTGGGATTTAGTATTAAAAGAATTTCAAAAAATGTTAAACATAATTGATTTTGAAAAACATAGTTTAATTATTATGTATTGGTATTAAGATAATAATTTTAATTTATTTGGAGGTTTATAATAATGAAAAAAATGTACATAGCAATTAATTCAGACTTAAATATGAGTCCAGGCAAAGTTGGAGCACAAGTTGCACATGCAGTTTATGATTATTTGTATAACAAAATTTTAGACACTGTTTCTTGCTCTTATGAAACAGAAATAATAGCACATGAATTAATAGATTTAAAATGTGATTTAACGTCATTTAAGAATAATGGGGATACAATATGTATATTAAAAGCTAAAGAGGCACAATTATTAAAATTTAAAGAAAAAGGTTATTTAACTATAGTGGATAGAGGATTAACAGAAATTCCTAAAAATAGCATAACATGTGTTAACTTAGGAATATTTAATGAGGATGAAATACCATCTACAATTAAAAGATTGAGATTATATTAAGGAGAAAGACAATAAATGTATTCTAAAGGTGATGTAGTAAAAGTATGGTGTTATCAATGTGAAAGGATAGAATTTCAAGAATTTGTAGGATATTTTAATTCTTATTTTGATAATTATAAATTAAAGAAACGATGGAAATGCTCTAAGTGTGATGTCATCAATAATTTTTAAGAGTTTAATTAATGGAGGAATGAGTTATGAAAATAAAGAAAATAATTTTAGGATTAGATAACTTAGAGAATGTAGAGTTGGGTATTGGAGATGTAGGAGGTTTTTATTTAGATAATATACATGAAATTATTGGAGGATTTGCTTTGAGTTATATAGGTAAATGCAAGAAGGCAGATTATTTACATATACAAATACATAAACGTGTTGATGAAATTCAAAGATTGCATGATTATAAGGATATTACAAATGTAAAGATAGAATACGAAAACGGAAGTGTGGAGGATATATATGTACCTTATAAACAAGAAGGGGATTTCTTGGGTTTAGATAATCTTTATCAAACTTCTTTTATTAGTAAACGAGGTTATTTACATATAGTTATCTCTAAGGATAAAACAGTAGAAGAAGTCTTCAATGAAGAATTTGAGGATGATGAAGGGGTAGAATTTAGTTTTAATATGTATGGAATATAAAACTTAAAATGGAAGGAGATGAGCAAATATAATTAACTCTTTTAAGAAATTAATAAAGTCAAAATATATAAAAAATAACGAATCAATAAAACCATTAGAAAGAATTTTTGAATATGAAATAAGAATCAAAGAAAAAAGAACATATTTTAATTTAGAATTATTGATTTATGAAAAAAGAATTAAGATAATAAAAAAAATATTTTTAAAAGATATACTATGCCATTATCGAAGAGATATAGAACAACTCGTCATTTATGACCTGGATAAATATCTTAATATGACAGATAAAGAAATGGAGGAATATATTATAAATTTAATAAAAGATAAAATAAAAGAAGAGTATGGGGAGAATAGACTTCCTGAAATACTAATGGAAAAATTTATAAAACTCGAAAGAAAAGGTTCGGTGACTGTAGACGTACAGGATTTAATAGAGGGATAATAAATAACAAGTTAAAATACAGGTTTTAAAAGGAGAATAACAAATGGAAGTTCAAGGGAAATATAACAAAGCTAAAATATTTACAGAGAATGTAGATTCGATAACAATAGGACAAATAATAAATTTATGTAATCAAAAGGAATTTAAAGAATCCAGTATAAGAATTATGCCTGATTGTCATGCTGGTAAAGGATGTACAATAGGAACAACAATGACTATAAGTGATAAAGTAGTACCAAATCTGGTAGGGGTGGATATAGGTTGTGGAATGGCTACTATTCCATTAGAAAAATATATTAATAATATAAATTATACAAAATTAGATAAGATTATAAGAGATTATATTCCTCATGGATTTAAAATACATAATAAGTCAAGAGAAAAACTATTAAAGAATTTATTTAATATAGACATAAATAATCTTAGATGCGAGGTGAATAAAAATAGAGCATATATGTCGTTAGGAACTTTAGGTGGAGGCAATCACTTTATAGAAGTTGATAAAAGTGAAAAAGGTCAAATGTATCTTACTGTTCATACAGGTTCAAGAAATTTAGGAAAACAAATAGCTGATTATTACCAAGACAAAGCTATAAAATATTGTATTGAAAAATATAAAAAGTCATATGATGATGCAAAAGAGTTTTTAATATCTACTCTAAAAAAAGACAATAAAGAACATTTGATAAATAAATATTTGAAAGACCTTAGTGATAGAAAATTGAATAAGCCACATGATGATTTATGTTATTTAGAAAATGATTTAATGGAAGATTATTTACATGATATGAGTATAGCTCAAAAATACGCTGCTGCAAATAGAATGGTTATAATTGCGGATATATTGTTTAAATATAACAGCCTAGATGTAAATTATGACCATTTTATAAGAGATATTAAATGTGATGTTATAGAATGTATTCATAACTATATAGATATGGATAGTAAAATACTTAGAAAAGGAGCAATTTCTGCAAATAAAGATGAAACAGTAATAATTCCAGTAAACATGAGAGATGGGATTATATTAGGAAAAGGTAAAGGTAATTCTGAGTGGAATTATTCAGCACCACATGGAGCAGGAAGAATTTTATCAAGAGGAAAAGCTAAAGAAAAAATATCTTTAGATGAATTTGAAGAATCTATGAAAGAAATATTTACAACTTGTGTAGGTCAATCAACACTAGATGAAGCACCACAAGCATACAAACCTATAGAGGACATATTAAACAATATAGGAGATACTATTGAGATAATGGAGGTGTTAAAACCAGTTTATAATTTTAAAAGTAATTAAAATGAAAAATTTAATAGATGAATTTAGGAGGAAATACTAATGGGAATGTATACAGAATTTGTATGTGCGATTGAATTAAAAAAGGATACGCCAAAAGAAGTTATTAATATATTAAATAACATGATAGAAGGAGAAGATAGATATGATATTACACCACCTCACCCATTCTTTGAATGTCGTAGATGGAGATGGTTATTTATAATGGATAGTTATTCTTTCTCAGGTAGGAGCAATACGATGTTTGAGTATGACGATATAGCAAAAACATATTATTTAACTATTAGAAGTAACTTAAAAAATTATGATGATGAAATAAATAAATTTTTAAATTGGATAAAACCATATATACAAATACATTGTGAAGACGATGAATTTTTAGGATATAGTCGATATGAAGAATGTCGTAATCCAGAATTAATTTATTATAATGAAATACAATAAAATCTTAATTTTAAATGGAGGTACATATGAAATTTGAAGATAACATGATTAAATCTTTTAGAGAGGTTAGAGTTGGAGACATTATACTTGCAGGTAATAACAAGTATTTAATAATATCAATATTAAATTATTTTGGATATGTGAACTTAGATACTGGTGATTGTAGTTCTGGCTTTAGATCAATTGAAGAATTAATGAAACAATTCGATAAACAAACACGATTTATTCAAAATGATAGATTTAAATTAATACTAGATTAATATAACATAAAATTTTATTTTTATAAGAAAGGTAAATTGAATATGTGTAAGTTTTGTGAAAGTATAATTGATAATACAAAAGATATACTTTTAACCTCAAGAAGTAGATTATTAGAAGACAATACATGTGAAATTATAGCAGAAGATAATTGTAATAATTGTTATGATGGATGTTATGAATATTTCAAACTAAACGGATATAAAATCAGGGGAAATACATATGTTAATGTCGACTACTACAAAAAAATTAGAAAAATAATAATTGCTCCATGTTCAGAATCAGTACATATAAACTATTGTCCATATTGTGGTAAACAAGTTTCTAAAGATATAAAAGATTTTAATTGTATTCCTGAGCATATAGTAGATGTTAGATATAAAAATGGTGATGTATATGATTATGATATGGAAAAGTCTGTACAAGAAGTCATGGATAATGCAAATAATAATTAAATAAAATGATACTTTTAATAGGGGATAAATATGAATCTTTGGTCTAAAATTGAAGAACCAGTGATGAGAGCAGTAAGTGGAATAGTATTTAATATATGGGGAAATGTTTGTTTTTCCATATATTACATAGAAGAAAATAAACAAATAGAGTTAGAAATATATGATAGACCTTATAGATATGAAGGTAAAAAAAATAGTTGTTGAGAAGTTATTTGATTACAAGTTAATAAATGCAGATTATAAAGAAATACATGATATTGTTTCTATGATAGAAAGATTTTTACTAGAAAATTATTAAAAGGAGATATTTAAAATGAATAAAGGAATTAAAAACTATATAACAGCAGTGAATTACTTACTTGATAATTTAGAGTATATGATGGAGGATGACGAATTTAATAATGAAAAGTTACAGAAAAGAATTGATGTAATTAGAAAATTTGAAAGAGAATTATAAGATGGGAAAAATAAAAAATGGAGAAATAGATACTGAAGATTATAGGCTTTTTAAAAACATTCAAAAAGAAAAAGATAGAGTATATAGTAAGTACATTAATGAAGAATACATAATGGAAGAATTCATAAACTACTTAAGATTGGAAGATAAAGATTATACTACAGAAATATTAGAAAGATATGCACGATATATTGATGAAAATTTAGACAATCGTTGTCCATATTGTGTATATAATATTTGTAGTGAACATGATAATTGTTTTGATGGAATACTTGAAAATTTAAAAGAAAAAATTAAAATAAAATAAATATTTTAACAGGAGAAAAATAATTATGAAATTAATAAATGGGGATAGATGTAGTGGAAAAACTACTACATTAATAAAGTATGCTTATGAAAATAATGCACTTATATTATGTTATTCGTGTGGAAATTTGAACTATATAATTGAAAAAGCAAAGGAATTGAAACTAGATATAATTATACCAAGAGTATTTAAAACTTATATAGAGTCTAATCATAAAATAGAATATATGAAAACTATAAATGGAAATATTATCAACGATACTTCTAATATAAGATTAGTTATAGATGAAATAGATTGTTGTTTGGAATCTATTATTAGAGAAGGTATAGATTGCGTCACTGGAACAATTCAAATAGAAAATTTAAATAATCATATCTAATAAATTTGTTTATTACATATCAAAAAATTCTAAGTGTTCTTATTTACAATTCAATTAAAACTAAAGGAGTGAAATTATATTGAAAAAAATTTTATTAATAGGTGCATTAGGAACAATGTTAATAGGAATGTCTGGATGTACAGGAATACAAAGCTCAATGAAAGATGCTGAAAGTGATGTATCAGGTCTTAATAGAGTTGTAAATGTATATTCAGATAATGGCGAGGTATTAAAAACATATACAAGTAAAAGTATGAGAGTCAAAGATGGAGATGGTGGCACTATAACACTAGATTTTGATGGTAAGAGGGTGATTATATGTAATGCTCATGTAGTAATAGAAGAAAATCAATCTAACAAATAAAGGAGAACTAAATGTTTAAAGTCTTAAAAACAATTCTTATAATAATTTGGGTAGTAGATATTTTAAACTTCCCACAATTTCAATTCTTAGATACAACATATCCAATCAATACCTTAGCATGGTTGCTAATCTGGATTCTTATACCATCAAGTAGTATATATATTGATAAAAAAGAATAAAGAAGGGAGTATTAGTTTGATTTTAAATATTGGTGCAATTTTTAATTTATGGTGTATGTTAGCTAATTATTTATGGGGAAGTACTAGTGGAATGATACTTAATGGATTTTGTCTTATAGCATTACTATTATTGGATAATAACTTAGATTAAAAGTATTATTTTAAGGAGATTAAAAGATGAAAATAACAATATCAATTGAAGAAGCAATGGATATTATTAAACAGCACTATGAGAATAAAGGAATTGAAATCAAAGACTTAAGTTTTAATTTAGAAAAAACTGGAATGGTTAGAAATATTAAATTTAAGGGAGAAATAATACTTAAGTAGGAGATATTTATAGTTGCATCAGTAAATAAAATATTAGACAAATAGAGGTGATACTTATAAGTAGTACAAATAGAAGTAATGCTAGGGATTTTCATGTAAGTGATTATTATAGAACTCCAATTACTAAAATCAAAGAGTTTTTAACTGAGTTCAGTAGATATGAAAATATACTCAATCCAAATATAAAAATATTAGACCCATGTGCAGGTGGAGATAATACAAATCCAATGAGTTATCCAACTGCAATTCAAGAATTTTTAAATCAAGATATTTCAATAGATACAGTAGATATAAGAGATGATTCAAGGGCAAATATAAAGCAAGATTATTTAAAGTTTCAGCCCAAAGAAAAATACGATGTAATTATTACTAATCCTCCCTTTAATTTAAGCTTGGATATAATTAATAAAGCTTTAAATGATGTAAGAGAAGGTGGTTTCGTTATTATGCTGCTAAGATTAAATTATCTTGGAGGAAAAGTGAGACAAAGGCTGTGGGGAAATAATATGCCTAAATACATATTTGTTCACAATAGAAGAATGAGTTTTACAGATGATGGAAAGACAGATAGCATAGAATATGCTCATTTTGTATGGCAGAAGGGATATAATCCAAAATTTTCTCAGTTAAAAGTATTAATAAGTCAATGAAATAGAGGTGTAAAGTGAAAGTTAAATACGTTGTATTTGAATGGGAGATTACATCAAAAAATGATGGCCAAAAACATTTTATAAATTTTAGAGATTTAATTAAATTATATGGAGTGTCGTCAAGAGAATGTATAAGAGCAAAGGATTATTACGAGAGAGATGGTTTAGACCTTAAAGATATAAAATTTCTATATCCAAGGGATGATGGAAAATATAAACTATAAAATCATGGTTTTAAATGATTATAAAATGTCAGTTTTAAATTAAAAAATATGGTATCGTATATGACATTCTAAGGTTTTGTAAAAATGACTGCTTGTGTTTATACCTTTATTGCCTAAAATGGCATATACGAAGTTTGTGAAAGGTAGTGATTTCAATACTTATAGATGAACAAAGATATTATAATTTATTAGAAAAGAACAGAGAGTTAAATATCAAAATTAGTGAATTGAATGAAGAAATACTATTTTTAAAAGAAGAGAATAAAGAATATGAAGAAGTTTTAGATAAGTGGCAAAATGTAAAAGAAGAAATTAAATCTGCATATGAAATTAGAAGAAGGCTAAATAGAAAACATGGAAAGTTAGAAATGATATGGCATAAAATTGAGGATTTGTAATGGATACAAATAAAATATATGAGAAAAAAGAATATATTATTATCAAATCTAAAACTGGATATATTGTTTATAATACAAATAAAAAATTTGAAGAAGGGCATACTCATTTAAAAAGTTACAATGCTGCTAGAACAGTAATTGATTTAGCTATCAAAAAGAAGATACCAAGAAGCTATTCTGTATACTTTATAACAAGTCTTAAAAGAATTTCTAATGATATAAACTATATAAAATCTATAAATAAAATCATAGAAATAAGAGGTAATAAAGGTTTAAAAGAAAAATATATAAATTCTAAAAAAATCTAAAATGATTATTAAATAGGTGGAAAAATAACTTATGTCATACAATTGTCATCAAGATGTAAAGGAGGTAGTGATTAATATTTGAAATCTTATAAAGAAAAACAGTTTTTAGTATTTGAATTTGAAGATGGGAAGAATGTAAAATATAATTTAGCAACAGGAGAATGTATTGGTAAATCTGGAAGGATTGTAAAAGATGTATGCACTCAGCTTAGAGGATATGATTTACATGAGGTAATAAATTCTTTTGAAGATGAAAATTATAAGTGTTTTTTAAATTTTGTAGACGGAAGAGTAAATAGAAGTAAGAGTAGCAGAACTTGGGGAAGGAGAGTTGAAAGAATAAGAAATATAGGAAGTTTTTTAAATGAAATAAATAATTATTCTGAGTATGAACAATTATTCTCAGCAGGATTAAAAAAAATAAGTTATCCGATACATTGTGATATTAAGAGTATACCTAAAGGTCTTATTTCTATCTGTAGGAATCATAGTATTACTTTGAGTGACCGATTGATACAAGGGTATAGTAAAAACCCAAATTTATATAATAATTTATTAAGCTTAGAATTGAATTCAATAAGAAAAACTAATTTAATTTCAATTCTTGATTCTGGTTATGATAGAATGATATTTGATAGGTTAATAGACATATATAAATATAAACCTCAATCACTTATAAATTATATAGATAATCTGATGACATATGAAGCATTAAATGGGCTTGAAAGCACTCTAAACGAATTATATGACTATGTTGTTATGATGAGTGTAATAAGTGATAAATATGAAAAATATCCAAGACATTTCTTAACAACTCATAAAATAGCATCTCGAAATTATAATCGTCTTAAAACTCAATTTGAAGAAGAAGTATTTAATAAAAGAATAGACAAGTCACTAGAATATTCATATCAAGATTATAAATTTATATACCCTAAAAATACAAGTGAAATTAAAGATGAAGCAGTACAACAAAATAATTGTGTAAGTAGTTATATTCAAAATGTTATAGATGGAAAATGTCACATATTATTTATGAGAAAAAAGGATAATCCAAGTAAAAGTTTAGTAACAATTGAAGTTAGAAATGGCAAAATAGTCCAAGCTAAAGGTAAATATAATAGAGATGTCAATGAAAGAGAGCAAGAAGCAATTGATAAATATAATAATAGAATAGAAAGGATGAAGAAAATATGTTAATAGAAGGAACTAAAATAAGATTAATGAAAGAAATACAAGGTTTTGAGATGTTAAAAATAGGAGATATATTTGTTATTACATCTGTGGGAAACAATGGAGCTATACATTTCAAAACAGATTATGGGATGGGATTCATGAATTATAGTGAATTAAAAAAATATTTTGAAGTTGCAATAGAGACTAAGAAAAAAGAACATATTTGGAGCGAATGGAGAACTGCGACTGTATTTGGAACAAATAAAACTTGCACATATAGAACAAATGGAAAGAAAGTAGAAGTTAGAATGGGAGATTTTAAAGCATCAGCTACTTGCCATGATTCAGATGAGTTTGAATTAAATAAAGGTGTTGAGTTGTGTCTGGCAAGAATTGAAGTTAAAAAAGCAAATAAACAGGTAAATTTAGTATTAGATAAAATAAATAATAAAGAAATTTAGGAGGTTAGAATGAGTTGTAAATTTAAAGAAAGATGTGAGAATAAAAATAGAGATTGCGATTATTGTTGTTATAATCCAAATGCATATTTAGAAGATGCTTTTGAATGGAATAGAGAAGGGAGAAAGCCAACAGACGAAGAGTTAGATGATGCTCTTGAAGAATAAATAAGTATTTAAAATTATCATTTTAATATGATTGGAGGTCTTTATGAGGTGGAGAAATATATTAGTAACAAGTGTTTTAGTAATGGGTAGTAGCATACATATATTTGCTAATACTAAAGAAATGAGTACTAGCAGGATGGATAAAAATATTGTAGCAGATACAGCTAAAAATATTAACTTAATGTATAAATATGAGTGGGAGCAACACAAAAACAGTTCTGAATATAAATTAGAAATCAAGAGAATTAATTTAGAAAAGGGGTTAGGAATAAAAATAGAAAAATTGATTCCTGTAACATGGGAAGTAAGTTACTATACTTCTTTAAACTGTGAAAATAGTAAATATGGAGCTATTACAGCTACAGGAGAAAAATTACAATATGGGTTTGTGGCCAATAATCATCTTAAATTTGGAACTAAAATATTAGTTGATGGAAATTTAAAGGTGGTTAAAGATAGAGGTTCTAATAAATATTTTGGTAATTCTAATGCTATAGATGTATTTGTGCCAAGAATAAAAGGGGAGAGTGATTATAAGTATTATAAAAGGGTGAACAATATGGGAAGACATTATAAAGAAGGTTATATTATTGTGGAAGGTTAGGAGTTGATAAATTGAAAGTAAATGGAATAAAAATACCAGGAATTATTGATGTATCAAATGTGTGTGTTTATGGAATTAAAGAAAGTATAATTTCGAGTGGTTATCCTATGCAGCAACAGATTAAAGATATGAGAGAAGTAAATATTTCAGAAAAAGATTTACAACGAGCATGTCAATTAGGCAAATCAAAACAAGGTTCAGGCCATGATTGCTTCTCTAAAGGAATTATTGTCCAAATGGATTTGCAATGGTCAGAATATATGTGGAGACAGTGGGATAGATATCATCATAATGACTATGTATCTAGTCAAAGTAAAATGCACAGATTGACCAAATTTAATATTGATGATATGTGTAATAAGTATGTTGATAAAAATACAATAAATTTCCTGAGTGAATTGATTTACGATTACAATAATTTTCAGGAATTAAAGTTAACCGCATCTGATGAAATCATTCTTAGAAATGGAGAAAAAGTTGAAGCCACAAAAGAAACTCTTTGGAAAATTATAATATCAAATTGTCCATCAGGATTGATGCTAACTGCAAGAGTTACATTAAATTATCTACAAATAAAATCTATGATAAATCAGAGAAAAAATCATAAAATGGAAGAATGGAGGATTTTATGTGATTTCTTTAAAACATTACCAAAATATAAAGAATTAATGATGTAATCATATTAAAAGGAGAGGTTAAATGAAATTAGGAATACCACAAATTTTAGTAATAATAATATACGTTATGCAATTAGGAGTGTCTTTAGCTAATAATGGAAAGGTAAAAAAAATGAAAATAAGTTTTGGAGTATCTACAATTTCAAAGCTAGTAATTTTTGGTTTATTGTATTGGGGAGGATTTTTTAGTTAAAATAAATAAAATTAAAAATAAGTATTGAAATAATAAATAGAACATGTTATTATAAGTATATAGAAAAATTAAGAATGATTACAACTGAATAAAATACAAAATAAAAGAGGAGGATATTTATGGCGAAAAAAAATGTAAATTACAATGAGGTTTTTGTTAGTGGGGAAGTGTTAGATATATTAGCAGCAGAAAGAGTAAAAGAAGGAACTCCACAAGAAGCAATAAAGTTTAAACTTAATGTTGCTATATCACAAGATAAGAATGAAATAGTTGATTATTATGGAAGCATATACACATCTGCTGGAGGAGTTAATAAGATATCACAGGGATTAGAAACAGTTGTGAATGATATTGTAACTAGAGCAGAAGAGGGTAGAGGAGAAATAGTTAGATGTACTTGTCAGTTAGATGATAATACATATTATAGTGATGGAGAAAAACATGAAGGATTTAGAATACAAGGTAAATTTTGTAACAGACAAAAAGATGCAAAACTACCTATAAAGGCAGGTATATTATGGAGGGCATATGTATACTTGGAGGAAATAATAAAAATAGAAGAAGGATTAGAAGTAATAGGAATAATGAATAAATACAATGATAATGGATTTAGAGTTAGACTTGTAATTGATAATACAGAAGTAATAAAAGAATTTGAAAAGCTATATAAAGTGGGAGATGTACCACAATTAGAAGGAGATATAGTAACTGAGATAATAGAAGGAACTGGTGGATTTGGTACAGGGAAAAAAGATAAAATAATAAAATATCTTAGAATAACTGGAGGTTCAGGAAATAAGATATCAAAAGACAATGATTTTGGTGAAGATGGGAAGCCTAATCCATTCTATAAGGATAATATAGTAGCCATGATAGATAAAATGGAAGAAAAAGAAAATGCCATGAAAGAAAAAGATGCACAAAAGAATAACATAAATATTGAAGAATCAGATTTACCATTTTAATTAATATTTATAAACTAAATAAAATTTAAAGGAGAGTTTTATGGAAGAACAAATAGCTAACATAGAGAGTGAAGTAAAACAATTAAAAGATGTAATAAGAAAAATGGTTGGAGATTTAAAAGAAAATGAGAATAAAGATTCATTAATACCATTTCGCAGAAGTGAAAATATAAAAGATTTATTAGTAAGTTTAGTTGATTTTCAAAAAGAGGTAGAAAGTATTGAAAAGAGTTCTAATAATCCATTTTATAATAGCAAATATGCAAATTTAGATGATATTCTAATAACAATAAGACCAATATTAGCAAAATTTGATTTATGTATAACTCAATTTCCCATTTCTGGTGGAAACAATTCAGTATCAATTAAAACTGTATTATGGCATTCTAGTGGTCAGTTTATGGAGTCCGATAGTGTACCTATAAAACCGAGTAAATTAGATATTCAAGGATATGGAGCAACAGAAACATATAGTAAGCGTTATGCACTAGGTGGCTTACTTCAATTATCATTTTGCGAGGATGATGATGGCAATTCTCAAGTTGAACCTCCTAATAAAAAAAATACATCTCAAAATATTCAAAGTACCCAACCTAAGCGTTCTGGAAGAATATAGAATAATTTAAAAGGTCGCTCAATTAGGGCGACTTTTAAACATCAACAATAAGAAGGAGGAGAATTATTGGGAAGAAAAATAACTTGTAGATACTGTAAAGAAAAATTTCTAGCTGAAGATATATACTCAGTGATTCATATTACTAAAACGGGTAGAGAAGAAAAACGAAATTATTGTTGTGAATTACACTATAGATTAGAAGAAAGAGAGAAATGGCTATGGAATCAAATTTTATTAGGAATAGATAGTATTATTGGTTACAAATGTATCGCAAAAAATAAGACTAAAATGATAAAAGAGATGTTAGATAACGGTTATACAAGAGAAGATGTTTATAATTGTATTTTAGAAATGAAAAATCAAATAATTGACGCTTTAGAGTTTAGAAAAGATATAGAAAATGAATATCAAAAACTATGCTATATATTTACAATATTAAAAAATAACATAAGAGATGTTACAATTGTAAAGAAAAATATACAAAGAAAAGAGAAAAAAGAAACTGAGATGGATTTAGTAGACATACTTGAAGAAACAATGAAAATTCCAGTAGCGAGAAAAAAAAGAACAACAACCTTAAAGGATTTAATAAAGGAGGTTGGAGAAAATGGTATTAGAAAATAGAGGGAATATTGAAAGCCTTGTGATATCGGTTCTGTTGCAAGATATAAGTATAATTGCTGACTATCCTCTATCTGAAAATGACTTTACTTTTCCGAAAACTAAATTTTTTTACAATCTCATAAGAGAATTAAGTACAAAATATAAAGAGATAGATGAAGTGACGGTATCAGCATTTGTAGGAATGTCTCCTTCATTAAATGAATTATATGAAAAATATGGTGGTTGGGAAAGCATACAAAAAGTTAGAGATTTAGGAAATATACACAATCAAAAAAAATATATAGATGATTTAGAAAAATCTAATCTTATAATAAGGCTAGAAAGTAAAGGCTTTAATATAGATAAGGAAATTGAAGTGGAAGGTGTAAAAGTAAAACCAATAGACTTATTTCCTTCTATGACTGCATCTCAAGTTCATGATTTTTATGAAATGTTATTAGCAGATAGTAGTATTAATTTAGTTGGAAATGATGTTGTTATAGAAGACTTGCATTATACTTCAGAAGAAATATTAAAAAAGAAAAATAATGAAGATGATAACTCAGCTAGTTTTGCAATAGCTTTAAGATGGCAAACTGATACTGGAGAAGAAAGATATGTTCAGGGTATGCCTATGTTGAGTAACATAATAGATGGAGTAGGGCACTCAAATGGTATATATTTTATAGCAGGTCATAGTGGCACTGGAAAAACAACTTTTACTTTAAATATGGCTATGGGGCTAGTAGAATCTGATTGTAAAGTCTTGATAATAAGTAACGAACAACAAAGTGAATACTACAAACAGATATTAATAACATATATATCAAATGCTATATTTAATTGTCATACAATGACTAGGAGAAAAGTTAAAAATTTTGATTTTACAATTGAAGAAGAAAAAACTTTCTACTTAGCAAATAAGTTTATTGAAGAGAAATATTCAATACCAGGAAAACTTAAATTTATATCAATGTATGATTTTAACACTGAAAAAATAAAAAAAATAGCCAAAAAATTAAGTTTAAGTGAAGGCTATGATACTTTGATACTTGATACTTTCAAAGCTGAAGATGCCTCATCAGGAAATTCTACAGGTGAAATGAATGAAGCAGCTAGAGATTTTGATAAGTTTGGAAAACAAATGAGGATGAGGATAATTTTTCCTATACAATTAGCAACTTATACTGAAGGGAAAGTCAGTTATTTGACTGCTGCTTGTATATCAAATGCAAAACAAATTAAAGAGGTGGGGCATACAATAACATTGATGAGAAAAATAATACCAGATGAACTAAATCCCGAAAAAGATAGATATTTTTTAAAACCGTACAGATGGAAAAAAGGTAGGTTAGAAGGGAAGCTTCAAAAGTCATATTTAGAGATTATAGATAGTTCCACAAAAGAAGGAAAAGAAAGAGAGTTTGACAAAAATTGTATAGATATTAGAAAAAAACACATTTTATTATTTGTAAATAAAACTAGGTCTGGTGATGACGATAATAAAATATTATTGTATGAAATGGATGGAAGGTCAGGAAGATTTATAGAAAAAGCATATTGTGATAACGTATTTGTTGGGCAATTAACCTATTAGGAGGTGATTATATATAGATGCGAAAGAGCTTTTAAAAAGCATAACTGAAGAAGATATAATAAAAATACTTAGTGAACTTGGAAGTGATTTATCTGAAAGAAGTAATGACAAAGAATTAATATTTAAAACAATATGTCACAATAATCCAAATGATGAGTGTAGCTATAAATTATATTATCATAAAGATTCAAAGTTGTTTACTTGTTTTACTAACTGTGGAAATATGTCTTTATTTGATTTGGTTATGGCATCTAAAAATATAGATTTTAAAAGTTCCATTAAATTCATCACAGATATAGTGAAATGCACATATTGTTATGAACCAAAAATAGGTTTTGGTACACTTAATCTAACTAAAAGCAAATCCATATTAGATATAGAAGTTGAAATATTAAATCGTATAGATAAGCCTTTTTTACACAGGACGTACCCACAAAAACGCATTAAGCAATGGGAAGAGGAAGGAATATCATTTGAAGCTATAAAAAATTTTGATGTAAGGTATGATATAGAGAACAATAGGGTTGTAATTCCACATATGAATATTAATAATGAAGTTGTAGGCATAAGAGTAAGAGCATTTAATAAATATCTAACGAAAAGATATGGAAAATATTATCCATTATGGTTAGATGATAAAGGATATAACCATCCATTAGGAAAGAATTTGTATGGATTAAATAAAAACAAAGAAAATATAAGACATAAGAAAAAAGTTTTTATATTTGAAGGTGAAAAATCAGTATTAAAGTTTGAGACCATATATCCTAAAAATAATATAGCAGTTGCGACCTGTGGAAGTTCATTTTCTAATTATCAGAAAAAAATGATTTTGGATTTAGGAGTAACAGAAATCATAATAGCATATGATAGACAATTTCAAGAACTAGAAGATGATGATTGTACTAAATGGTGGAATAAAATAAAAAAAATGACTAAAAATCTATCTGGGTTAGTAGATGTATATGTGTTATGGGATGTAGAGAATTTATTGTCTTACAAAGACTCTCCAATAGATAAAGGGAAAGATGTTTTTGAAAAATTGTTAAAAAATAAAATTAAAGTAGGTGATTGATTGGAATGGGAACTAAAAAATCATATAGAAGATACAGTATTAAATACTGTTTTAAAAAATAGAGGTCTTGATAATCAAAAAATAAATTGGCTTTTAAATGCAGATATTTTAAATTGGGAAGATTATAATAATTACACCAATATTGATAGAGCCTACAATTGTTTATTAAAAAATATTAGAAATAATAATAAAATAGGTATATTAGTGGATACAGATGTTGATGGTTATTGTAGTTCTTCAATAATATATATGTTTATTAAATTTGACTTACAATATGACAATGTGTATTATATACAACATACTGAAAAGGCAAAAGTTCATGGACTAACAAAAGAGATTATGGATAAAGTAATTGAAGACAACACAAAACTATTGATTACTCCAGATAGCTCATCAGAAAATTTTAAAGAACAAATAGAATTGAATAGGAATGGAATAGATTTCATTGCATTAGACCATCATATGTATGATTTAACTAAAGTGCCAGATACAAGCATAATAATTAATAATAAAGATGGAGAAGTAGAAAATATAGATGGTAGTGGAGCGATGGTTACATATAAATTCATAAGATACATAGTAGATAAAGTAAATTTAGATATAGGATATAAATATATTGATTTGGCTAATGTTGCAAATATAAGTGATTCTATGGATATGAGGTCACTAGAAAACAGATATATATTCAATATAGGTAAGCAAGTAAACCATATAACTAATCCCTTAATATTATCATTTGTTCATGATTTAAAAATAAAAAATTATTTAAAGATAGACAATGTTGTTTGGGGTATTTCGCCCATAATAAATGCAATAATTAGAAATGGAACAACAGAAGATAAAGAATTGTTGTTTAGAGCTTTTATAGGTGAAGAAAAAACAATTACATATAAATCAAAAGGAGAAATTAAAAAACAGAAATTACAAGATGCTATTATAAGGATAGGTAAAAACTATAAAAGAAAGCAAAAAGATATAACTGATAAAGCAATAAAGGGAAATGTAAAACTATTTTCAGTGGAGAATGATAAGGTTATATTAATTGATTCAAATAGTATAGATGCAAAAGTAACAGGATTGCTAGCAAATAAATTTATGAATGTATTCAACAAGCCAATACTTATGATAAGAGAATCTGACAATAAAAATAATTATACAGGTTCAGTAAGATGCCCTAATTATATAGATAATTTTAAATCTATTTGTGTAGACAGCAAATTATTTAATTGGTGTAAAGGACATGAATCTAGTTTTGGATATGAGTTTCCCAAAAAAAATATAAATAAGTTTATAAAATATACAAATGATAAATTTAAAAATATAACAATAACAAGTAATGTAGAAGTAGATTTTGTATTTGACAGCAATATAAACATAAATGATTTAATATGTATAGGAGAATTAGAAGATATTTGGTGTGGGACAATTGAAAGACCTAAATTTATAATTAAAGATTTAAGAATAAATACAATGGATATAAAAAAATATGGGAATGCTAGTTATAGTTTTATGAAAGATAAAATTTTATTTAAAAAAGATTTTTGTAGTAAAAAATTTTTTAACAAAATGATTAACGAAGATAATAATAACCTTAAATCTAAGGATTTAATAATGAATATATTATTTTCTATTAAAAACAATGAAAATGGATATTCTTATATAGATATAATAGATGTTGAAAGTAGTGTTGTAAATGAATAAAATACAAAAAGAAATATTAACAAATAATTATGTTGTATACCACTTACATGATGATACTTCTAATTGTAATGGTTTTGCTGACTCATGTAGCAAATATGATGAATATATATCATTAGCAAAAGAAAATAACATGAAAGCAATAGCATTTAGTAATCATGGTGGTATTTATGACTGGGTAAAAAAGAAACAGGCGTGTGATAACGCAGAAATAAAGTATATTCATGGTGTAGAACTATATACATGCATAAATTTAGAAGATAATAATAGAGGTTGGCATATTGGCTTATATGCAAAAAATTTAAAAGGTGTTAGAGAGTTAAATTCTCTAACGTCAAAAGCTACATCTAAAGGAATTTTAAAAGATAATAGTGACCGTCATTTTTATTTCAATCCAAGAATATCCTTTGATGAATTAATGAATACAAGCGATAATATAATAATAACTTCTGCTTGTCTAGCGTCGCCATTATGGAAGCTAGGTGATACAAATATAATAGATATTGAGGGTATTGAGAAATATAATTATAATATTAAAAAAAGACAAGAGTTACTAGAATGGATGTCTAAAAATAATCATAGATGTTTTTTAGAAATACAATATCACAACTGCGATAGTCAAAAAGAGTATAATAAGATGCTCTATGAGTGGAGTATCTTATATGGAATACCATTGATAGCAGGGACAGATACTCATTCATCATCTGAATATAAAGCAGAATGTAGAAAAGTGCTTCAAAAATCTAAAAATAGCTTCTATGGAGAAGAAGATGAATTTGACTTAACATGGAAAAATTATGATGATTTAGTTGATGAGTTTAAAAAACAAAATATTCTACCTATTGATATTATATTGGAAGCAATTAATAATACAAATAAATTAGCTGCTATGGTTGAAGATTTTACACTAGATAAAACTTTTAAATATCCTGATTTATATGGGGAAAATTCCAATCAAACATGGAAAGATTACATAGATGAAAAACTTTTAAAATTAATAAATGTAAATGCTATTGAAAAAGAAAAAATAGATATATATAAACTAAGAGTACAAGAAGAATATGAAATAATGTGTAATCAAGGCATGGCTAGTTTCATGCTGTTTGTAGCTGAATTAGTAAATTGGTGCAAAGATAATGATATTCATGTTAGCCCATGTAGAGGTTCTGTTGGTGGTTCTTTAATAGCATACATAACAGGAATAACAGATGTGGATGCTATTAGATGGAAAACTGCATTTTCAAGGTTCTGCAATGCTGATAGAATATCACTTGGAGATATAGATTTAGATTTTAGTCCATCAGATAGACAAAAGGTTTATGAATATATAGTTAATAGATTTGGAAAAGATAAAGTATCATATATACTAACATTTCAAACTATAAAGGATAGAGGCAGTATAGATGTACTTGCTAAAGGATTAAATTATGATAATTTGAATTTGGTTAAAAATATAAAAGACACATTTGATAATATCTTTAAAGAATATTCCAAAATAATTATAGAAGAAATAAACATAGAAGAGCTGGAAGGCAAAGAAAGTAAATCGCCAGACTTTATAGACCATGAATTATATTTGCATACAATAAGAAACAATAAGAAAAAACAAAGATTAATTAAATTAAAAGAAATGTGGGATGAGTTAAGAGAACATAATAAGGATTTGTTTTATTATTTTGATGGGATTAGAGGAGTAATAACTTCTAAAGGTACACATCCAGCAGGGATGATTGGTAGCCCAATAACTTTGTATGATAATTTGGGTGTATTTTATAAAGATGGAAATGAAAACAGTCCAGTATCATTTTGCACGATGAAAGCAGTAGATTCATTGAATTATGTGAAATTTGATATATTAGGATTAAAAACTATAGGTATAATTCAAGATACGTATAGACTTATAAATAAAGAGTGGAAGTATGCTCACGAAATAAATTGGAATGATAAAAATGTTTGGGAAGATATAAATAGAATCAATGTTGGAATCTTTCAATTTGAAGGTGATTACGCTTTTGATTTATTAAGTACATATAAAGCAAAATGTGTAAATGATATGTCTTTAGTAAATGCAAGTTTAAGACCTAGTGGAAAATCATATAGAGAAAGATTAATAAATAGAGAATTTAATAAAAATCCATCAGAAGAAATAGATGAATTATTAAAAGATAATAATGGGTTTTTAGTATTTCAAGAAGATACAATAAAGTTCTTAACAGACATATGTGATTTTGATGGCTCTTTAGCTGATACAACTAGAAGAGCAATAGGAAAAAAAGATGATGTTGAATTAGAAAAACAATTGCCAAAGATTTTAAATGGCTATTGTAAACACTCAAATAAACCCAAAGAAATAGCTGAAAAAGAAGCGAAAGAATTTATACAAATAATATCAGATTCTTCAGAATATCAATTTGGATATAACCATTCAACTGGATACTCTATGAATGGTTATATATGTGGAATGTTAAGATACTACTATCCTTTAGAATTTACAACATCATATTTAAATTGGGCAGATAATGAAGAAGATTTGAATAATGGAATAAAATTGGCAAAAGAATATGGGATAGAAGTTAAAAATTGTAAATTTAGATATTCAAGAGCAGAGTATTTCATGGACAAAAAAACAAATACTATATATAAAGGTATATCAAGTATTAAATATTTAAATACTGAAGTTGCTGAATATTTATATTCATTAAGAAATAATGAATATAATACTTTTACTAAATTGTTAATTGATTTAAATAAAAATATCAATAGTAGACAATTAGAAATATTAATTAAGTTAAACTTTTTTGAAGAGTTTGGTAAGACATCTAAATTATTAAATATTGTTCAAGTATTTAGTGCTTTTTATGAAAAAAAACAATTAAAGAAAACTAATATCTATGCGAAATATATAGAAAAATTCGCAAATAGAAAAACTGAAAAAATGTTCATGGATGTAAATATTTTAGCATTGTGTGAATACATGGAAGATGTTTTTGAGAATAAAGATATTCCAATTGAAGAATTAATTAAAGCTCATTATGAAAATGTAGGAAGTTGTAATATTATTAAATCTGATGAAAATCCAAGGCATTGTATAGCTGTAGATATTAATACTAAGTACTCCCCTAAAATTACATTTTATAATATACGCTCTGGAAGAATAAAAGAATGTAAGATAAAGAAAAAAACATTTAAAAACAATCCAATTAAATTGTTTGACAAAGTATATTTAAATAAAACTAGAACTGAATCAAAAAAGAGATTTATAAATGATGATTATGTAGATGTAGAGGGAATTGATATATGGGTAAGTTCTTACTGGATAATTGAATAAATATGCTATAAATAAAATTCTAGTGGTGATTTTAAAGAATAAATAAAATCTAAAAAAATATAAAACATATAAACATAGAGGAATTAAATTTTTATAAATAAAAGGGGATTCAAATGGGATTAAGAATAGAATTAAATAATTTAAAAGATTGGACTAAAGAATATGCTAAATCATTTAAAGCATGTTTTACTATAACATATTCAAAAAAATATTTAGAAAAATTTGCGAATGATAGATTCCAAAATATCGTAGATGAACAAGAGTTAGATTTGACTGATAAAGAATTTAAAAATTATAAAAAAAATATTTGTAAAAACCTTTATTGATACTATGATTGAATTAATAGAAGAGGAAGCAAGAAATTTAAAAAATAAGAAAAAGACAGAGGAAGAATCTAAGAAGAAAAAAAGTAATTAAAATCACTATTTTAATAAGATTTAAAACTTAGGATTATGTATAAAATAAGGATGTTAGAGTAAATTATAAACTAAATAAAAAACAGATAAATTGTTTAAAGTCTATTTTTATTCAGTTGAAAATGGTATATAATAATAATATAATAAAATACAAAATAAGGAGAGATTTAATTGGCGATAACATTTGATAATATATATAATCCTAATGAACATAAACTTACTGAGAACTACACATTTCAAGGAGTAGACCACTTATATAAAAAAATGTGGACTATAAATATTTCTGCATATGAAATAGCAAAATTATGGGATGAACAAAAAATAATATACTATCCTGCAACACAGCGTGGTCTATTAGCAAAAAAACAAGCAGATGGAACATTTAAATATAAAGCAGTTTTTAATAAAACAAGAGTCAAAAGTATTCAAAAAAAGATATTACAAGAAAAATATTTTCCAGACCAACTAACAATAAATATACTTGATGAAAATGGGAAAGAAGGAAAAGTAATATATGATGAATATACTTCGCAACTAACAATAATACTAGGTTTAATGTGTATGCAAGATGGTCAACATAGAACAAAAGCAATACATAATATATATCAGGATGCCAAAATAATAGGAGGAGAAGATGAAAAGAGAATAATAAAAATATTAAAAACTCTTAAATTTCCTGTTCTAATAACTTGTCATAACATGGAAGTTGCAATGGAACATTTCTGGCAATTAAACTTGCACGAAACTCTTTCTAAGTCGAGAATTGAATCTTTTAATAAACAGGATGCAGTAAATCGTATTATGATAAAATTAAATGAAAAAGGGGCATTAAAGAATAAAATAGATATGGTTAAAACATCTATTGCAAAAAATGATATGATGAATATTGTTACTTTAAATACACTTGTAACAGCATTTAAAAATACTTTTAGTGATATCGAAGACAAAAATATGGAAGAAGAATGTTTTAAATTTTTAAAAGAGTTTTTTGAAGAATTAGTTAAAATTTATCCTGAGATGATGTCTTATGAAGGAAGAAAAATGTCTAAAGAAATCTCATTAACTTGTGAGAATTTCATGTTTTATGCATATCTAGGTCTTGCGCATAATTTATATTTATGGAGACACTCAAATTGGAAAAAGAAGATGCAATGTATTAAGTATATAGATATGGATAAAGGCAGTTCTATTTGGAGCAGAGTTATGAGAGAAACAAGTTCTGGATTAAGTATTATTAATAATACAAGTACAAGAAGAACCTTGAAAGATATATATTTAGAGCAATTTGCAATTCAGCAGCAAAAACAATAGAGATAATACTAGATTTTAAAATGAAAATTTTTAAAATCTAGTATTGCATTTTATCTAGTTGAGTGTTATACTTATATTAAACTTAATTAAATTTATAAAATTTTTATAAACTAAATAAAATACAAAGGAGTGGTATTTAATGTTAAACGTAATTAAAAGAGATGGGAGAATAGTTCCCTTTGATGAAAACAAAATAATAGACGCAATAGAAAAAAGCTTTTTATCATTAAGGAATAAAGGAAAAAGTGAAGCATTTGATAGAGAATTAGCAACGCTAATAGCTAAAAAAATAAAAAATAAACCATGTGAAAAAATGCATATAGAAGATATACAAGATATAATCGAATTTAGCTTAATGGCTAGTAAAAAGAAAGATGTCGCTAAAGAATATATAACATACAGAGAGAAAAGAAATATAGCAAGAGGAAGAAAAACTTATAATGATTATATGTCTATTGTAAATACTGAAAGTAATGATATAACTAAAGAAAATGCAAATATGAATGCAGATACTCCAGCAGGTATGATGATGAAGTTTGCAAGTGAAGCTACTAAAACTTTTACTGACCATGTACTTTTATCTGAAGAAGCAAAAGAAGCAATGATGGATAATTATATACATATACATGATAAAGACTATTATCCTACGAAATCATTAACTTGTATCCAACATCCTTTAGATAAAATTTTTAATAATGGTTTTAGAGCGGGACATGGCTCTAGTAGACCTACTAAAAGAATAGAGACTTCAAGTATATTAGGATGTATTAGTTTAGAGACTGTACAAAATGAAATGCATGGAGGACAGGCGATACCAGCTTTTGATTTTTATAATGCTCCGAGTGTAAGAAAAACATTTATAGAAGAAATAAAAAATATAGAAATAAAGGATGATATTGATTTATCTCATTTATACAATATAGAAATAGAGGATTATATAATTAAGGACTTAAAAGAATTAGACAGCGAAAAAAGAAATGTTCAACATGCTATAAACAGAACTGTATGGAGAGTTCATCAATCAATGGAGTCATTTATACATAATATGAACACAATTCATTCAAGGGGTGGAAATCAGGTCGTGTTTAGTTCTATAAATTATGGTACAGATACTTCAGCAGAAGGTAGATGTATAATAAGAGAAATACTAAAATCTACTTATGAAGGAGTCGGAAATGGAGAAACACCAATTTTCCCAATTCAAATCTGGAAAGTGAAAGAAGGTGTGAACTATAATCCTACTGATAGAAATTATGACTTATATGAATTAGCATGTAAAGTATCAGCTAAAAGATTTTTCCCTAATTTTTTAAATTTAGATGCAACCTTCAATAAGCATGTAAAATGGAAAATGTGTGACCCAAACAGATATATTTATGAAGTAGCAACAATGGGGTGTCGTACAAGGGTATTTGAAGATTTGCATGGAGAAAAAACAAGTATAGGAAGAGGAAATCTATCTTTTACGACTCTTAATTTAGTAAAAATGGCATTAGAGGCTAAAGAAAAATATCCAAATAATGAAGCTAATAGAGTTGCAGAGTTTATTTTTCTTCTTGATAAATATTCAGATGTAGTAGCAAGACAATTATATGATAGATACTTATTTCAATGTACTGCTAAAGCAAAACAGTTTCCACTATTAATGAGTGGGTTATGGAAAAACTCAGAAAATTTAAATCCAAATGATGATGTAAGCGAAGTTTTAAAGCATGGAACACTTGGGGTAGGATTTATAGGTCTAGCAGAATGTTTAATAGCTCTTATAGGTGAACATCATGGTGAAAGCGAAAAGGCACAAAAATTAGGTTTAGAAATCATATCATTTTTAAAGTCTAAAGTAGAAAAATATAAAAAGAAATATAACCTCAATTATTCTGTATTAGGCACACCCGCAGAAGGTCTTTCTGGAAAATTTACTCAAAAAGATAAAAAAATATTTGGAGAAATAAAAAATATTACAGACAAAGATTATTATACTAATAGTTCTCATGTTCCAGTTTGGTATAACTGCAATGTTGAACATAAAGCGAAAATAGAAGCATCTTACCATGAATTAGAAGGTGGTGGCCACATATTTTATGTTGAATTAGATGGGGATGCAACACATAATCCTAAAGCTATAATGAAGGTTGTGGATTTAATAAAAAAATACAATATGGGTTATGGTTCTGTAAACCATACAAGAAGCAGATGTCTTAATTGTGGTTTTGAAAATGCAGATTCAGAGTTAAAAGAATGCCCAAAATGTGGAAGTCATAACATAAATATTATACAAAGAATTACAGGATATCTAGTTGGAACTACGGATAGCTGGAATAATGCAAAATTAGCTGAGTTAAAGGATAGAGTCACACATGGATAAAGACTATATTTATATTTTAGATATAAAACATGACACAATTGTTGATGGAGAAGGGTTTAGAACATCTATTTATTGTTCTGGATGTAATCATATGTGTAGAGGCTGCCACAATCCTCAATCTTGGGATATAAAAAATGGAACTTTAACTAAAGTATTAGATATTTATAAGGAAATCATTTCAAATAAATTTTCAGATGTAACATTTTCAGGAGGAGACCCACTTCTACAACTGCAAGGATTTGTTCATTTAGCTAAATTAATTAAAAAGAATACAAACAAAACAATATGGTGTTATACAGGTTTTAAGTTTGAAGAACTCATAACAGACAATGAAAAGCTAGAATTGTTAAAATTAATAGATGTTCTTGTAGATGGAAAATTTGAAGAAGATAAAAAATCTTTAGAGTTAATTTTTAAAGGTTCATCAAATCAAAGGATAATTGATGTTCAACAATCATTAAATAAAAAACAAGTAATACTATATATGAATTAAGAAGGGAAATTTCCCTTCTTAGGAGGTGATTTTTGACTAAAGAAGAATTTATGAAATAAAATATGTGTTTTAATATGAATTGGAGGTAGATTACATGATAAAATTTTTAATAAAAAACGTACACATGGGAGATAAATTATATTGTATAAATAACATAGGAAATTATAAAAAAGGTGAAATTTATACAGTGAGTGATACTAGTTTTTTTGGACTCTTTCATAAAACTAAAGGAGAAAATTGCTTACCAATTGAATGTTATTTTATACACTTACCAAAAAAAGAAGAGTTAGAAAGTAATCCTAAATCAATGACTAAAGAAGAAATTGAAGATGAACTAGGATATAAAATTAAAATAGTTTCTAAATAATAAAGTGAGGTGATATTATATTGAGTATCTTCAATAAAAAATATGGTAGAAATGTAAAAATAACAGAAGAAGAACCTCCTTCTCCTCCTCCCAAACAACCAATATATAATAGAGATAATATACAATATGATAAAGAAATGGAAAGAAAACTATTAGATATTGATAGGTTAAAAATAGAATTGGAAAAAGAAAAAAAGATAGAAGAAGAAAGAAAAAAAGTAGAAAGAGTAAAGGAAAATGAGGGAAAGGAATGGGCTTGGGTTGAAGGATATAAATGTACAGATAAAAATATGAAATGTAAGGAATTTCAATATGAATTAAACAAAGCCTATAGTATGGATGGTGATGATATTAATATATGGAATTGGGGATTCCATTTATGTTTAGACTTGGGTGACGTATTTCAATATTATGCTCCAAATTTAAGCAATAGATTTTTTAAAGTAAAAGCTCTAGTGAAAAAAGCCGATAAATATAAATATGGTAAAGAATATGGTGAAGTGACTCTCCTTTCAGGTAGTGTTTTACGTGGTCATAAAATAAATAAAATAGCTGCTAAAGAGATAATATTTTTAGAAGAATTAACTTTTGATAAATTAAAACTACATATACAAAATAGTTTTCCTGAAGTAAACACTAAGTCTAAATGGTATGCCATATGTAAATTAGGAGAACAAGAATATTATCATAGAATGTTTATGAATCAAATGAAAAAGATTAGATTTTCAGATACATTTTCTCAATTATTATTTGATGAATGTCGTAATTATTGTGAAATATTAGAAATCTTAAATAAAGCAATAGCATATTCAAAAGAAAATTTATCTAAAGATATGATAATATATTTGCTTATGAAAGATATAAGAAAGTAACATATAAAAAGAAGGGAGATAATGTGGACAAAATAAATAAGATAGATTTGATTAAGTTAAAAGAAATGAATATATATGATAATTATCAATTAAAAAAAATAGCAAGTAAAATGATATTACATCTAAGATATGAAATAATGGACTTTTGTGGTTGTGGTTCTCCTGAAGATATATCTTTTATGATAAAAGGAGTATTGACTGCCATACAAAATAAAGAAAAAAATTGTAATTTAGAATACACAGAAAGATGTTACATATTTGAAATAGAATTTAATAATGTTTGTGGAATAATTGGTAGTAAAAATGATTTGATACAAGAATTTATATTAAATGCTTTAAATTCATATGGGTTATTAGAACATGGTAGTAGCATTTGGGGGTCATGGCTATCTGATTATGGTAAACAAATATTATGTGCTTTTGAAATAGTTGGTGACTGTATTTTAGATGTTAGCTATTTAGATTAAAAAGTTAGTTTTAATAGGAGGTGGTAATTATTAAATATGTAATGAGTGACTTACATGGTATGTATGATAAATTTATTTCAATGTTAGAGCAAATCAATTTCAATTCAAATGACCATTTGTATATTTTAGGAGATGTATTAGATAGAGGGGATAAGTCTTTAGAGATTATAGATTATATAAGAAAGTATAAGAATATAACTCTTCTAAAAGGTAATCATGAGTTAATGTTTCAAGAAAGTTATACAGATGTAAATAGTAGTTTTCTTTGGTTTTATAATGGAGGTAAAGATACATTTTATGATTTAGGAATGAAGTCTTATGAATATAAAGAAAATTTTTATAAATATATTAAGAACCTTCCATATTTAGAGATAATAGATAATTTTATACTAGTCCATGCTGGACTATACCTTCCAAATAACTATGAGAATCTCAGTATAGAGCAAATAATTGAGTTACAAGAAGAAGATATTTGTGTGTGGGATAGAACAATATTAAATACTAATAAACATATAAAAGGATACACAATTATTATTGGTCATACACCAACTCAAAACATTAAAGATTATGAAAAGGCTGAAATATATAAACAGGAAGGAATTATAAATATAGATTGTGGAGCATGTTTTGATAATGGTAAATTGGCTTGTTTAAGATTGGATGATATGAAAGAATTTTATATTTAAGAGGTGTTATATGGACATATTAAAAATCAGTTACAACAATCTAAATGCTATATCAAAAATATCAGAAGTATTAAGGGATATTGTAAATGAGGACACTTTAATAGTATGTATAGGTAGTGATAGAGTTTTAGCTGACTCATTAGCCCCTATGATTGGCAGTATACTAGAAAAATCTACTATTAGAAATAAAATATTTGGAGTATTAGGAGATTCAATACATGCTTTAAATTTAGAACAAAAAATACAAGCAATAAAAAATAATTATCCAAATTCAAATATAATAGCCATTGATGCTTGTATAAGTAAAATTTCAGATAAAGGAACAATTATAATTAGCAATAAACCTGTTAAACCAGGTTTGGGGGTAGATAAGAAGTTACTAGAAGTTGGTGATTATTCAATAGTTGGGATTATAGGTAGAAATAAATATGATATATATGATACTTCAGACCCTGAACTTATACTTGATTTAGCTGATGTTATATCGAAATCTTTAATATCTATATTATTAGAAAAAGAAGAAAGGATGATTGTATGATACAGGAAGTCAGACAAGAAATACTATTAAAAAATGGTTTGATTTTATATACAGGTGATTTGGTAGAAATAAAATACAAATCAGATGAAGATGTAATAGAACATACTTGTAAAGGTAAAATTAAAGAAGCAAAAGAATTATTTATTAAATTAGATACAAGTAAGAAATATAAAACTTCTGAAAGAATGATTTATTCTTGGGAATTAAAAGAAATAAAAAAGGTGGATGATGAAGATGAAAAAGATAATTAATAGTAAATATAGAGCATTATATTTATTTATATTTTTTCTAATTTTCAATTTAATATATAGTTTATATTTTGGAAGGAATACGGAGATTGGATTTTATTCTAGTACATCTTGCATAGAAGAATATATACTGGATATTATAACCTCTATAGGACTATTTTTCTCAATGATGTTAGCTGGGTTTGATGTTACAGAAAACTTTATAAACAGTTTAAGGGATTATTGTGAAGAAGATGCAAAGTGAGGTGAATAAATTGGAATTAAAGGATTATATAAGTAAAGTAGAATTAAATGACATGCCATTGACCTTAGACAATAAATACATGTTAAATGAAATAAGCATATCTGAAGATAGCAAAATCTTTGCTGTAAAAGACACATCAGGAATAACATCTTATTATACTGAAATAGAATTTAATAAACTATTTAGAGGAATTAATAGCATCCTAGAGAATATTATCTAATATATATTTTTAAGGAACTGAGGGTTGAGAGCTATTAATTAATAGCTCTCTATTTTTTTGAAAGGGGAGAATTAATGGAAAAGGAACTATACAGCTTTAGTAAATTAAATGCATTTAACACATGTCCATTTCAGTACTATCTTACATATGTAAAAAATTTAAATCGAGAACAAAGTTGTTACGGTTATTATGGCAATGAATTACATAGTTTACTAGAACAATTACAACAAAGAAAAATAACAAATCAAGAAGCTATTCAAAAATACAATGAAGTTATAGAATATGCAAATCTAATGGATTACAATTTTCCTACACCAAATTCAAGAATTAATTATTTAGAATGTATATTACATTATATAGAAAATTTTGTACCAATTGAATGTGATAGATACTATATAGAAGAATATTTTGAGTTTGATATTAATGGAATTACAATGAGGGGATATATAGACTTATATTATATAATAGGTAATAAAATTTATGTTATAGATTATAAATCGAGTAGTAAATTTTCTAAAAAAGACCTACCTAAAAAATCAATGCAGCTTATCTTATATGCAATGTATCTTAAAGAAAAATATCCAGATAAAATAATTGAATATGTAGCTTTTGATATGTGTAAATATATGAATAATGAAAAAGGAGTATTAATTGAAAGAAATAAGATTGATAGTATAAATGATTATGAAAGAGCTATAGTAAAAATTAAATATACTAAAGAACTAGAGAAACAATTAATTGATTTTGTTGTTGATACAGTTACTCAAATAAAACAGCTAGATTCCAACGATGAGAGCGTTTGGTGCAAAAGTGATGACAAAAGTAATCAGTTTTTTTGTAAAACTTTATGCTCTCATTATAACAAGGGTTGCAAACATAAGGAAAACAAGAGTTTTAGAAAATCAAAATCATAATAAAATGTAGATTTTAATAAGATTGGAGAGTGTTTAAATGAATATACCAAAGCAAGTAAAAGTAGGAGGTTTATTCTATAAAATAGAAGAGACAGAAGAACCTATTTTAGTAAATAATCAATTATGTTATGGATTAGCTGATTATGGAACTGAAACAATAAAATTATCTAATAATCTACAATCAGAAAGAGTAAAAGAAGCTACTTTCTTACATGAGTTATTCCATTGTATATTTAGAGATAGATGTATAGAGAGTGAAGATGAGGAATATTTAGTAGATGTATTAAGCAAGGGACTTCATCAAGTGATTATTGATAATCCTAATATATTTGAACTTAAGGTGAGTATAGATGGATAAATTAAAAAATATATTTGTATTTTTAGGTTATTCTGGCTCAGGTAAAGATAGTATAGTAACAGAAATTTCAAAGCAATTCAATATTCCAATTCTAATATCACATACAACAAGACCTCCCCGTAATTACTTAGAAATCATTAATAAAACCTATTATTTTGTAGATAATAAATTCTTTAAGAAAGAAAAAAATAACTTTATAGAAATGAGAAAGTATATAGTTCATGATGGCAGCACTTGGCTATATGGTATACATAAATCTGAATTAGAGAATAAAAAATATGCTTTGACTATAGTAGATGCAAGTGGATATAAAGCACTAGAAAAATATTTTACAGGAACAAAAACTAAGTTAGTACCATTTTTTATAAACGCAGATGAAGATACTATAAGAAAAAGATTAATAGATAGAGGTGATAATCTTAAAGAAATCGAAAGAAGATTAGTTGATGATAAGATTAAATTTAAAGAGTTTTTAAATAGTGAAAACTACATTGTAATAGCAAATAACTTAAGTATAACTAATGCAGTAGAGCAAGTTAAAATACATATGAAAGAGGGGATTCAATGGTCTTAGCCTTAGATGTATCCATGTCCTCAACTGGATGGGCAGTTATAAATAGAAATAAGAATATATTAAAATATGGAAAAATAGTAACTAAAAAAGATAAATTCAAGTCTGAAGATGAGCGAATGTGTTATATCTGTAATGCAATTCAAGAGTTAATTATAACTCATAATATTCAAATAGTCTTAATTGAAGACCAATTCACTTCAAGAAACTCTAAAACAATTCTTAGTTTAAGAAAACTCTTAGGAGCAATAATGAGGACTGTAAAATTAAATAATATAGAGATTGAATATATGTATCCAGTTTCTATTAGAAAATATCTCCTGAATAATGGTAAAGCTAAAAAGGAAGAAGTAGCTGCATATGTAAGAGAAAACATTATTGATATTGGAGAATATATTGATAGGACTTGTAAGGCTAAAACAAGTGATATATATGATGCTATAGCACTTGGAATAGCTTATTTAAACAAACTTGATACTAATAGATAATTTTAAAAAGGGAGATTAAATTAATGAGTATAAATGTTAAAATAAAGAAATTAAATCAAAATGCAATAGTGCCATCTTATGCAAAAGAAGGTGATAGTGGAATAGATTTATATACACTAAAAGATACGGTGATTCCAGCTAAATCAGCAGTAGCAATATCTACAGGTATATCATTAGAAATTCCATATGGATATGAAATGCAAGTCAGACCTAGAAGTGGTATAAGCTTAAAAGGAATGTTTTTTACAAGATATGTGACTATATATGATAAAGTGCAACCTAAAAAACAAATTAGAAAAATTTTTGTAGCACATCCAACTGTAAGATTAGGTACAGTGGATTCAGGATATAGAGGTGAAATTAAAATAATTACATATAATGAAGAGGATTTTGATATTTTAATTCCTAAACATACTAAACTTGCACAAGGAGTATTTCAACAAGTTCCAAGAGCTATATTAAAAGTGGTAGATGAATTGACTAGCTCTGAAAGAGGAAGTAATGGATTTGGAAGTACAGGTATATAGATGAATAAGTATATAATCCTAGAAAAATATAATTATTACTATGATGACAAATGTATGACATTATATCATTTAGAAAATATCTATACAGGATTAAGATTTTCTATTGAAAAAATTGAATTAGAGTACTATAATATATCCTAGACTAACTTTGGGAGGAGTATTAAATGTACAGATATGATGATTATGTAAATTTAATAAATGACTTAGAATTACCAAAAGAAATTAGGAATAAATGTGTTAGAGTTATAATGACACTAGAGAACATGCAGGATATTATGGTAGTACATAAGTTTAAGACTTATGTTGTTAATGAAAAATATATTGAAAAAGTAGCATAAAATAATTAAGTCATCTATTAATTTAGGTGACTTTTTTGCATTTATGTCGAATATTTCATCTACTTCATATTGTATTAGATGCTATAATTAAAATATATGTCGAAAGGTAGATGGTGAGGATGTTTAAGGAGATATTTGAAAAGGTATTTATGTCAGAAGAAGTTAGTAAAACTGTAAAAGAAGTTAATAATATTATTAAGGATACTAAGATACAAGTAAAAGGTGGATTTGGAGAACTTAGATTAGATTTTATACTTAGCAGATTAGGCAAAGATTACATAATAATTAAAGACATTATTGTACCAGGCTCAAATAAGACTACACAAATTGATAGTATTGTGATTTCTATGTATGGAATATTTGTTATAGAATGTAAAAATTTTAGTGGATATATTTACGGAAATGATAAAGATAAAGTATGGACTCAAATTGTAGGAAAAACTAAAAATACATTCTATAATCCGGTAAGACAAAATTATGCTCATATTAAAGCAATAGAAAATATAATAGGAAATAAATATAATATATATTCAATAATTGTTTTTTCAGACAAAGCTACACTAAAAAATGTAATGATAAGTGGAAATAATATTATAGTTATAAATGAAAGTGAGATATTAAGTACAATAAGTAAATGTAAAGATGTGACTATTGATAAAGAAGAAATAAAAATTATCAGAGATAAAATTTTTGATTGTATGAAAACCACTAATCAAAATACTAGAGAGCATGTTAGAAATTTAAAAAATATTACTGAAGAGGATAAGTGCCCTAGATGTCAAATTGGACATTTGATTAAAAGAAAAGGTCAGTATGGTGAATTTTGGGGATGTAGTCAGTATCCAAAATGTAAATACACTAGAAAATAAAAAACAACCTCTTAAATTCGATTTTAAGGCTTTGTAAAAATTAATGCTTATAATTAATCCTGTTCGGAAAATCGATTGCTTAAAATGGAAAATATATAAAAATAATAGCGTGATAGTGTAAGGCATAGAATTGTGTATTCTATGTCTTATTTCTTTATAATTAAGTAATTTCAATAATTATATAAATAAAAGAATTAAAAAAGTCAGTTGAAAGTCAGCTAAAATGACTATTTTTTGCCTCCTCTGTATGGTATAATAAGTATATGAATTTTCATAGGAGGGATAACCATGAACGCTTTTATAAGAAAAAGAAATAAAAATTATGTAGTGTACTTAGAATTTAGAGATGATGAATCAGGAAAAAGAAAACAAAAAAATATGGGAGCATTTGATAAAAAAAGAGATGCTAATAAAAGATTGGCTGAAGTTAAGGACAGTATATATAAAGATAGTTTTCTTGTCCCAAATGAAATCACTCTAGCTGGATTTCTATTAGACTTTCTTGAAAAATATAAAGATAATATTTCGGCATCTACATATAAAAGCTATATTGCTATTTGTAAAAATCATATTAATCCTTCTATTGGAAAATATCGTCTTCAAGAGTTGAGAAATATTCATATACAGAATTATATAGATGATTTAGCTGGTAACTTAAACCCTCAAACTATTAAAGTACATATAAATGTATTGAGACTTGCAATAAAGAGAGCGTATAGAATTAAGTTAATAAAAGAAAATATTATAGATGGAATAGAGAGTCCAAGAATTAAAAAATTTAAAAATGAAATTTATGATAAAGAGCATATGTTAAAATTATTAGAAGTAGCTAAAGGAACTAATCTTGAGCTTCCTATTAGTTTGGCTATAGGTCTAGGATTGAGACTTTCAGAAGTTTTGGGATTAACTTGGGATAATATTGATTTTGATGAAAATACAATAACAGTAAATAAGATAACTAGTAGATTAGATGGTTCTGTTATACTTAAAGAGCCAAAGACAGAAAGCTCTGTTAGAAAAATATTTGCACCAATAGAGCTTATGAATTTACTAAAAAATTATAGGCTGGAGCAGAATAAGAAGTTATTGAGAAGTATTGTTAGAAATGAATATAACTTACTATTTTTTGATAGAAAAGGGAATCCAATTGCTGAAGATGTAATGAGTAAGAAATTTAGAAAATTCTTAGAGAATAATGACTTGCCTCATATTAGATTTCATGACTTAAGACATTCGCACGTTACTTTACTTATAAATTCTAAAGTACCTATAAAAGTTATATCTGAAAGGGTAGGACATTCAAATATTAATACTACTCTTAATGTATATTCTCATGTACTTAAAGAAATGGACAAAGAAGCTTCTGATAGAATATCTGAAAACTTATTTAAGGCTAATTAATAATTATTATCAATAAATACAAAATTAATAATAAAAGCAAAGGTATAAACATAAAGGGGAATTTTTACAAAGCCTTAGAATGGCATATAGAGCGTCAGATTTTAGAAGATATTAAAATTTTATATTTCCAATATTTATGATATAATAAACATAGCAAGGAATAAATATTTGAAAAAAGCTGTGAGTGGTGTTTCCATAGAAATTTCCTCACTTTCTTATGAAAGGAGGTGAAAACTATGGAAAATCTAATGATGAGTATTATAGCTGGTGTTATAGCTAGTTATATCTACGATAAATTAAAATGCCACTCTGAGCGACCAACTAAGAGTGGCTGGGAACTTAATATTAAGTTCCATAAAAACAAACATTAATAACTAATTAATGGAAACATCACTCAAAGTTAAGTAAAATATGTTTCCTTGCTTTTATTATACCACAAATTAAGAATATTAAAACAAAATTTTGTAAATACATACTTAATTATCAATTTAATCATTTGGAAAAAATTGGATTTGATTGTATGAAATTATTGCTGTAATATTTAAATTAAATAAACAAATGATGGGAGAGATAATTATGTATTTAAGAAAATTATCAAAGTCAGAATTAATTGTAATGAAATTTATATGGAATTTAGATACAAAAGTAAAATCATATCAAATCATTAATTATATGAAAGAAAAATATAGTTGGTCAGAAAAAACAACATTAAAAACTTTATCTAAGTTATCAAATAAAAGGTTCATATATGTTCAAGAAACAAGTCAATGTACATACTATACAATTTCAATTAAAGAAGATAAGTATCATGAATTTATATCACAAAAAATACATAAGCTCTTAGGGTGCAATTCTATAAAAAGCCTTTTAGCATCATTGTTTCAAGAAGAATTAACAGATGAAAAAATAACTTCATTGGAAGAATGGGTAAAAAACTGGGAAGAAGAGGAATAAAGATAATATATACTATTCCTTAAAAATCTATTTAAAGAATAATTGAAATTTTGATTTTAATATAATTTCTTTAATCAACTCTAACATACAAAAATAAGACTCTTTTCAATATTAACTAAAGAGCCTTATTTTATAATTGATTATATTTTAGTTAACTTTTGTGTATCAAAACTATACTCATATACTTCTAATGTTTCAGAATTTACAATTAGAGTTCCTACTGTTTTAATGCTATCTTCTTTATCAGTATAAGTATCAGAACCATCAGTGCTAGATTCATCTTGTTTAACATTTTTAACACTGATTATTTCAAACTCATAGTGTGGAAAATCTATATTTTCAGCTTTTTTATATCTTGAGTTACCATAATTATATGTATAACAATATTCATGTGCTTTTGAACCTTTTGCTTTATATATAGCATCTAAAGCTTTTGAGATGTCACTTCTTTTAGTATTACCAGTTAACATATAATCTGGAGTTAAGCATTGGTCTAAAATTTCATTTTTTATATCACCTATTATTATTGGGAAATTAGCACTAGTAACTAATGATTTGTCATTAGTTTCATTTACTAAAAATACAGGATATTCTTTGTGTATTGTAGAAGATAATAGTGCATCTATTAAATTATCAGAACTTACAATACATATTTGATTTGGATGTTTTAATTCATCTTTATAAAAATGCTTAATTATTTTTTCATTAGTGTCAAGTCTATCAACACCACCAATTCTAGTTGCTTTTGTACTGTTCACTAAAGAGTCGTTTATTGATGCTGTTCCTCCAATAGCATATGTTTTTACCCCATCTGTTTTAAATGGTATATTCTTTCCATTTGTTAATACAACTGGATTTTTATATTTAGCAGCAACTGGAGATATACTTATAGAATCAGCTTCTCCTTGATAAGCATTTGTAAAATATACTTCATCAACCTTTTTTAGATTGCTTATTTCTTTTGCAACATTATAACTTGTGTCTATTCTGTCTTTTCCTTCTATCCTAATAACCTTTATTTTTTTGTTTTTTAGTATATTTTCTACATTTTTGCTTATAGAATTAACTCCACCTATTAAATAGATTTTTTTAAATTTATCTAATCTTTTAAGAGTAGAATTTGGTATAGAATTTTGTTTAGTAAGTAATATTGGCGAGTTAGAAGCTCCAGCTAAACCACTAGCACTCAACCCATCTGCAAGACTTTTATCTGTGTTTATAATTATTGCTTGGGTGTATTTTCTTCTGTCTGCTATTAAACCTGCTGTTTCATACTTATTTGCTCCTTGTATTCTATGAGCTGGAGGTCTAAATTTTAGTTCTTTAGCTGAAACTAATAATGTGCTAGACATGACAATAGAAGATATTATAGCTAAGGTTAATGCTTTTCTTTTGAATTTCATATTGTAAAATCCTCCCATCCTTTTATACTATGAATGATAGTGTATATTATTTTAGTTGTCAACTCTCTATGTATATTTTCTTATATATATAAGAATAAATTGTATTAATTATATCGTTACGAAAACTTTTTGTATATAATAAAAGTTCACTTCTTTATTTATTCTTATAACAATCCTCTAAAGAACTAATTAAGCTTTCTATAGAATTAGAATGTACTTCTTCTAAAAATCTCTTTGTTTCAAATATTTTATATTCTTCTTTTGTAATAAGTATTGTATAATGTGTAATTCTTTTTATCCTCTCAGAATCTAAAAAACGTTTAATAGTGAGTCTTGAAAGAAGAGTTAGTGTAGTTGTCGCCTTCCAGTTATATTCTGATTCCATAGCTTCCATAACTTCTTTTGATGTTACTATATCATTCTTATTCCATATGAATTTCATAACTTTTAATTCAGCTTGTGGTATTTTTTGCATGGATATGTACATTCCTTTCTGCAATTAAAATATCAACATATATAGACGTTAAAATAATAAAATATATGTTATAAGTATATATTAACATAAAGTAAAAGAAGATGTCTCAATCTTAAGACATCTTCTTTATTAAATTTTTATTCTTCAAATTTTCGATACTCAATTATTTCTTTTATCAATCTAATTATCGCTTTTTGTTCTTTTACTGTTAAACTATCAATTAACTCATAGGCTTCAGACGAAAGAGTTTCAACATCATTTTCATTCTGTATAATATTTTCAAATAAAACTTCTAAAGGTATCTCTAATGCATTTGCAATTTTAAAAATTGAACGAAGTGATGCTTTACTTTCACCTCTTTCAATTTGACCAATATAAGCAGGAAACAAACCAGCCTTCTTTGCTAATGTATTTTGATTATACCCTGCTTTTCTTCTATAATTTCTTATTCTTTTACCAATTACATTATATATTTCATCTTCTAACATTTTTATCATTCCTTATTAGATTATATTAGTTTATTTATCTTAATGATATGTTATACATGTCAAAAATATACTTATATAACATGTAATATTATTAAATATATATTATATAAGTATGTATATATTTAATAAGAAGCTATTGTAGACAAAAAAAATAAAGCCCTTTAAAGAAAACTCATTTAAGAGTAATCCTTAAAGGGCTTATTATTTATCTATCTCTTTTTCTTACCTTTTTTACGACTTTTACATGCCATGATATCACTTCCTTTCTACTTTATATCTATTTATAAACCTATCATATCTTTAGACTTAGAAATTTTGCCTTTGTCTTCTTTTATATAAATCTTAGTTGTATCAGTGGATTCGTGATTGAGGATAGTTGATATATCTTCAAGTGGTAAATTATTCGCTTTAGCTATAGTTGCAAAACTTCTTCTTAATGAATGGGGAGCTAAGTTATCTATATCTATTAATTTACCAGCTTTCTTAGCCCAACTTCTTAATACATTAGATGTAGCCTTATGATATTCTTTATCATATTTAACTAAGAAAACATAATCATTTACTATATCTTCTTTTTTTCTAACTTCTTTAAGCTTTAGTAATAAATCTTTTACTTTCTCACTAAAATAAAAATCTACTATTTTCCCACCTTTTTCTTTAATATTTTCACATACTCTATTATCAAAGTCTATATTATCCCATCTTAAATTACTTGTGGCTGTAACTCTACCAGCAGTTGATAGAGCAAAATTTATATAAACCTCTAATTGTAAATCATCTCGTTTTGATAACTTATCTTGTAGCTCTTTAGCCTGTTCTATATTCAAGAAATGTTTTTCCACAACAGGTAAACCCTTTTTAGGTCTTTCGATTAGAGATACTGGATTCTCTGTAACAATTCTCTTCCTTCTAAGATGGTCATATAGAGATGAAATGCCTGAAAATATTACTTTTATTCTATTAACATGATTGTCCTCCATCCTAAATGAAATATATTCCATTATATCGTCTTCAGTACAATCTTCGATTAATAAATCCTCCATTTCATCATGCAGATATTTAGCCCAAGTATATAAGTCACATTTATATACATATATAGTTTTTTCACTTAAACCAGCTATTTTCTTAGCTTGAAGAAATCCTTTAATTAACTTTTCATTATTTTTATTTATGTTGCCTTCTATCTTAATTCTTTTACTTCTTTTTTCAAATGTTGCCAAATACTTCACTTCCTTATAAAAAAGACTAGAGAAATTAATCTCTAGTCTCTAATTTATCTTTAATTTTTGTTATGTCTGTTTCAACTCTTTCAAGTCTGCTGTTATTAGTATTTAATGCTTCAGCAAATTTATCTAATTTATCATCAAACTTATCTATTGTATTACCAAATAAAGTTCTCTGCTCTTTAATTTCTCTTGAAAAATAAGCTCTTTCTTTTTTTCTATCATCTTGTTCTAGTTGTCTATTCTTTTCTAAATATTTTCCAAGCCATAACATCAATACCATTAAAAGTATGGCTGTATACCCATACTGACTTAATAATTCAACCATTTCTTTAGATAACATCTACTTTTCCTTTCTGTTCTGTACTTGTATTTGATTTATCCCTATAGATGCTCCCCAACACAAAATACCTTCAAAGACAGCTTCTATTGACAGCTCTTTCATAAACAAACAACTGCTTATCATTGCTATAACTAACAAGATAAAAGGTATGTATTTATTTTTAATATTAGATTCTTTTATAAATGTTCCTAATATGTAAAGCCCACCTATTAACATTATTAAATTTTCAGGTATAAATTGCATTATATCCATGTGATTTCCTCCTATCCAAGAATCTCATTTAATTCTTTTACTTTAGTTTTTATTTGCTCTAATTTTACATCATTGTTTTCTACCTTCATTGAACTTATCTTATTACATATATTTATTATGCTTTTGCCATAATTCATATCTGGACACCATTTGCCTGATAAACTTTCTACTGTTTTAGCTTCTCCATGTAAATATGGAAAATGTCTAGGGTCTAATGTAGTTCCATTTACTTTATATTCAACTTTACCAACTAATTCACTATATTTTGGATATCCCTTAGCTCCAGCATATAATGCTAGATGGTCAATAAATGCTGATACTCCATCCTCCCAACAATTAAATCTTGTATGAGCTGTTGGGTCTAAATCTCCTCCACCTTTATTTCCTTTAAGACCACACATATTGCAATAAGAAGGATTTAAAACTCTACCAAAATTAAAATATCCAGTTTCTACAAATGCTTGAGCAATTGCAATAACTGGATTTACACCTTTTTTCTCTGCTTCTTTATATATAATTGGTACTATAGCTCCGCATAAAAAATGTGGTGGATTAGAGTTATTTTTTAATGTATCTAAATACGAAAAGACTTGTTCTAGTGTAGCTGTTGATTTATCTAATATATTCAATTCATTACCTCCTACTTGCCTATAAAATCTAACACTTTATGAAGTGTAGCCCATCTATCATCACCTTGTAACTTAGTGAATCTCTCGCTAGTTTTAATTTTACTGGATGCTCCACCAATTACATATAGGTTTTCACAATGTCCAGGAACATAATTTTCCAAATCACATACAGAGACTTCATTAGTCTTATAATTCATGGCCATTAATTGGGCTATAACTTTATCTACCTCACCCTCATAAACTATTGCATATTTCACTTTGTTATCTTGTGGTTTACCAGCTACAGACTTATTAAATATTCCTTCGTAAATGTCTATGGCCATATCTTTAGCATTATATTTTTTAGTGTCAGATGTGTCTACAAAGCAGCACTCGACTAAAATTGACTTTGCCTTCGTTCTTCTTAAAAATGCTAGAGTTTTCTTTTCTTTAACTCCACGATTTTTAAAATCTTTATCACCTTTTGCATGATAAGTTTCAGTTATTTTTTTACATATTCTTGATGCTATTTCAACAGTTTCTTTGTCATTTAAATTATAAACTAAAACTTCTACTCCTCGACCACCACCACTGTTGAAATGGATACTTACATTTAGATCAGTATTATATGAATTACATTTAGCTATAATTTTATTCAATATATCACTTTGAGAAGTTCCATTGTTACAAGTACAGTCATAAACTTTACATTCCTTTTGAGCTAAAGGTAATAACTCTTTTAGTACATTTCTTGCTTCTGTAGATTCCTTTATATTTCCTATTGCTCCAGAACCTATCTTATTATCTGGATTATGTCCTGCATGAATTGTTAATGTTTTTATATTCAAAATTACCACTCCTTTTAATTAAAAGAGAATTGAAATTAATCAATCCTCTAAAATTGACATAAAAAAAACCTTTATACTTTAGATAATAGGTTCTACTAGTGTATCTTCTTTATTTAATAAATTTGTTAACTCTGTGTATTCACTTTCCTTTATCCTGTTCATAGCGTAAAATACATCTAACTTAGTCTGCAATTCTTCTCTAGTTTCATAATTCTTTTGTTCAATCATTCTTTTTAAAATATTATACATGTTGTTTCCTCCATTTTTTATAGTTTTATAACACGTTATTTGTGTTAAGTTCTAACATAGCAATTCTATAAGCATTATCTACTAATAAACTGTCTTGTTGCTTTTGATTTTCTATTAAAATTGTAATTTTATCCGCATTTATTTCTTCTATACTTGGCTCTGATTTAGGTGGATTATTTTGTAATTCTAACCACTCATTATAAACCTGTTCTCCTGTTTTAATTAGCTCTCCGTTTTTTATCACTGGAGTAAATATTTTTTTACCATCTGCAATAAAGTAATTATCTATATTATTTAAATCATTCTCAAATCCATATTCTATTAAAATTTCTATTTTCTTTTCTATATCCATCTTATTTTTCCTTTCTAAATTAAATAGTTTACATATAAATACAACCAACTACGATAAGTTATATCATTATAATATATCTCAATTTCTCCATTTGTACGAATGATTCCGTTATAATACTTTCCATCTGTTGTTTGAAATATTACTATTATGTTTTTACGAGGTGCATATTTTGAAGGTATCTTTCCAATGATAGTACCTGCCGTTGTAACACCTCCATTAATAGTTGCATTAATTGTTACAAAGTTATTATTTGTGCAATAGTTTCCAACAGAACTAGCATATCCAAGATATGGCTGCCACCCATTAAGAAAGTTTATTGAAAATGGAAAATCAATTCTAACATTGTAATTTTTTATATTATTTCTGATAACTTCTATATGACTTCCTAAATTTTGTGTACTTTCAAAACTAATGTCTGGTATCACAATACCTGTGTTGCAAATAAATTTAGTTTGATTATTATATTGTTCTAAATTTAGTGATGTTAATTCAATTTCTTGTGGTTTTGAAAGTTGATAGATAATAGTTATTGGATTATTTTTTATCCATTCACTAAACCCATTTCCATCTTGTGTAGTAAGTTTACTTTTTAATATTTTAAATGCTATATCACCACTACCAGTAGTTGAGCATCCCTCTATGTCATTATTGTTAAAATCATTTCTACTTTTTCCATTTAAATTATTGCATAAAACATATGCTATGTCTAAACTATCTACAACAGCTTGAGGAGTTAATGTTCCCATAAATTGCAGAGTATTATCATATACATGTGATAAATTAAGATTTCCAATATCAGTATAAGTATGTTCCTCACATCTTTTTATTAAGTAATATTTATCATTTTTATAAACTATTTCATCTTTTATTCCATTTGGTAAACTTCTTAATGTATATGGAATTGTCTTTTTATCATATTTATTTCCTTTAGTTATAATTGTTTTATTCCCATTATCATGTAAATCTTTTATTATAGTAACTCTTAGATACTTTGCATTTTTAGGGCTTCTAGCAATATAAAAAATATCTTTATCTCCTATTATTCTTTCGTTTAATGATGCTGTTATAAAACTTTTATTTATATCATACCAACAAATATTTCTACTACAATTATAAAAAGTATACTCTGTATCTGGTTCTATTTCTATATAGTCTAGGGTATATTTATGATTACTAGCTTCAGAAATAAGTTCCTCTCCACTAAGATATTGTAAAATATAATTATCTTTAAAATCGGCATTCTTATTAAAGATATTAATTCCACTATATTGATAACTTAAAAATTCTATTTTATCTCTTTGCCCAACACTTAATAGTTCATTAGAGTAATCTATATTAATATCTGTATAATCTCCTTCTAATATGGTAATTTTCAAACTTATTTCATAACCAGATGTAAGTGTATCGTTATCTAAAACACTCCTTAAAACAACATTACAATCATTTAAGTCTGATATTGTTGTAAATGTATATTTAAATTTACCAATTACTCCTCCTGGTATAGCTATATTTGTCAGATTAGGAATAAATACTGAATTTTCTTCGCCTAAGCTATGAATATATATTCCACTTGTACTCGGTAAAGTGTTTTTATCAACATCAACTATGATTGTATATATGGTATCTGGTTTATATGAAGTGTAATTGATTGTAAAAAAATTAGAATATCTTATATCATTTTCTGTTAGTATATTTATTTTTCCATCCACAAAAGTTGCTTTCCATAAAGAAAAATCTGAACTAGTTTTTCCCCATAAATCAATTAATGTCTTTCCTTCTACATTAAAATTAGTTAAATAGCCCTTTTTACTATTTTCTATAGTATATTCTCCTGTATCAGTACTACATTTTATATTGTCAACCTCCTTGAGATTTTCTATATCATTGACCTTTTTAAGTAAATCTTTATATATCAAATTAAAACACCTCTCTTCACAAAACCCCTATTTTGTAGTTTCTACTCTTTCTACTACTCCACTTTCTTTAATTATACAATCTTCTACTGCTTTTCTATAATCCTCGTTAGTTACATCATCTAATTCAAAAGGTCTATTTTTTAAAGGATTCAATCCTCTACTTAAAATCCTCTCTGCTAATATTCTTACTACAACATTATTTATATTCATTATAATAGCCCTCCTACTTTTTCATTTTCATTTAGTAATATTTGATTTTCTAACTCTTGTATTCTCTTTTCTTCTTCGCTTAAATAGATTGGAATATCTTTTAAAATAGGTTCTTTTGTTATTGGATTTATAGATTCTATATACTGTTTACTATAGTCTATATTTCCATATTCAACATCAATATAATGTAATTCTGTTATTGTATCATGCTCTAATATATCTCCTGTTGCTTCTCCTGTTTGGAGTAATATTTTACCAGTTTGGTCGTAAATTATTCTATTTGCTCTATTCATTTTATCACCTCATTTATTTAAATTTTATCGCATGCCATTTATATGCTCTAAAATCATTTAGAGTGCTTAGTGAAGGTACTCTAACTCCATTATTATCCATGGAAACATGTCTTTTGCCAAGGGTATATAAAGCTCCTCGTAATTTAAAAGATTCATCACCATATTCCTTGTTAAAAGCAATATTAACTACAAACCCAGTATTATTAGAAATGGGAAAAGTATTTTTAATTGCAAAAACAAAATACTTATAAAAAGCATTCGAATGTGGTTCATATTCACATTCAGCAAAAAATATATCAGGAATAAATCCAATTCCATTTAAATCAAGCCAATAAGGGCTCGTTTCTGTAACAGTATGAGAAGTATTAGGGTCATATACACATGCAATTAAGGATGAATTTTCTCTAGCATAAGCAGTTCCTGTTGCATATTTATACTTAGAATTTAACTGTGATATAGTATTATTAGCTTGTGTTAACTGGTTCATCAAATCCTGCACACTAGCGTCTGAACTATCAAAACTTGTTTTTATTTTCTCTGACAACTCAACAAGTGTATTATTTAAACTTGCTTCTATATTCTTTAATGCTAAAGTATTTATAATACTTGTTTTCCCAACTTTAAATCCTGCATTAACCTCAACTAATTTTGTTGATATATCATTTAAATTTACATTTTCGGGTAGTGGCATTATATTCTTACTTATACTTAATACTTTTTCTGCTGTAGTATTATTACTGTCTGTAACAACTATTTTAAGTATGTGTAGTGCATTATCTTCTAATGTGTAGTTAATTGTTTTCTCTGTTGTTAAATCTGTTGTTATAGTTTCTTTTAGTATATCATCTATAAAGTATTCTATTTTAGTTAATAGTGTAGGGTCTGTGTGGTCAGCTTTAAATGTAGCTGTAATGGAATTATAAGAAGATACTGTTAAAAATGGTAATGCTTGTAGTAATGTTATTTTAGCATAACCATAAGCACCAGCAGTATTTCCACCAGATTCCATAACAACATTATCAAAATAATATTCAGATGTTGGTGTGTAGCCAGTAGGCTTATAACTATCTTTAGTTAATACGTAGCCACTTCCACCTCCACCTGCTCCCACACCATTCATTCCTGCACCACCAAACCAGCCACCTCCACCGCCTTCGCCAGTTGAATCTTTAGCAGAACACCCTTTTCCAAAACTTCCGTTTTCTGTGCTTACACGACCAATACCACCTTGATATTGAGTACCGCCGGGACGATGTCTGTCGTTAGCACTATACCCAGTACCTCCTGCTAATCCTCCTCCTGCACCACCAGTATAAGGAGAATATGAACCACCGCCACCACCTGCGACAATTATACGAGATAGCAAACCTTGCTCATTATCCCAAGCACCACCAACGAGCCTTATATCAGTAGCACCACCACCGTACATAGAATAATAAGTACCCATAACCTGTTGATTTAAATAACCTTTACCACCGCCATTAAAACCACTTTTAGTGTTATTACTCGTAGATGAAGAAGCAAAACCACTTTCGCCGACGTAAACATATAATGTAGTTTGTTTTTTTAATGTAATTTCACCTTTAGAATATCCGCCTTTAGCATCAGTATGCCAAGAAGAATTGTTGATACCTCCAGAAGAACCCCAGCATTCAAATTTATATTTGCCAGGTTTCAATATAACACTTTGTGGCGAACCATTATAACCAAAATTCCATTCAGTCTGCATTTTCTCACTCTCCTCTCTAACAATAAGTTATTAACTCATTTACACTAGTTGCAATATTAGATAAACCACCATTTACCTTTTCTTCTAGATTAACAAATCTATCTTCGATTTTCTTAGACGAATAAGTAGTCATTTCAGATACTCTGTTATCATCTACAGTTGCATTAATAAAATGAGTTTCTGCATTTCCATTTATCACATAAACGTTTAATTCTGACCTTGTTTCACTTCTAATTTCTATAGAATTATCATCTATAATTTTAAAATTTGTAACTACATTTTCTTTTGTAGTAGCATCTATAATATTTACAACTATTCTCTGTGTTAATAAACTATGTGTTACAGTTGCTTTGAATCCATTTTCTGCATCCTCAACCCAATCGTCAATTGTTATTGTTTGAGTAGATGCCACATTAGAGCCACCCGCTATAAGTTGGTCGATTTTAGTATTTAACTCTGTTTTAGCAGTTTCTATATTTGTATTAACTTTTCCAATTTCACTATTAGTGTCACTAGGTACATTCTTTAATTTTTTTACTACGTCTTCATTTAACAATTTATCACCTTCTTTTTTATTTAGAGAGCTACATTAGTAACTCTCTATTTTGAACATAAAAAAAAGAACTCTTATAGTTCTATGATAATGAAATCTCTAGTGCTTCACACATTTTTCTTACCTCTTCTCTATATTTCACAGGTACTTGGTCAATTGTTTTTAAACCTCTTTCTATTAATCCTACATAAATTGCTGCCATACTACTTCCTCCTTCATTTAATTTTATATTTTTTAATGACATAGTAGATGTCTGTTGACTACTTAATATCATTTCACATATTTCAGCAGTCGCTAACATTAAATCTGTTATGTCATTATCTTGCGTTTTTTGACTTGTATCCAAATTATTTATTTTTTGTTTTTGTTTGAGTTTTTCAATTTTTTCTTCATTTATATTTAACATTTAATCACCTCTTAAAGCGTAGTCTCATCTATAGAAAATATCATAGATGGTCTTTTTATTGCAGTCCAATTATCACCTTTTTCAACTATGATTTTAGGCTCTGCTTGTGTCATTCCTTTTTCTTCCAACTCATAAATTTCTTGATATCCTGTATCAACTTTTTTCATTTCTAATAAATTCATATCTTTATGCATACCTGTGTTATTTGTTTTAACTTGAACCTTTAGTTGATTTATAAGTTGATAAATTATATCTCCTACGCTTATATTATCTTCTAATGCTCTATCTAATGTTATTACAAGCTTACCATCTGCACTATTTGTTAAAGAATTTATGTTATACTTTTTATTCTTAATAAATAGATTAGCCCCTTCTGAAATATTTATAGAATTATTCTCTTTATTAATTGTTGCTCCTAGATACATATTATCTCCAAATAAAGTATTAGCTTTAAAGTATATATTATTTATACCAAGATTCAATTTTTCAAGCGGAATAGTGAACAGCACAAAATTATTGATAAATTCATTCTTTGAATGTATTAATTCATTGTTTAAATACATTTCAATTTTATCAATTTCATTATTTGAATCATTAACTTTTAATTTTATACCAGCTATAGTTTTTTCAGCTAATTCTATAGATGGTTTTGTTGTAGGTACTTGGTAATTCATAAATAAAGTTTCATCTCTTCCAGCATCTAAATAAACTAAATCATTATTAAATTCTTCTGGTATTTGAACTTTATTAAATATATATGGATTATTAGATTTCATATTATAACAATCTCTTATTTTGCCACATATCCATAAAGATTTATCTAACTTTCTAAAAGATATATAATCTCCACCTATCTCTACATCTTCTACATCTACATCTAGTTTAGTAAATGTTTTTATTATAGTATTTGCAGAAGCTTCACCTAATCCAAAATTACTAAATCTATTCAATCCTTGACCCCATACAGAATTATCATTTAATAATACTAAAGTAAACTTATCATCACACATTACTTTCTTTACATTAGATATATTTACTCTTTGTAATCCATTTACCTCATTATTATGACCTAGCCCTAGTTGGTATTCTGAATTTAATCCTGTTGAATACAAAGTACCATCATTTTTCAGAAAATATGAGAATCCAACGCCACATGAAGCTTGTCTTATATCTGCAAAATTTAGTTTAGTAAAGCTTGTCAACGAAGTTGTTGTTCTTGGATTTAATAATTGACCATATATATTCTCTCCACATCCAAATAACTCTCCACTTGTATTTACAATCAATGAATGAGTCTTTGACATCCAAAATTCTTTTATGTTATCTTGTAATTCTATTCTATCATTATCTATATCATAATTTTCTTTATATACAGAGCCTAAAACGCTTTTATAATTTATATCACTTCGTGATGGTATTATATATTTGTTATTTATCAGATTAAAATTATTGTTTAATATATAATTATTCAAAGTGTCAAATCTATAAAGGTAATGTCCTTCTATTTTAGTAATTTCATTTACAGAACCATCACTTACTCCTAAACCAAGTTGCCCATAACCATTATATCCTACACTGAAAATAGCACCATCATTTTTAATTACAAAAGTAACAGAATCGCTACAAGCAATTTCTTTTATATTATCTATATCAACTTTTGTAAATGTAGTTCTCTGTGTATTATCACCTAAACAAAGTTGACTATAAGAATTATTTCCTGTACTCCAAATACTCCCATCTTCTTTTAATATAAATGTATGATTACTAGCACATATGACTTCTTTAACATTATCTATATTAACTTTAGTAAATACATTTCTATTAGTAGTATCACCTAAACCTAATTGACCACTATAGTTAAATCCACATGAATATAAAGTTCCATCATTCTTGATTATAAAGGTGTATGCCTGTCCACAAGCAATCTTTTTAACATTATCAATATCAACCTTTGTAAATATATTTCTTTGTGCAATATCACCTAAGCCTAACTCTCCATAACTATTATTTCCTGTACTCCAAATACTCCCATCTTCTTTTTGTATAAATGTTTGATTATTTCCACATATAATTTCTTTTACATTATCAATATCAACTTTAGTAAACACATTTCTATTAGTAGTATCGCCCAAACCTAATTGACCATTAGAATTAAGACCTGTACTCCACACAGTATTGTCATTTTTTAATATAACTGTTTGGTTCCAGCCACATATAACTTTTTTCACATTATCAATATCAACTTTAGTAAACACATTTCTATTAGTAGTATCACCTAAACCTAATTGACCATTAGAATTATTACCACTATTCCATACAGTCCCATCATTTTTCAATACAACCACATGCATTTTCCCACATACAACATCTTTTATATTTTCCACATTCATTCTAGTAAATACTCTTTTGCCAGCAGTATCACCTAAACCTAATTGACCATAGGAACTACTACCACTACCCCATAAAGTATTGTCATTCTTTAATATGAAAGAAGTATCTCCTAATACGATTTTATAATTGTTTGCATATTCTGTGAAATTATTTTTTAGTTCTATATTAACTTTAGTAAATACATTTCTATTAGTAGTATCACCTAAACCTAATTGACCACTAGTATTCATCCCACATGAGTATAAAGTTCCATCATTTTTTAGTAGAAATGTAGAATCACCACTAGATATTCCATTTTTAATATTTTCAATATTAATCTTAGTAAATATTAACTTATCAAAATTATCACCTAAACCCAACTGTCCATAATTATTTAGACCACATGCCCATACTGTATTATCATTTTTAATTATAAATGTGTGATACATACCACATATAATTTCTTTTACATTATCAATACCAACCTTAGTGAATACATTTCTTTGTGTAGTATCACCTAATCCTAATTGTCCTTTGCTGTTTTCACCTACACACCATACTGTATTATCATTTTTGATTATAAATGTGTAATACATACCACATATAAATTTTTTAACATTATCAATATCAACCTTTGTAAATACATTTCTATTAGTAGCATCACCTAAACCCAACTGTCCATAATTATTTAGACCACATGCCCATACTGTATTATCATTTTTAATTATAAATGTGTGATACATACCACATATAATTTCTTTTACATTATCTATATTAACTTTAGTAAACACTTTTCTATGTGTATTATCTCCTAAGCCTAAAGCCCCATGTTCATTATAACCAGTTACCCAAATAGTATCATCATTTTTAATTACATATGTACAGTTGTTACATACAACCTTTTTCACATTATTAATATCAAGCCTAGTAAATGTATTCCTATGAGAATTATCTCCTAAACCAAGTTCTCCATTATTATTTTGACCTGTACCCCATACACTTCCATCACTTTTTATTATAAATACATGATTATTTCCACATATAATTTCTTTTACATTATCTATATTAACTCTTGTAAATACATTTCTATGTGTATTATCTCCTAAGCCTAATTGACCATTTCCATTGTTTCCTGCTCCCCATATAGTCCCATCATTTTTTAAAATATACGTAAAATTACGACCACAAACTATTTTATCATTTCTATTTATTAGTAAATATTCACCATTGTCTTTTAATAAATATGTATCTCCATTTAAATTTACACTTTTACTAAATCCTATGTAGTCATTATTTTTATACTCTGTAAAAGTAGTAAAGTTATCTGAATTATTAAGAAAATGTTGACAACCTAATTGCCCAAAATTATTAGAACCAGCAAATAATAGTTTATTATCTTCCTTCATTATAAAAGTATGAGTATTACCAGAGAATATTTTTTTTACATTATCTACATTCACTTTAGTAAATATTTTTTTATCTACTTTATCACCTAGTCCCAATTGTCCAAAATAATTGTAACCAGTAGATAAAACTGAGCCATCAGTCAATATTATAAATATACCTTGATATGAACATGTAACATCTTTAACATTATCTATATTAACTTTAGTAAATGTATTTCTATTAGTAGTATCACCTAATCCTAATTGTCCTTTGTTGTTTTCACCTACACACCATAAAGTATTGTCATTTTTTAATACAAATGTAGTTGTTCCACCACATGCAATTTTTTTAACATTATCAATATCAACCTTTGTAAATGTATTTCTATTAACTTTATCACTAAAACCTAATTGTCCATAATTATTTAAACCACACGACCAGATACTTCCATCATTTTTAATTATGAATGTATGAGAACTTCCGCATATAATTTCTTTTATATTATCAATATTAACCTTTGTAAATACATCCTTATCATTAGTATCACCTAAACCTAATTGACCACTAGTATTCATCCCACATGAGTATAAAGTTCCATCATTTTTAATTATGAATGTGTGAAGTCCACCACATATGACATCCTTAACATTATCTATATTAACTTTAGTAAATGTATTTCTATTAGTAGTATCACCTAAACCTAAAGCCCCACGCTCATTCAGCCCACACGAATATATTGTACCATCATTTTTTAATATAAATGTATTATGGCTATAAGAACTAATTTTTTTAACATTATCTATATTAACTTTAGTAAATACATTTCTATTAGTAGTATCACCTAAACCTAATTGACCATAAACATTATAACCACACGCCCAGATACTTCTGTCTATCTTTATACCGAAAGTATAACCACTACCTGGACTTATTACTATATCTACAAAATCATAATTATCAAAATCTTTGTTAAATTCATCAAAGTATATATCTGTATCTAAATATCTTCCACGTTGTAAGATTTTATTTTCTTTCATTAAATCATTCCTTTCCTATTTAACTTCATAAGAAAATTTTTCAAGTTCTATACTATTAGCTCCAGCATTTGTACTTGTGTTTGAAATGGTCTCTATAAAGTTATCATCTAATTCATGTATGTATTTCACTTTATAACAAGAAAAAGGAATGTCTATTTTATTAAAAATAACATTCCCTTCACTACCAAATATTCTTCTTCTGTCTGTGTCTAATCTTAGACCTTCAATTGATAAAATACCTTTTGAATCAGTTAAATTATCATACCATTGACCTACTTCATCCACTGCACCAGATTCTAATTCTAAATAAATTAATATATCTAAGACTTTATCAGATAGAGCATCATACTTGGCTTTTAAACTATCTAATTGTTGTCCTAAATTTCCACCCTCTTGCAAAACTTTAACACTAGCATCTAATTCATTTACTGCATCTGATATATTTTTAGATACTGTACTTAATTCACTCGAACCAAGTTTAGTTTGCATTAAATTTATCTTCTCTAAATTAGTAGCTATATTACTTTTATTTTCATTTATCTTAGTTAGACTCTCATCAAATTTTGCATCAATTTTAACACTAGAGTAAGTACTATCTAGTGTTGTTATATTATCATTTATTGTAGCTTGTATAACTTCTTTATTTGTATTACCATTTACAACAGTTACTTTTACATCTATGTTACTTTCATTAAATATTTCTATCGTATTAGAATCTACTATAGTATAAGAATTAGTCATACTTTTCTTAGTTGCTTCATCTAATATTGCTACAAATATATTTTCTGTAACTAAATTATGATTAACTATAAGTTTAAAATATTCTCCATCAGCAACCCAATCCGATTCAACATAAGATTTACTAAAAGCTACATTAGTTGCAGCAGAAGTCATCTCAGCAATTTTCTCATTAACTTTCTCAAAATCATATGTTAATCTATCCTTTAAAGTGTCCTTTACATTTCCATCAATAGTTTCTCTAGCTTGTATTAACTCGCCTCTAGCATCAAGACTTTCTAATTCACTAAATCTATTTTCAAATTCAGTTATTTTGTTAGATACAGTTGTTGTCATATCTGTCTTAGCAGTATTTACTTCAACTATTTTGTCATCTATTTCTTTTATCTTTGTATCTAATTTTGTAGTACTTTCATCAATACAATCTTCTACATTAGATATAGCTTGATTTACTTCATCAAGTTTATAATCAATTTGTTCTTGGTTGTCTGTAAGTTTATCTTCAAATGTCTTATCATATAAATCAAAAATATTATTAGCTCTAGTATCTAAGTCCTGAAATTTCTTATCTGTTTGAGCTTGGACATCAAGCATTTTATCATCAACAATATTGTCTATTTCTTCAGACTTGGCATCTATCATTTCATCTAATTGGAGTTGACAATCAGTAAGTTTATCATCAACTTGGATTTGCATATTCTGAATGGATTCTTCACGATTTGCTTCTTGGTTTTGACGTGTTAACTCATTAAACTCTCTTTCTTCTTCTTGTATGTTTCTTATATCTTCATTATAAATCCTAATCTGCTCTGCTTTATCCCTAACTTCTTCATTTCCTAAGATAGTTATTTCAAGTTGTTCAACTCTTTTAGTTAACTCTTTATTGTTTTTTATAATCTCTTCTGCTTGGGCTATTATTACCAATAATACTCCATATTCATCAGTTGAGGTGATATCATCATCATTAATCATACCCTCTTCAACTCTATAATAAAGATTTGTAGTATTAAGTAGAGTTCCCTCTTTCACAAGGGATAGTTGAAATGTATTTATACCAACACTTGCAAGTGCTTGTCGACTAAGTTCTATCTCTACAACACCATTTTCTGCATCTACAACTTCACATTCACCATTAACCTTTTGTCCATCACTTTTTGTAATGCTAACTAAAACTCTATCATATTCAGATAAATCTATTATTTCATCTTTATTTTTCAATATTGCTTCAATATAAGCTGTTTTAACATCATTTTCATTATAAATAAAATAGTCTAGTAACCTTTTATTTATTCTATAATTACTAAAATCTACTTCTATGGTATGATTCTTTATTTCATAATTTTTCAAAGTATCACATCCTATTGTTCTTTATTTTGTTCTTCTAGTTCTTTTTTCAAGTTCTCAATTTCTTCTTGTTGTTGCATGTTAAGTGCTTTATAAAGTATTAGTTCATTATATAAACTTTTTATCTCTTCAAATGCTACTGTATATGCTTTTTGTAAATTTACTTCCATATTAATATCCTCCTAAATTATTAATTTTCTCATTTAATTCACTAACTATCATTTCCAATTCTTCTCTTTTTTGTATTTCCTCTTGAAGTGCAGTTGCTACAACAGTTGTATAACCAGATGGGCTAAACATTAATCCATTTTCTTCTCCATAATCATATAGAAATGTTTTTCCAACATAACTATCTTTAAAATCATTAGCTATAAACCCTATTTGACTATCTGCAATTGTTCTATCTTTTTCTGCTGATACAATATAATCAAATGTTGCTGGTTTAAATTCATCTTTTATAAAATCTAAAAATGGTGTTGGCGTTATACTTGAACGAGTTCTATTCTTAATATCTTTTATGTATACTATATTCTCTTTAAACTTTTTGTCAGATTCACTTAGAGTAGAACGTGAATATAAATACCTCCATTTATAATCATCACAACCTAAATCAGTTGATGAACGCTCTGGATAAAATGAATATCCTATACCTAAACTATCTCCATTTGTAAATGTAAATGTAGCTCCTCCACATCTTACAAAAGTATCATCTCTTTCAACAATAAAGTGTTCTTCTCCATCAACATAAATCTCAGCAGTATCATATCCTACCCAAAAATAATTATTGCTATCATATTTTAATCTTATAGCTGATGCTTGACTAGAACCATCAGACCTTCTTGCATCTATTGCAAATCCAGACCTGCTACTTCCAAATAATCTGATTATTGGTTCATGGCCAGATGGAGTAGTTAATATATCACATGCTATAGCTCCTTGATTTACTGTTAGACCACTCCTGCTTATCTCTACATAATTTGATATATCATTAAATCCAAATTCAATTTTATCAGGTTTAATTCCTACAATTGAACCACTTCCATTTCTTGTAACTATCATTGTTATATCGTCTTTGGTTAATTTAATTTCAGCAGCATTAGTTTTAGTCACACCATCTACTCTAGCCACTTCTAATTTTATCTCTTTAGCTGTAGCATTTATTTGAGAAAATTCTTCTGATATACTTCCACCCATACCTGTTATATAAATTCTATCCACTGTATTTTTAAGTTCATTTATCTTTAAGTTATATTGAGCATTTGCATTTATAGCTAAAATTCTGTCTGAAGGTGTAATTATACTATCTGAAATAACTGAATTGATTATAGAGTTTAGATTGGTACTTGCTGTATCCAATGCTGTTTTTGAAGTGTTTATTGCAACTAAGTCTACTCCAGTAGTTTTATCAATAAGTTTTTGTAACTCTGCATATAAACTCGCTTTATCTGTATCTAATAAATTAAGTTCAATATCAATCTTTTCTTTTTCTTCATCTGTAATCTCATTATCATTAAAATAATTAGACATATTAGAACTAAATGTACCTAAATCTGCATTTAACTTAATTATAGCTTTATTTATATTTTCTCTTAAGGTTATATTTTCTTGTGACTGACCAAAATTTTTAGTAACTTCTTTTACTAATATATTTACATTTTCAGCTCTTTGGTCTATAAGAGACATATTTTCTTTTATATGAGATGCATCTTCTTGTACTTCTAAAACTGTTTGATGTATTCCATCTATATCTTTTTCAATAACTACAAACTTTTCATTATGCTTTTTATCAGTCTCATATAATCCCCAAATCTGTTCTTCTGTATTTTTTCTTGAATTACCATCAAATGAAATATCAAAAATAGAAGAATTTATAGGAACTTCTGTGTGTTTTCCATTGTCATTTACAACTACTAAAAATTGTGTGTTTCCCTCTGGTAATCTTACATTAGAAACTTTTAATGTTCCTGGATTATCAGCATCCCAGTATATATATTTTTTATTTGTCTCTGTATCTACTACTTGATAAAGTGTATTATTGTAGGTAACAATTACTCCAGTAATTCTAATCCATGAATCTGCTGGTGAATTATCTAATATCAATTTACATCAGCTCCTTTTGTATATTTTTCTTAGGAATATATTCATCTGGTAGGTTAATTCTTTTCTTCTGTTGCTGAATGAATAAATGTCTTTTAGAGTTTAATGTTCTCGTTGCATGTTCAGCTTTAGTTAAATAATCAGCTATAGTCCTTTTGTCATCTTCTTTTATTTTTTTATTACTTAAAGTTAATTCTAAAGTATCTAATTTTCCATTTTTTAAATTCTGGGTAAAAGATGTAAAATATACTAATTCTTCTTCTTTAGATTCTTTGCTATGTAACACTATAATATCTCCCAGACTTAAATCTCCCTTCCAATGTTGTCTAAAATTAATATCTATAATTCTATCTAAGAAGTTTATAACATCCAGAGTCCATTCTCGTGTTGGAATACATTTCAAACTTAATTGCCTTTTACCTTCTGCTATTAAATCTTCAACTTTTAAAAAAGCATCATTTGTATAAGTGTCATAGTAGAGGAACTCATTTAATTCATCTAATAGAACCTCATTAAATATTAAATATCCATCCTCATCAGTTGAAGTCTCCCTCTTACAAAGAATATTTATATCTTTTATACTTTCATTTAACTTAGCTATTTCTTCTTCTAAATGTTTTATTTGAACATCCAATATTACTTTTTTATCTTCTAGTTCACTTATCTCTACTGCTATTTTAGCTGAATTTACTTCATCTTTATGTTGTGGATTATCATATGTCTTTTTTATATCTTTTTTCTTACTTATCATTTCTATTACCATTTGCCATTCGTTGCTTTTACTATCACGTTCTCTTTGTTTCTTAAGCTTTGTATCTATTAATTCTCTCCAAATTGGCTCTCTTATTTCATTCATTTCTTGATATTTCTTTATAGCTTTACTAAGTTCTTCACTCATTTCTTTATTGTCTAAGAAATAAGAATAATTCTCAATGTAATCATATCCTGTAACTGTAGCTCCTATTACATTCATATCTTCACTACCTTCAAGCTTCAGTCTAGTTACTATATCATCACTATTTGTAGTTCTTTCAAGTGATTTTATGTAGTTATCATGAGATAAATATAACTGAATGTTATCTCCAAAACTGTCTATATGATACAAATTAACTAAATTATTATAAGTGTCAAAATCAGCTATACACTCAAATTGTTCTTTTAGTTCATTATTGAAATAATCTAACCAATTAGAATTAATACTCTCTTGCCATCTTACTTTTTCTCTCTTATTACCTTCACTATCAGTTTCATAAGCAATTGAATCATCCACATAACCAAGTTTCCAGCCTGTCTCTTGTTTTAAATAATCATTAAGAGATATAATAGATGCTTCTTCATCTTTGGTAAACATCTGTAATCCATAGTCCTCAATATTCACATCAATTTTTCCTAGTTTAACTTCTTTAGATTTAGCTGTTACTACTTTTAATTTATCGTCTGTAGTCACAACATTCTTAACTACAAAATATTCTTTATTATTAAGACAAATAAGACGTTCTTCTTTTACTTCTTCAAAAATGGGATTTATTATTTTATTAAATAAAAATCTATCTGTAATATATTTTGGAATGGTCAGTTGTATTTCATCTACTCCACCAAGCTCACGCTTTATAGAATTTAAAAAGTTGATTGGGATTTGACCTAAAAATGATTTGTTCATCTTGTGAATGGTTAATGTGTAATCAGATTTTATCTGTTTAAGATTCACATTAAAATGCATATTTTATCACCTTCTTTGTATTAGAAAAGCCCATCAATTAAGATGAGCTAAAATATTTTATTAATCTAAATATTGCAACAAGTTTAATAGCTTGTTACATATATGATAAAGCAAAAAACACTCAAACGCCAATAAGAGTGGTTTCAAAAGATAAATTGATTTTTTAATTAACTTTAAGGAAACAATCACTCTTTGTATTAAGTAGATTAAATTCCTTACTTTTATTATATCATAAATACGTTTTTTGTAAAACAGATTCAATAAATAAAAAATCACTATTACTGATATCAATTAATACATGTTTTAAATAGGTATATTATAAATCATTTCATTATTCAAAATTCACTTCAATATCTTCAAGGTCTTTTTCATTAATATTTAGGTCTTTCAGAATTTCGTTTTGAGATATTAGTTCTTTTTCATCTATACCTTTCATTCTTATTTCTGTCTCAATAAGAAGCTTACAATCTTCTATATTATTTATCATTTGTAACACCTCCTTAAATAGATACCAGAGTATGAAAAAAGCCACTTGTTTAAGGTGGCATAGATAAGTAGTAATTCTTGTGTAAAATTTTTAAATTTTCTGTTACCTGTATTATATCTTTATTCTACTCCTGTCGTCAATATAATATTAAATTTAACATTATGGAAAAATATGGTATAATATTTTTAGAGACTACAGTTTAGACTATTAGGGTGATGGCTCTTTAGTTAAAATCCCCAGTAAGAAAGGGGGTGAGACTATGGAGTACTTAGTTTTGTTTTTAATAATGATAATTATGATTACAAGAATAATCAATCATTTGACAAAGCTAATAGATGCAATCTTAAACTTGAAAGCATCTATTAGGAAACTAAAGAATCACCAGACTGGCGGGTCTAGTGATTCTGAAAGTAATACATAAATCTATTCTTTTTATTGTTAACTTTAAGAACTACACCCTACAGCAAATAGTTTGTAGTCTCTTTTTTATGTCCCTATGATATAAATTTATATCATTTATATTACTATTATACTCCAATATTATCAAAATAGTCAATGTTGTCATTATCTTCATTGAAAAATAAAAAAGCTATATTATTAATAGAATAACTTCTTAGAACACAATATTCTTTTACAATTGTAGACAATATAATATTAAATTTAACATATTGGTAATTTATGGTATAATATTTTTAGAGACTACATAAAAAAACTATTAGGGTGAATCTTCATTTACATAAGCCTTCCATGTCATATCAAGATGGGAGGTGATATGATATTATGAAATATTTAATTTGTTTGCTAACGATAATAACATTTCTTACAACTATAATAATCAGTTTGATTAAGTTGGTTCAGAATTTGAATAGACTTTTTAAAGAAATAGATGAGTTTAAGAAAACGTTGCAAAAAATTAAGAATCACCTGAACTGCCATTCGGGTGATTCTTCCTCTAATTAACACTTCGCTTATTTATGAAGAGACACCCTAGCACAAATAGTTGTAGTCTCTTTTTTTATGTCTTTATTATATTACTATTATACCCTAATATGGTCACAATAGTCAATATTGTCATAGTTGACAATACAGAGAAATAAAAAGCATTCTAATTATAGAATCTTTTTTCATTGATATTTATACTATATCCACTATTAACTTTGAATCTTTTTAAATAAATCAGAACTATAGTCATTTATATCAGATATATTTATTATACTATACTTAGATTTTATATTATTAAAGTATTCATCAATAACTTCTTTTTCTATAACATTACTAGAAGATTCATATTTTCCTAATCCTTGTCTATTAATGACCCAAGGTTTTTCCTCATGTGTCATTCTTTCTAACATTTTTCCACTATAGCATCCAAAGTATTTAATCACGGCATCAACAATCTTTTCTTCCATATCATTATCCAATGAAATTATATTGTTTTCATACTCTATTTGGTTTCTTCCAAAATCTCTATATTTCTCATATACATTTCTGTATACCGGCCCGTGAACCCATGCTTCACAATCATCATCAAATAAATTATTATTAGTAAATAATCTAGTAAATGCTTGTGAATAGTATAATAGTTTTTGTAAAGCTAGAGGTGTTATCTCTTCACATTTTGATATTATATATTCGGCAACAACACCTATCTTATCATTTTTAAAAAAAGTGTTTTTTTCTTCTATTTCTAGAATAGCTTCTCTACATTTTTTATATGCAATATCTTTTATATTATTTTTATTTTCCTCCAATATCTTTTTCATTTCATTTGTATCATCAAGTATTAATCTCAATTTATCGGAATATGGTTTTGTTGGAATATCTCCTTTTAAATATCTTGTTATAGTCCCCTCTCCCCATCCTAATAATGAGGAAAGAGGTTTTTTACCTATGTTATATTTTTCTAATAAAAGTTCAATTTCATCTACAGTTATAATGTTATCCATTTCTCTAATTTTAGTATATAATGATTTTAAGTTTTCATCATTAAGCTCATGAATATATACATAGTTTCCACATTCTTCACAAAACGCTTCTTTCTTCATGTATTTTATTTCTTTGCCTCTAACAGTATCAATTTCTTCTTTAATTTTAATTGTATAGTTTACATCATCTAGACAAAATTCACAAAATACTTTATTATTATCAGTTCTCATATTTTTCATGGTTTCCCCTCCAAGTTTTCCTTCTTATTTAATTTGCATAAAAAAGATATATTTTTTATGTATCTCATATGCTAAAATAATGTGAATTTTTTTTATTTAATAGGCTACATATAGTATTTAATTGAATACTTTGCAGGATGAAAAGATATTATTATCGTGAAATCTTCTTTTGTTCTTTTCTTTTCTGCAATGTAAAATTTTATGTATAACTCCACTTCTTCTCTTAATCCATCTATATTTGTCAATTCATATTTTTTTCCAAAGAAATACAATATTCTACCTTCGTGATTTCTATGTTCTTCTGATTTTGAAAAATCTTCTTTTGTTAAACAATTTAACATTTCTATTTGTTTGTTTTTATCTAGATTATATTTCTTTAAAAAATCATTATTATCCTGTCTATTTTCACTTTGAGATATAATAAAATTTTCACTTTCTATACATGCCTTAAACTTTTTTAGAATTATTTCTATGTCTTCTAGTATCGCTGATACAGCCAAGCAGACACACTCCCTTCAAAGAAATATGAAAATACAATTTTGTATCTTCTATATATTATAGAATAACACTTTTTTTAGAATAATTCAATACAAAACAATAAAAAAAGTATTAATTGATACTAAAAACATTTTTATTTTAATATTTTTTCAGAAATGATACTTTTTCGTAGATTCAATTAATCAAAATTTATTTCCATTAATTTTACTCTTTTTATTATGATTTAATATTTTCTACTATTTTTCTATATACTCTATTTTCTAAATCTCTACCAAACTTCTCTAAATCTTTCATAGTATCCTTAGTTACATTTCCTTGAACAACAAAGAATGGTGAATTAAAGTTGACTGATGATGTTGAGGATACACTTCTTGAACGAGAATTTGAAGAAGGATTATAATTAGGCATAGCAAATTTACTTAAATCTAATTCATCTAATATGTCGTTAATATCTTCTAATGTCTCTTTACCTTCTTTTAGCTTATCGAGCCATTCCTGCTTAGTGACAGAACCCATTGCCAACATACCATTTTCATATTTATTTATGTATTCAATAATAGCATCTTGAAGTTTCTTAACTTCTCCATCAAGACCTACAAACTTACCGCTTGAAATTGCTTCATTAATTAAATCAACTAAATTTTCATCTGAGTATTTTTTCTCTAACTCTTCTTTTAATTTATCTGCTTCTTCTTGTAGTCTGTCAGACTCCTTATCATACATATCATTGACTTGGTCGTCCACATGGTCTTGTACTAAATCCTGTAATTTCTTCTGTTCTTCTTTTAATTGTTTTTGTAAATCTTTAAGTTTCTTCTGACCACTTAAAGAACTATCTCTTTCAGCTATTGCTATTTGTTTCTCTAAATCACTTATTACATCTTGTTGTTCTTCATAATCATCTTTATATTTGGCTTCTTTTCTTGAATCATTGTAAGCATCTTGTTGCTTTTTAAGAGAATCAATTTTAGCTTTAGTTTCTTTATCTATTTCTTTAAGTCTCTCTTCAAGCTCTTTTTTATACATGTCTCTAATTTTTTCTTGTAGGCTTTGAGCTTCTTTAAGCTGGTCTTTATAAGCATCTTGAATCTCTTTATTTAAATCTTCTATTTCTTCTTTATTTTGTTGAATTTGTTTATTAGCATCAGGTAAATCTTTAAGAAGTAAATCTAAATATTTCTTAGCATTTTCTGCTATTTCTTTGTATTTATCTGCATCTTTATTATTTTTTAGAAACGCTAATTGTTGCTCATAATTTGTTATGCTTTTACCATCAGCAGAAAATTCAAATCCTTCTTTTGATAACCCTTCTCTTAACTCTTTTGCAGTATCTTCATAGACTTTAATAACATCTTTAATTTCCTTAGCTTGTTTGGCCAATAACTCTTTCTTCTTTTCAATTAAGTCTAACTTTTCATCACCTTCAGCATTTTTCATAAGAATGTCTATTAAGTCTATTTCGTTTTGTATTTCAGTAACATGTTTTTGAGCTGAAGTTAAAGCAGCTTCCCTAGCAATCTCTTTTAATTCTTTTTTAAATTCCTCTGCTGCTCTAGTTGATTCTATAAGAGAATTTGTTACTTCTTGTTGAGCATCTGCAACTTTCGGTATCTCAGTAAAAGCAATCTTTAAATATTCTTCAACAACCTTTTTTTCTTCTTCTATTTTCTTCTTACGTTCTTCACTCTTTTTACTACCTTTGTCGCTCTCTGATTGCTTATCTAATTTCTCTAATTCTTTTTCTAATGATATTAATTTTTCTTCATAACTAGTTAAGTTATCATCATCTGAAAAAGTGTACTTATAATCTTTTTTAAGTCTATCTTTTAGTCTATTCTTTTGAGTATTAAGTGCCTTATCTTTTTGGTCTAACAATGTTAGTTCTTCTTTATATAAAGCGTTTTGTTCTTCAAGATATTTAAGTTTATCTTTTCCACTTGCATATTTCATTTTCTTATCTAAAAGAGATATTCTATCTGCAACTTTAGATATCGCATTTTCTAATTCTTTTAGTAACTCAATGCTATATTTTACTGCTGCATCAATAGATTTTGTATCTAATGCTATTTTAGGAGTTTTAGTTATACGAGAGAATTTCTCCGTAAGAGTTTTGACTGGAGATGTGGCTCTTGATGCTGCTCTTGAGAATAGAGATGGTTTTGTTACAGGAGTTTCGTCACTTATTGGTGCTGGTTCTGACGTTCTAGGTTGGGCTGATAGATTAGCTGGAATTGCTTGTGGAGTTTCTATAGAATTTATGGATTGCACACTTTTTCTATTACTCTTTAATCCACCTAATATATTATTTGCAAATTGAGAAGCAATTCCTCCTAGAGTCCCTACTGTACGAAGATGTGCTGTTATTGTAAAACTCTTATCACTTAGTTTTTTATTTTCAGTTTGACGAATTGTTTCTAAAGCAGCAGAATTATTCGCTTTAAGTTTAGCCCACTTGTCTTTTATTGTTTTTTTATCAACACTATCTATGCCCTCAATAGCTCCTTCAATAGCTGCAATTACCTCAACTTGTTTTTCAGGAGGTAATTTTTCTATTTCAGCAATTAATGAATTAATATCTCCATTAGTTAGTGATTTTATTATATTTATTTTTACGTCTTTGTCTAGGTCTAAAGCATTTAAATTCTCAACTTCATCTAATGCATCTGGATTATTTACTATAAGATTAGCTATAATGTCTTTGCTTTCAGGGAAATCATTATAAAGTTGTTCTATTAAATATAACTTATCTTCATTATTTAACATAAAATTAAGAACTTGATTTTTTTGTTCATCTGGTGTTGATTCATATAGTTTTGTAGCTCTCTCAAGTTCATCTGCATTTTCTACAGCAAAGCTAACAACCTTACTTTTTGTTTCTTCTGGAACATTATCATATAGTTTTTGAAATGCTTCAGCCTTTTCTGGATTTTTAATTATAACTTCAGCAAATACTTTTTTATCTTTTTTGTCTTCTAATCCATCATATATAGATTTCATTTTATCAAAATCATCTAAACCATTTAAATTTATGCTATAATCCATAGCTATAGTTGGATTATCCATAAGCCATTTTTGTACGGCTTCATAATCCTTTAGATTTTTCAAACTATCAACATTATCAGTTATAAATTTATTAGTAAAAGTTGAATTTGTTGGAAGATTTTTTACTATATCAGCAAAAATTTTAACTTGTTCAGTCTCAATACCTGATGATTCTAATTTTAATTTTACATCATTTCTTCCTTCAAGTTGTTTAAATGAATTTAAAGTATTTCTAAGCTCTTCATTTTTCTTTAACTTAAGTTCAATTTGTTTTGTTGGAGGTGTATTTAATATATCATCTACAAGCTTTTCTGCTTCTTTATCCCTTGAAAATGCAACACTTTTAGGATTCGGTTTGTCTTTTAAAACCTTTTTAGTAGATTCTTTAGCTTCTTTAACAGGGTCTTTCTTATTTTTATCACCATTTATTTCTTTTAATTTTTTTTGAATCCATTCAATAGCATCTGATGCTAAGTCTTTAACCTCTATAGTAAAAATTTTATTTGCTATTTCAGAAGAACTAATAGTCTCAATATCATCTTTAGCTTTTTCTATTTCGGCAATTATTTCTACTCGTTTATCTGGTGGTAAACTTTCAATAGCTTTGCCTAAAGCATCTATATCTCCATCAGATAAGGCTTTGTATATATTTATTCTTACATCCTTATCTAAAGGAATTTTATCCAATGATGTTATTAAATCCTGAACCCCTAATTTACCATCATTTTGCTTCAAATATATTTCTGTAATTTTCTCATCAGGTATATGTTCTAAGGCATCTTTTAAATTAACAGAATTATACAAAGCCTCTCCCGCTTCTGCTATAAAATATGTTTTAAGTTCCGCAGGTACTTTCTTATATATCTCTGATACTTCAACAGCTTTTTCTAGTCCAACTCCATCAGCTTCTAATTTAGTTTTGAGTTCAGAAGGTACTTCGGCATACTTAGATGTTAAATCTAATATTTTTCTACCGCCTTCGTCTGCTCCTTCTTCTTTTATGATAGTTTTTACTTCTTTTGGAAATTTATCATAAATTCTTTTTACTGAATCAGCTTCTTCTAATGTTGCAGTTGGATTAGCTTTTATGACTGTGATTACTTCTTCTGGAAGCTCTTCATATCTTTGCTTTAAGTTACTTATTATTTGTTCTGCATTAGCTTGACCTGAATCATCACTCAAAAGTATTTCTGGAGTTATAGTAAATTTACCTTTACCAAATTTACTGTCTAAATCATTTTGAAGTTTATTTATATCTGGGTCGCCAGTCTGTAACTCCATTAACACATCCATAGTGAATTTCAATACATCAGTAGTACTTGCTCCTGTCCCTAATAGAGCATCTATCATGCCCTTGACTTGACTAGGAACTTCCTTAGTATTCTTAATATCAGTTAATATATTTGCGTCAACTTTTACATCTCCAGTTATTGTAGTTGTATCTAATATATTCTGAATACTATCAAATTGATTTTGGAGTTGCATTGCAAGTTTATCACCATTTGCTAAATCTAGTTTTGTTTTACCAAACTTAGCTAATAATGTATTTATAGATGTCATATCTTTAATTCCATTTGGATTTACTTGCCCAAATAAATTTTCCCATATATTAGCATCTGTGTTAGTTGCTTTAGCTATACTCTTAGCTGTTTTATCTATTGTTTGATTATATTTTTCTATATCTTGTGTTCTAGCAAATTCTTCATTTGCATCCTTAAGAGTTTTAGATAAATCTCCTACATCAACTTTCCCACTTCTAACAGCAGTAAGCAATTTGTTGACTGCCTGTTCTGTGTCTACTAGAGTATCTGGTGTAACTTCACTAAAATCAAATAAACTTTCAAGTCCAGCAAAACTAGACTTATCATTGCCTTCTAATCCACTATAAAGAGTTTTATTCTTAATGTTAGAAAATATTCCATCTCCTATTTCTTTTGAATACCCTTGAATTTTATCTACTTGATTTCTATACATTTCATCATATTTGAAATATATTTTTTCTTCTTCTGCTTTAGCTGACATTAATTCATTTCTGGCTTTATCTCTTGCTCTACCAGTTGAATTATTATATTTCTCGATTGCTTTTTCTTGTCTTTTTTTATTCTTTTCAACTTCTGCTGTATAATCTTCTTCTATTTTTACAAGCTTACCAGTTTCGCTTTCTCTCATTCTTTCTTCTAAAGTTTTATTTACATCTTTACTTGGAGAATTTAATTTTTTAGCAGCAGTTTTCGCATTATCATGTTTATCATAGGACATCAATCTTTCTTTTGCATTAATAGCTCTATCTATTTCAGCAATTAAATCAGTAACCTGACCTTTTAAAATAGGTATACCATTTTCATCTGTTCCTATAACTGCATCTGGTTTTATTTTTGCAATCTGTTGTTTTAGTTCATTTAATCTATTATTATCTTCTTTAGACTTATTTTCTTTTTTAGATAAATTATCATATTCTTCTGCAAGTGCTTGTAATTGAACTTTTTGGCTTTCATATGAATTAATTTGTTGTTTTGAAGCTTGAATATTTTTCTTTCTAGCTTGATAAGCATTTTCTTCTCTATTTGCATAATTCTCCATAGCTTGTGCTAATAGACTTACACCTGCAAATGCAGCAGTTAAAACTAAAGAATTTCCAACTGTAGTTGCTATACCTTTACCAAAATTTACAATGCTACTCCCTGCAAATGCCTTACCAATATTACCAAGCCCATCACTTATTGTATCTTTTCTACTTTTAGAAACAACTTTTAATTTTTGATTATATTTTTCATATGACTTTGTTCTGTCTTCATTTATTTTTATTTCTTTAGCTGTTGCCTTTTTTAAACTGTTGGTTGTTGATGTATATTTTCCTACAATGCCATTTTGACTATTTATAGTTCTATTAACAACTTGATTTGATTTAGCATTGTTTTTTGAAGCATTAGTATTTTTATTTATAGCACTTGTATATTGATTAGTAAATTTTGTAGCTCTTTCAAAGTCTTTAAATTTAACAGATTTTCTATTGTTTTGAAAGGCACTAAATATACTTCCTCCTAAATTCGTGATTGGTTTACCAGTACCTAATGCTTTAATTGTCATAAATAAAGACGATAAACCTGCTAGGGCTACAGGAAGCGAAACATGCATTTTGTCAGCCGCTTTAGTTATACCATTTAAAATTCCTGTAATACCAGATAATCCATCTAAACTAGTCTTAAACATATCTGTAGATATAGTATCTGTAACTAATTGTTTAAGACTTTCTTTTAATTTTATAATCTTACCTTCTGCTGAATTTATGAATCTCTCATTCTCTTTACTGGCACTACCTAGCACTTCTCCACCCAGCCATGCACTTTGGAATTTTTTTACCTGGTTCCAATTATCCATGACAGCCATGAAAGTATTTATGTGGTTTTTACCTGAACAAAATCTTCAATTAAGTTCGCTATACTTAACTCGTTCTCTTATGAACTGCTATATGTTTCCATATAGATGAGACTATATCTTCATCCTATAAGGATGCTCCCCATTTCCACTATCAATAGCTTATAGTGTACGGTTTATAACCTAGTCGTTGAACCTTACTCTCATTGAGTTTTGGCTGCTGATTGTCCCTATCTTTTAGTTTTTCACACTTTGGTACTAAAAGCCTAACGGGAGTTTCCAGCAATTAAAGGAGTTTATCATTATATATTACTATATAAGGCGACTAAAATTAATCGCTTCGGCAATACCACTTTTTTGATTTTTAGTTAAGGCATCTTCGCCAACACTATGCCACTTTTCTGCCAACTCATCTAAAATTGACATCATATCTCTTACTTGGCCAGTTTGCTTATCTAACACATTTATTTTTGCTGTTTCTTGTAAAGTTTTTGCTGTTTTATTGAGGCTGATTTTTCCTGAATCTGCTGAAGCTTTGATACCACTCATGTTTATACCAATTGTTTTGAGTGCTGTACCTACTTTTTCAGCATTTTGTACAGATTCATTTCCTCCAACTATCAAAGCAACAGAGTCTTCCATTGAAACGCCTGCTGATGATAACATACTTGCACTTCTTTGTAATGCAGCTCCTACATCGCCAGTTGTTATTGCAAAATTATTACCTGCATAGTTCGATAAATCAAGAAATTTTGTAAGATTATCATAATCTTTACTCATTCCTTTGATTTGAACTCTAGTATCTTTAATTGGTTTTAATGCTTTTGTCATTCCACCATAAGCGGACATAACACTAGTTAAGTACTTATCAGCAGTTTCTTGGTCTAAATCACCAACATTTGCAAAAACTGCTGATTGTTTAGCTATCTTCAAACTGTCTGATACCGATTTTACACCAGTTTGTAGAGCTTTAGATGCCCCCTGAATTATATCCTCTGATGCTCTAGCTGTATCTTTCCCTATTGATATTGCTTCATTTTTTACATTCTTTAATTGCTCACTTGTACCTTCAAAATTATCAGGTGCTACTTTCATCATATCTCTTAAAGCACTATCTAATTCAACGATAGTTGTTTTAATATTTCTTACACCATTTGTAATAGACATACCTATCATATTACCTAAAGTATAAGTTCTCATCGAATTATATAGGTCACTAAAAAATCCATTTGTTGCTTTTACACTAGTTCCTAATCCTGTGAAATTAGATTTCATATTGCTTAATCTGCTTTTTATTGAATCTAATTCCTTTACTTTTTGACCTAGAGGCATACCATTTAATTGCATTAATTCTTTTTCTAGTTTATCAATTCCAGCAGTTGATTGACCCAATTCTAAACATTTTTGTCTAAGCCTATTTAAATCTGAAATTACTTTGGAAAGATTCATATTGAACTTAGCATCTAATTTAGTATTTTTAGTAGCATTTTCTACTTCTTTAACTTTATTTTTTAATTGTTCTAGTTTTTGTATTTCTGATTGTATTTGATTAGAAGTTAGATTTTTAAGATTCAAATTTTGAATTGACTTTAATGAATTTGATAAAGCTTGTAGTTTAGATGTATCTGCATATCCAGACTTACCCAATGTTTCTATTTTATTAGCTAATTTTCCAGCTTCATTTTGAAGAGTTTTAAATTGAGAAGCCATTTTTGTATTCATATCTGGTATTTTCATATTAGCCAACTTAGACTGAACATTTGATAAATCTGATAGAGCCTTTGAATTTAGACCACCTAATTTAATATTAGATAATCTTTTCAATTCTCCTGATAATTTGTTAATTTCTCCTATTTGCTTATTGTCTAAAATATTTGTCTGAGTAAATTTCTTTAATTGTCTTTGAGTAGACTCTATTTTTTTCCTAAAGTTATCGTATTGAGAAGTTAATTTATTTATATTCCCATTTGAATTACCTTTTCCACCAAATAATCCATTTTGGGTTTCTCTACTAAGTTTATTAATTTGTTTTAATGTGTTCTCTAATTGCTTTAAATTATTTAATGAGGATGCATTCATCTCCACATTTAACTTTATATTATTTTCTTTTGCAGATGTCTTCAGTGATGCTAATTGTTTCCTAGCTTTTTTATCATCAAGCTCTATACTGGTCTTAATCTTAAATTCTTCTGCCATTTAACCAACTCCTTTTTAAAGCATAAAAAAAGACAGTTAATATACTGTCTTAATATTTTTATTTAATTTTCTCTAATAATACTTTTTTCTTTTCATTAAATTCTTCTTCTGTTAATATCTCTTGGTCTTTCAAACTCTGTAATTCTTTTAATGAATTTGAAATTTTTGATATATCATCATCATCTTTTTTTATATCATTATTGCTTTCTATTTTAGCATTTTTAAATTTGGCTGCTTCATTCTCTACAACTAATTTAAATCTTTCCATTTCTTTTATTTTTTCTTGAATATCTGCATTATTTATATTTTTATATTGTGGAATATAAAATACTTCATAAGTATTAAGTTCAAATATCAAAGTTAAATATATTTTTTCTACAAAAGTATATTTATCATATGTAGGAACTATAGATATTATCCTCATCTGATTTTTTTCACTAACTTGCATGCTAAACTTAATGCTTACTAAATCTTCTATATTTTTTTTAACTGCTGTCTTAAATCCAGCATGAATGATAGATATTTTACCATTATTGCTTAATATCACACTGTCACTGTTTGAATTACCAAAAGCTTGACATTTAGCCATTGAAATATTTTTTTGTATAGCCTTTTCCACCTTTGTTTTTTCTCTATTTCTTTCTGCTATTCTTTCTAATCTAGCTTCTTTTTCTTTAGCATTATCCATTACGTTTCTTATAAAGCAATAAACAATAATATATCCTACACCTAGCCCTATTAAAATAAAATGACCTAAATATTCTTCCATAACATCTCCCCCTATCCTGATACTTCAATTATATCAAGAATATACTATTAGGAAAATTATTACAATTCGACATTATTTTCTTTTAATTTTTTCTTTAATACTATAGTAGTTATTGGTTCATCATAATTCCAATAAATTAATTTAACATTATTTTCATCACATAGCCTTTTCTTTTTTTTATCTCTTAATTTATTTTTTTCAAGAGTTTCTTCCCCTCCAAAAAAATCTACACTCTTAAAATGTTGTTGTCCTTGATACTCAAAAGCCAAATTAATAGAGGGAACAAATACATCTAAAGTTTGACCATTTAACCACTCAGGTCTATATTGATGTGTTGCATCTTTAAACTTTTTACAAATTACTTTAAACATATTAATCTCACTTTTCCATTTATAAGCCATTTCATCATTTAAAATCATTTTTTTCTGGATAAGCGCTTTTTCTTCTAAATAATTTATTTTTTCTAATGATGATGTATCAATTTTCTCATACTTATTTTGCATTGGAGTCATTATTTTCCCTCTTAAAAAATACACTAGTTCAAATTCATTATCAAAATACCCTTTTTCCATTATTTTGTTTATTACATTTCTAGCATGAAGTATTTCTATTGGGTCATTATCAGACCTAGAAATATCTCCTAAAAAATGTGTTAAATTATTTGGTTTTGGATAACAAACCTTTTTACCCTCAAACAAACATAGATTTTCTATAAATTTTATATCTGTATCATAAATTTTATAACCTGAAAACCCATGTTGCATATAGCTAGAAATAAGTTTCAACATTAATGCTATTTCTTTTTTTTGTTCTTTTTTAAACACAACTTTGTGATTTACACTTTTGTCATCTTCAAATATATTAGGAAGTATTATATGTTTATAAGCACTATTGGCTAACTCACAAGCTATATAATATTTTTCTTTAGAGCAACTGCTAAAAAACATTGTATATGTATCTTTTTCTTTATATTCATCTCTTATTTCTTCTGATATGCTATCAAATAAATTGTTTATTTCCTTAAATCCATCCCTATATTTTAACTTATCCAAATCTCTTCCAGTTTTCATCATACATGAGATTTCTTCGTCCCAAGTTGTTAACAACAAATATTCTAAATCTCTATTAATAAATTCTTGTTTTATTTCTTCAAGCTTTTTGAAATATAATTTACTTTTTTTCCCACATCTATTATCTTTAATATATTCACTTATTAACATAACATTATCTCCTTTATTCTGATACATTAATTGTATCAATTCTAAAGGAAAATTTATACTACAAAAGGAAATAGAAGCCAAAACTCCTATTTCCACAAAATCATTTACTCAAATATTTATTAATATCTTCTTTACTAGCTTCTTCTATGTAATCTATCATACAGATTGGAATATCCCTACTGCTAGAAACATCTCCTATTTTTTCTACTCTTATTTTCTCATTTCTTACACTCTTTAATATACCAATAAATCCATAGTACTCATGGTCATATATAGCATATGTTTTACCTATCTCAACCATAACTCCTCTTATGTAATCATTATTTATCATGAATCTCTTAAGTACTTTGTTATTCTCTTTCAATATCTTATTTACAAAATATATTTGTCCTTTTCCAGTTACAACAGGAGTTTGTCTTATTACAGTATTTCCATCTTTATCTATCCCAGTACTCTCAGAAACCTCTAATACTTTCAAATCCATTGACTTTTGAGTTGGAGTATTATGGTCAGCTCTTTTCTTCCTAATTAGATATTCATTATTTCTCATCCACTCAAACAATCTATTCTGCCCTATATCTACTCCATTCTGATTTAATATCTTAGATAGTTGAGCAATTAGTATTGAGCTTGATGAACTTTCTATAGCATTAGCTAGTTCAAGTTTAGGTTTATTTTTCTCTTGCTCTACTTTTAACTTTTCTTTAGTAGCTCTCTCTTTCTTTAGTTCTGTAAGTAATTTTATAGTCCAATCTGGGTCATTGATTGCCTTCTCTAATGCTTCATTAGTCATATAAGCTCCATGTTCTCTTATTGATGGAAGAACTTCATCAAATACCCAACGCTCAAATTTTTCAGCACTTGGTAATTCGCTATTTATAATTAATCTATACATATCACCTTCTGGTATTATATTCACTTCCAAAGTTTTAGTTTTACTTTGTGGGTGAGGTATGTGGTGTTTCACCACCCACCTACAATGTTGTTTAATTGCATTTGTTGTGTCCTTATACCCAAGAGCTTTTGCAATATCTGTTGCGACAAAATAGGGTTCATTTTCAATTCTAATTGTTCTTATTTCTCCAAATAATTCATTGTTAAAGCTTATTATTCTTTTTTCATTTTCTCTATTAATTATCTCCATAATTAATCCCTCCTTATAAGTTGTATTTTTTATAAGAAGCTGATATAATCATTCTATTCAAGTTGATAATTATATCAGCTATTTAAGAAGTCTTACTCGCCGTCCAAAGTTTGTAAGGCTTCTTTTTAATTACTAAAAGTAATTTTATCACTTAAAGTAATTTATATTTTTATAATATACTCCACATAATGTAATGTCAAGTATAATATTTTATTACTTTATGTGGTATAATAATTATAAAGATATCTTGGAGGTGAAAAATGTTTGGAGAAAGATTAAAAAAACTTAGAATTAAGTTTGGATTAAAGCAACATGAATTAGCTGAAATATTAAATGTATCACAAAGCACTATAGGTATGTATGAAAACGACCAAAGAACTCCACCAGCAGAGTCTATAGTTAAACTAGCTGAATACTTTAATGTCACTACAGATTATCTTTTAGGTCATACAAAAACCAACTATTCAGTCAGTGCAAATATACCTGGTATGCCATCAATCGTATGTGAAGATAATTCCATCTATGATATACTTGATGGGAAAAAAGACATTAAATCTTTAGAAGATATGAATAAATTCTTAGAAAATACTGATTACAATAATGAAGTCAAAGAAGTTCTTAAAAAATATATGCAACTAGATGAAATGGATAGAAAAGCTATAGAGAGAATGATAGATAATGCATATGAACGACTAAAAGAGGATAATTAATATACACCTCTTTTTTAAATTATACTTGTCATACCTCTGTCATCATTGAATTATAACAAAAAAAGCCTACTTTAAGTAGACCTTCTAATTGTTCATTAATAAGCTAAACTTGTAACCACAGTGTCTTTTGTTGTCTTACATATATCTTCTATAGATTTACTTTCTAGCTCAATTATACCATACAAATCATATACAAAAGTATTGATTGTATTTTCGCATACATTTATATCGTATATGATTCTATTAATAGCATCTTTGTACTTATTAAAATATTCCTCTAACTCATCAATATTCTTAAAATAAAGCTTCTTTTTTTTGCTAAGTTCATTGTAAAATTCATCAAAATCTAATAAATAAAAATTATATAATTTATTAGATGGATTATTATCTATGCTCAATATCTTAAATACATTTTTCAAAAATTTATTAGTGTATAAGTATAATTTACCATATTTATTTATTAGTATTTTACTATTATTTATAATAATTGATTTATCAACATTTTTTAAATTTGGTATTGGTATATTTTTTACTGCATCTGCTGTCAAGTTGGTATTTGATTCTCCATAAAATTTATTATAAAAGTAATTTATTAAACTAGAATTTATAACTCCTATATAAAAATATATATCTTCCAAATTATCTTCTTTAATTAAATTTATGATATTTCCACTAGGGAATATTATAGTACCTTCAATATCTACTGTTGCAATTATCTTATTTTGATTTTGACCAACTATTCTTTGTGTTATTATCTTAGGTGATTTGTGCCACCTCATAGTTTTGTCATCCATGTTTTCAATATTTACAAATTTATCTACTTTATCAATATAGTATCTATGTATATCCTTACCTTCCAAACATTTATTTAAAATTCCATTTAATTGGTTATTATCTTTTATATCATTACTACTTAATATTTTCTTATCATATATAATTCCATCACAAATTGTTTTATTAGGGACACTCATCCAACCTTTATGTAAATTTAAATAATCCCCTAATTTATGCTTACATTTGAGCATTTTTAATATTATTGGGTTGCTTTGTATAACAATTTTATTATCCAAATCATTTATAATACTTTTTATAGTAATTTTATTTTCAGAGTTGTATGTATTACTATTGAAAATCTTAATCTTTTTCATATTTTCTTTATTTATACTTATAAGATTTATATTATTTTTAATATTCGGCAATTTTTTATTAATTATAATTATAGCGGTTTCCTTGTTTACATCCTCAAAAGGAAAAAATCTATATGGAAAGTCTAAAATAGTATCAACACATACATTTTTAAGTAAATATTTTCTTAAATTTTCAAAGCTTTTATTTGTGAAATACGTATTAGGTGTTATAAATCCCAAAAATCCATCTTGCTTTAATTTATTTTCGCAAAACTCATATAAAAATAATTCATATAAATCCATTTCACTAATTAGTAAATCTTTATATTTTTTCCAATAATATTCTCTGTGCTTTTCTGGAATCATTTTAGTTGAAACATATGGAGGATTTCCAATAATAATATCAAACCCTCCTGACATCATTACATCTTCAAATTCAACATTCCAATCAAAAGCTTTAGCACAATCAACCTCTTTGTTATCAATAATAGAATTTCCACATTTTATATTATTATCTAAGCTAGTTAATAAACTATACTTGTTAGCTGTTTTAAGCCATAAAGACAATTTAGTTATTTCCACAGATTCTTCATTCAAATCAACTCCATATAAATTATTTTTTAATATATTAGCATCTAAGTCAAAAAATGATATCTCACCATCGGTTAAATCACGAAGTATTTCGTTTACTGATTCAGCTTCTTTTTTTAACATAGAAAAAGCCTCATTCAAAAAAGCTCCACTTCCACAAGCTGGGTCTAAAATTTTTATATTTTTTACAACGTCTCTATAATTTTTCCAAAAGTTTATATATTTTTGAATTTTATCAGTTTTATATTCTACAACTTGTACACGCTTATGCTGTATATTCCTACCAACCACAACTGTTTCATAATCTTCTTCTTTTAGTTCTGGAAGTTTATCTTCGCCTAATTCTTTTTTCTTCTCATCTAAATATCTTCTTATGGTGTTATTAACAATATGTTTCGTTATGTATTTGGGAGTATAAAATATCCCATCTTTGTTTCTCTTACTATCTTTTTTCTTAATATTAACTTGATTTATTTCTAGTTTTAGTTCTTCTAAGTCAGATATAGATTTTTCAAATATATGCCCTAATATATTTTCATTTAAATCACTGTTAAAATCATATAAAGATAACTTGTATAAATTCTCGAAACATTTATTTGGTATCTTTAGATTATTCAAAATATAATCTTCTGCAAATAAACCTCCATTAAATTGATTTATGCCCTTTTCCTGATTACCTAAATCTATAGATTCAAACAGACCCTTTACTTGTTCCCAGACTCCAAACCTAGATACACTTTTTTTCCCTACTTGAATACATGTTTCAAAGATATTCTCTGGTATTAATCCTTTATGTTCTGCAAAACAAACAAATATAACTCTATCTAATATTTTTTGTGTCTTTGTTAAACAAGTTTTTACATCCAAAATATCTTTATTATTTAAAAGTATATCATTAAATAAATTTAATCTAGTATTTTTATATAGGTCATAAAAACCTTTTTCTATGGCTTCCTCTTGCTTTATATTTTCTTCCCAAAGTACTTCAACCCTAGATTTTCCATGTTTGGTCATTAAAGATTTAGATGACAAAAGATATAAAAATTTTTTAAATACATCATCTTTTTCATATATATCTTTAATAGAAAAAAATTCATACTCTGTAGCATCATTAGCATTATACAATCTAATTTCCTTGAAGTTAGAGACAATAAGCCATGTGCAATTTCTTCCATATTTAGGCAAGTAAGAAAACCCTTGTTCTACTGGTGTATTATGATTGTTTTTTCTTAGTTGTTTTGCATCTAAATTAGTTGTTGGTTTTTTTAATTCTATTGCTACTCTATAGTCACTTTCTTCATTAGAAAAATAGCCTAGTACAATATCAGCTCTTGTTCCATCAATCTTAGTTTTTTCTTCTGGTTTTATATTATAATCCATTATATTGTCCGTAAGACTTTTATACCTAAGAACTTTGTTTAAAATATCCGATACAAATATTTCCTTAAGTTGAATTTCATTTAATTTATCAATAGATTTATTATCAATTATATCTCTCCATTTTTCTAAAATTAATCGTCTTTGTTTATAGTCATATAAGTCTAGGTCTATTTCCATATTATATTTTTCTTTTAATAGTTTTTGATTAAAAAGATACTTTTCCATACAATTCCCCTAATTCTATTTAAATAGTTTATATTTTTTATTATATCAAGTGTAAATGGTAAAATATACCAATTTACACTAAAATATAAAATCATTCATTAGATAAAAATATATATTATTTGTAATAAATATTAGATAAAAGGAATTTATTCTTGGTAACACACTAATAAAATAATAACTATCTGTTATAATAAACTTTTTTATTCTATACAAAAAAGACAGCTATATAAGCTGCCTTAATATTTTTAACTTATCCATCAATATGTTTGTCTGACCAAATAATCTACAGTCCTTCTAAATCCATTCTCTCCCTTTAATATATAAGCTTCTTCAAATATACATTCTATATTTTCATACTTATTCAATGTATCCATATATCTACATATCATATCGACAGAAATCCTTTCAAAGAATAGCTCGTTTTCTATTATGTATCTCACATTCTTAAAATTATAATCTTTTACATTATCTAAAAATCTTTTAATTATAATCGTCAAATTACTACTACCTTTTATATCCCTTATCATCTGAACTCTTTTAGCATTTCTTTGCAATATATCCCCATCAAATTTGTAAACTGTTTTAATTATACACATAAACAGTCACCATCCTAATGATTCCAAGTATATACATCATCCATACTCTCTATTCCATCTATCATGGCATGAACCTCATTGAATTTAGTAACTGGTATATCTTCCCACTTAGTTACATTATATATTGAAAATAATCTTGTCACTACAGTTCTATAATCATAGTTATAAGCATTTACATTATATCCTTTTATTTCCGATAGCTTTATCTTTAGCAATTTTGACAACATTCGTGTGTTCTTAGCTTTGAATCCTATCATATTTTTCATTTCTTGAAATTGCTTATCTTGTTTCTTATATTTCTTATCTAATTTATCTTCTATTTGATTAAATCTAGTATCTATTTTCTTATCGTTTTCTATTGCAACTTGTTTAATCCCAGCAAGTATACCATTAAATATCATTGGAGCTACTCTTTCTTCTAAATTATTTATATCATATGAACCAGTTTTTCTTATACTTGGTAAGACTTCTTTAGTAACCCAATTTTTAAATTTTTTAGCAGTTGGTAATTTACTACCAAATATCAAAGAATACAATCCACTTTCATTTGTTATTTTCATGTTTCTATTTTGGCTGCCGTCGTGAATTACGACATCAGCTATATCTTCACTATCAATATGAGTCTTCAACGCTTCTCTTGTATTAGCATAACCTAATGCTATAGCTACGTCTTTGCCTACAAACCAAACCTCATTATCTATCTCTATTGTTCTTATTTCTCCAAAATCATTATTTTTAAATATTTGTAAATTATTCATCATACAAAATCCTCCCCAAATTGATTGTAAGAAGTACCTCTCTATGATAGAATATTTCATAGAAGATAACTTCTTGTATAAAGTAGTCCATCGTTACTTTGGTCGGTATGTGGGCTACTTTTTATTTGTTTTCCAAAAGTAAATCTACTCCTTTTCTTATTGCTTCTGTTCTAGTAATATTTTCTTTCTCACAATAATCTAACAATTTCTTATGAGTATTTTCATCAAACCTTACTTTAACATCAACATTTTTAGGATTATCTACTTTTGGTCTTCCTATCTTAGAACTCATTGTTTCACCTCACTTTTTGTGTTCCACAATATAATCATATTATTTGCGTTCCAAAAAGTCAATATATTATCCAGATTTTTCTAATTATTTTTTTAATTAATCAATTTGAGGAATTTCATATATTATCAATCTCCAAACAAAACCTCTATCAACCTAAAAATAATATTATACTAAAATCAAGACAACACATGATAACATTCGTATATATTTTGTTATCTTAATTTTAGTATAATAGCACCATATCAAAATGTCAACAAAATATATACATTTGTTGTCATTTATGTTACACTTATGACAAAGGAGCTGATATTATGGGAATCGGAGAGAATATAAAAACATTTAGAAAAGATAGAAGAATGACTCAAGAACAATTAGCTGAGAAAGCTGGGATATCAAGAGTAGCATTAGGGAACTATGAAAGAGAAGAAAGAGTTCCAAATTTAGATATACTTGAAAAATTAGCAACAGCTTTGGATACTTCCACAGATATAATAATGAATCTTCATAAATTTAGTCTTGATGAAATTCATGAGTTAAACATCACAGATGGAAATGATATCCCTCTAACAGAAGAGAAATATGCTTATATAAAAGAAAAAATAGATTTTTATACATCAGAGATTATAGAAGCTCCTCACCATGCTTTAGAATCTTATTATCAAAGAGCCTTTATGTATGCTATACTTGGAGATTATGAAAATGCAATTGCTGACTATACTAAAGTGATAGAGACAAATTCTAAATATAAAAATGCTCTACTAGAAAGAGGAAATCTTTATACTTTCCTTGGATATCCTGAAAAAGCATTGTCAGATTTAGACAAAATTTTAGATTATCCTAATAGGAAAAATTGTAGAGATATACTTGAAGTAACCATACCTTTGAAAGACTTAAATAAAATATTAAAAATACGTAATAAAAATAATAAAGAACAAACCCCTTACCATTTTAAAAAAATAAGATTTATAGACGACAATGCCATTTTACCATTTGATGAATTTGATGACCTTATAAAAAAAGAACATTTAAATAATAAAAAAGACAAGCCTTCTCTATCTAGTAAAATAGACCTACTAAACGATGATTGCCTAGACCTAATCTCCAATCTAGTGGATAAACTAATACAAGATAAAAACAATCTAAGATAAGTATCTCAACAACTAGAGATGCTTATTTTTATTTCTAATATATAAACATAATTATCCTTGTCATACCTCTGTCATCATTGGAATAACTGCAACATAAATTATTTAATAAAAAAAGACAATCAATTTAGATTGCCTCTAATATATACAAATTTAATTATCTTAATGCTTTTTTCTAACTAAATAATCCATAGTCCTCCTAAACCCGTTTTTTGCTTTCAATCTATATGCATATTTAAAATCATTTATATCACCAAATTTATTTATATATTTATTTATTGTATGAATTGAAACTCTTTCATAAAACAATTCATTTTCTATTATGTATTGTGCATCTTGTAAATTACATTCATTTATATTTTCAAAAAGATGTTTAATTTTAGTCAGTAAATTAATATCTCGCTTCGTATATTCAATCATCTCAAGTCTTTGCTCATTCTTCTCTAATATATTTCCTTGAAATATTTCAGATGATTTAATTATACCCATACTTTTCACAAAATCTTTTTTAAAATTTTCCATATACGTCATCCCCCTATAAAATGTACTTAAAAATACTAAATAATCTCGAAACTTATCTTTAATAATTTATTTTTGATAAGTTTCTCTTTTAAATAGGATACGTATCTTTTAATTATATAATAATTTCTTTTCAGTAGAAAATCAAGTGAAAAGGAATGAACGCATAGGAAAACGGTATAAACGCAATTTCAAGAATAATTTTATTCATTTTATAATTATAAATAATTTATTTTATTCAAAATCTATCACATAGAAAAGAAGTGAGACTCTTTTTAAAATTGTTATATTTTCTATAAGAAATTGTAGCTTTTATCTTTCTATCACCTAAAATAACTTCTTTCCTGTTATAATTTCTAACTTCTAATAAATTTATTAAAAAACTTTTATGACATCGAAAGAATATTTTACTAGAAAGTTTCTCTTCAATCCTTTTGATTTTAATTGCAGTAAAAAAACTTTCAGTCTTAGTATGAATCTTTATATATTTACCTAAACTCTCTATACATATTATCTCTTCTAATTTTATTACTTTTGTTTCATCTTTTATTTTAAATTCTATTAATTTCTTTTCTTCAGACCTCTCAATGAAATATTTTGACATTATTTTTTCAAAAGAATTATATGCTATAGGTTTTAGTAAATAGCTAAAAGCTCTAACATCATAACCTTCTGTAGCATACGATACGAAAGCTGTTGCAAATATTATAACAACATCCTTATCTATTTTTCTTATTTCTTTTGCTGTTTCTAAGCCATTTATACCTTTAAGTCCTATGTCCATAAAAATTATATCTGCTTTAATATAATTATTTATTAATTCTTCTCCATTATTAAAACAAATAATTTCATATTCAATATCTTTTTTAAAGAAAATCTCTATATATTCAAACATTATTTTTCTTTGAATTTCTTCATCTTCACATATAATTATTTTAAACATAATAATACCTCCAATATTGCTATAAAGTTCAAACAAGTCTTTCCGGAATTATTATTTGTTATACAAATTCTAACACTTTTTCAAAATAATTAAAATGGAAAAATATGTAATAATATGTTATTTATTTTTGTTTTTTATCATTTTATTTGTTTTTTATAAATTTATATATAATATTCTATATTCTACAAATATAATAAGATTAGTAGCTCTTATTTTATTTAAAAATCTATAAGAGTTACTAATCTTATTATATTTATGTCATATTTCCAAAATCGCCAACAGTGGCGATTACTTAGTATTCTTAATTAAATCCCGAACTATAGATATTTTCTAATTTTTCCATGTATATACATCATCAATGTTTTCTAAATTATTAATTATTTCATAAACTTCATTAAATTTAGATGCTGGTATATCCTCCCATTTATTTACATTGTATCTAAAGAATATTTTAGTCATTATGGTTTTATAATCACAATCATTTGCCTTAACATTACATCCTCTAATATAAGATAATTTTAGTTTCAATAATTTTGATAACATAGTTACATTCTTAGCTCTAAGTCCAATTAGACTTTCTATCTCATTAATTTTTCGATTATTACTTTCTTCAATTCCATTAAACCTATCATCTACATACTGTGCTACAGATTTAAATCCTCCCATAATACCACCTTGTATCATTTCTAATAGATAATTTTGATTCATATTGTATGTACCTGTTTTACGGATAGTTGGTAACACTTCATCAGTTACCCAGTCTTGAAATCTTTCAGCCTCTTCTTTTCTTGATTTAAATATTAACTTATATACTCCACTTTCTGTAAGAAATTTCTCTCCTGCATTATTTAATTTTCGGATATGCATATTGTGCATATCTGAATTAGTCAGTTTAACTACCTGATTATCATTAAATTTTCTAATACTGCTGTTAACATCTGAAATCTCTAAACACTCTGCCACATGTTTAGGATTGAATAAAATTTTACCATCAAACTCAAATACTTCAACTTCCTTACCTTCAAATACCATTAAATTATTCATATTGCAATCTCCCTTTAAATTTTATTTTTGCCAAAGAGATTAGAATGATATTAATAACTACATGCTAACCCCTTAGCAATGCCTCATTATGTAATTATTAATCTCTTCTTATGTTCCTACATCAATAGCCTCGTGTTTCACACCCCTTTAACAGTTGTTAAAAATAAATATTTTTAATTTTATTTAGTTTAACAAACTTTTTCTTCTATAACAGAAATCCATTCATTCTTTAACTCTTCCACATCATTTTCAAACAGCTTACATGCTATCTCATACAATTGAGGAATCATACTCATTTCTCTATCTATATAGTCTATCTTATTCTTAATTTTAGGTTTGATATCACAATTATTAATTCTTCTCTTCAAATCCAAATGATATTTTTTCTCAAATTCGTCATATAACAAATTCCATCTCTTACTGAAATTTTTAGGTTCTGCCTTGTATTTAACTATTTGATTAATTCTCTGTCTTTTCTCTGCTAAACTTATATCTTCTACAAGTCCAATTATTACATCTTCTTTATGGACAACTTCTGTTTCTAATTGTTTGATTTTCTCTCTCTTTTCTTTTAGTTCTGTAGCCAGTTTTATAATTGTATCTGGATTAGATAGTATTTCTTCTATCTTTGTATCAGTCATATAAGCTCCATGCTTACGAATAGTTGGAATTACATCTATTGCTAACCATTTTTGAAATTTTAATGCTGCTTCATTTTTAGCTTTCATTCCTAACATGTAAAAAAGTGATTCTGGTATGTAATCATCTTTCGACCACTTGTGGTCGAAACCAAACTCCTTAGAAAATTCATTCATTCTTTTCCATCTTACTGACTTATATTCTTTTTCACCTTTTTTCTCTACCTTGCACCAACCAAATCCAATCGCTGTATCTTCAGCATTAATACCTATACTTCCATCTTCATAACTTATAGTTCTAACATTTACCCCTAGCTCTTCATTTGAAAATACTTCATTTCTTTTTTCATTTTCCATATACACATCTCCCTTTTTATAAAATTTAACCAATACTTTTCATATTATTAATAATTATTTTATATTTTATTTAGTTGTTGGCGTCAACAAAATAATTTATACATTAAAAATATGATTAGCATATTAATTCTCTATTTTTAAATAGTATCATACTTTTTCATATTTTACAATATATTTTTAAATTTTATTTATTTTAAGAAAATGTGCATATGAATTTTAACTATTCTACTGGTACTCCCAATCCATTCATAGTTGATTTAAAACATTTAGGAACTCTTTCTTGTGCCTTAGAATTACTTTCCTCCATTATATTTGTTCTAGGTCTAAATGCAGGATTATATTTAGTACTTCCATGTCCCCACACACCTCCATTTTCAAATCGCTCCATTGGAAAAGCATGTGCTTTGCTATATATATCAAACCAGCTCCCACTATCTTTAATTTCTGTAGCTACAGAATCTGATGTTATTTCAGACACATCTATTGCATTAAGTAATTCATAAGTTCTATCATAAAGTGATGGAGCATAATCAGAATAAACTTGTTTGTTTACTTCTTCTTTTACTATCTCTTTCATTTCTTTTCCAACTTCAGGCATAGATGCAGCAATCTTATTTTTTGTATAAGCAACCAATTCATCTAATGATTTAAATACCATCTAATTCACTACCTTTTCTTTAATATTATTCATTTTTTCAATTTCTTCAGTCTCTTTTAAAACTCTGTCCTGCAATATCTCATTCTTCATCTGACCTAACTTAACCTCAGTATTCATTAATAAAGATGCAGTTAATTCATTTTCTATTTGACCTATATAATACATCACAGTTTCTAATTCACTAGATACTTCACTATTTATTAAATTTTCTATTTCAATATTTAATTCTATATTAGTCAATTTATCAATCAACATTTTAAGAATCTCTTCTTGAGACAATGCTAAATCAGGATTCTCCATACCAACCCATATTTTATTTAATATATCTTCCTTAGTTTTCTTATCAGGATTTCTAACTTCTATATATTCCTCTTTACCATTCTCATCTACAATTGGTATTATAGCCCTAACTTTATCTTGTATTAATTTATCTACTTGTATTTTATTCATATCTATCTCTCCCTTATTTTATTATTGGATATTTACACTTAATAGAAACTTTACAGTTTCCAGTAAACTTCAATATATTTACACCTCTTCTTAACCTAATCCACTTTCTATTAACAATATTGAATCTATTCTCACCATTACTATTTAAAACAGTGTAATACAAATTATCTATTGTTATTTTTTCATTTAATCCTAATCCACTTATAACTAAATTGTCTTCTTCATTATCGCTGATAGTGGAGTTTCTAATTGTTATATCTCCTTCTTTTAGACATTCAATATCGATTACTGGAGCATATTCTTCATCTACATTAGACACATTATTTAGTTTAATTTCCCTTGTATCTTTAACAGTTATTACCTTTTGAAAGTTCTTATAAGCATAATTTGTATATGGTTGAAACTCTATTTCTAGCACACCTTTTTTATCTTTTGTATATTTTTTTATTATTTTCTTTGCTTTAAAATAATAAATTTCTTCTATATTGTCATAACTAATAAAAGGTTTAAACTCCCTCTGCCAAAACCAATTACAAATATTTTCTAATGTATAATCATCCCATTCATAAGCCTCTCCATGTTCACTACACAAACAGAATTGTAGTGTTATAGGTTCAATAGTAGTTTCATCCTCTGAGTAACAAGGATTCTTATTAAAACTACTATCAGATTTAATTGCTTCTTCGTAGGGTAATCCATATTCATTTAGTATTTCATCATCACCTAAAGTAACTAATTTAATGTTCATGGATTCACTTGAGATATTATCAAATAAAAACTTATCATCTAAAAATACCAATTTATCACCTTCTTTCATTTTTTTTAAGTTCAAATCCGATTAAAACCACATTTAAACGTAAAAAAATAACCCCTACTCAATTAAGAGTAGGGCATTTTACTATTTCTTAGGTTTAGTATCTTTCTCATCTTCTAATTCAACACCTAGCATTGAAGCCATTCTAGCAGGATTAAGATTTTCATCTCCTATAAATGTGAATGTAGCATACTCTTTATTTTCATCTGGTAAAACATCTAATGTCATATTAAATCCAGATGGGTTCTCAGCAGTAAGATTTAACTCTATACTTCTTTGTGCTTTTGCATTTGGAACACTCATGTATAAAACCATATATTCACCATCCACAGTTTTAACCATTACCTCAGCTTCTACAACGTAATTTGGTGCAGTAGATTCTTCTTTTATTTTTACAACTTTTGCTTTTGGTATTTCTTCTAAATAGAATACTGCTACCTTATCTCCTGCATTAAAATCGGCAGTAGATATTGTTATTTCTGTATTAGCTCCTGTAACTGATGAAGTGAATTGTAATTTCTTAATTATAGATATTCCATCACTTTCTATACTATATACAGATATGCTATTTGCAACTGGCTTTATATTTTCTAAAGTAACTTTCTTAGTACTATCAGATGTTAATACTTTTCTTTTCCCAACCTTTGCAGTTTTTTCATCTATATCAGAAGATAATAACATCGCTAATTGTGCCATTTGTATTACTTCTTGTTCCATTGTTAAACTTGCTGTTATTGCTCCATCAAAAGCTATTGTATTTGCACCTTTAGCTTTTGCATAAACTGATTCTGAATCCAGCTTAAAGTTAAAAGCATTTAAATCCTGTGAATAAAACAATACTTCTCCTGTTACTTTATCTTTTACTATTACATTACCTGCATCTTTCACTGCAAATCTTTTCATATTATAAAATCATCCTCTCATTTTTTTTGCATAAAAAATAGCACTGCTATTTAACAGTGCTAAGTGGTATTTTTATCTCTTTAGACCAATGCTTCATTTTATCCATATCGGTTTGATATTTAAATGACCATGCAAAGCCTAAACTTTCATCATAATTTTTAAATTGTATCTTAGTCTTATAAGCATTAATTAATTGCCAATAAGTCATTTTTAAAATCACATCCATTGATATATATCCATCTATATTTTGAACTATATTTATATAATCACATAAATGGTATGCTTCTTTTTCTCTTTTCTTTCTTTCCTTCTCTTTAAAATGTGCAATTAACTGTTTTTCTCTTTCAGAGCCAGTATTTTCAATCCACTTATCTTCCTCATCTTTAAATAAATTCTTTTTATCAATATAAAACATTTCTAAAATTAAATCTGATACTAGTCCAAAATCCTCTCTACTTATAAAAGCATTTTTCTTTTTATCATCAAATTTAATTAAAATTCCCGTTTTAATATTATTCATATATTCAATATTTTTAATATCAGTTTTATATAATATAGATAAAGATTTTTTTATCTTATCACTAAGTAACTCAATTTTTTCAGAAGAATCTTTTCTTGATGTTAACATCATCAAATCTAAGATAGGTATAGCATCATATTTACATTTCAATTCAAATGATTCCTCGTTACATAGCTGAGAATAGCTCTTTTCAAGTACTAAAAATGGATTGACTATCTCTAAATTAGCCATATCAAATTTAATTAGCTCTTCAATAGTAGGTTGATATACAGTTCCTAATATTTCACTTAGTTTAATTGGTAATCCTGTAATATAATAATTTTCCAACATTACATATCACCAAAACTTTCAGCTGATACAGTTATAACAAATCCGTTATAATCCGTATTTAAATTATACATTTGATATACATTTTCTAACTTAATCTTACCTATACCAGCTATTTCCTCATTTTGAGTTACAATATCAACTATACAACATACTAATGCAACATCTCTTAAGCCATTTGCTGTACTTTGGCATTCATCATGACAAACAACACCAATTTCTATCTTTGTTTTTTTAATTGTCCTACTTCCTTCAAAGCATGGCCTATACTCTGACATTATTATAAAAACTGAAATATCTGCTTCTTTTAATACTTTTTCTACTCTTCTATTTAGAAATACTTTTTTGTTTCTAAGTTCTTTAACAGGATTTTTTATATCAGGCATGGATAAAATATCTTTTTGGGATTCATCATTATAAATCATAAATTTAGCGAAGTCTTGATTTGACATTAGAGTTGCTCCTATATTACTTATCATCTTGTTAGGGAAAGCCATATAAACCCATATATCTACCCCCTTAGTGTTATTTTTTTAGTATCTATTGTTTTATTTGTATCTTTATCTTTAGCCAATAGCAAGGCTTCAAAGCCAGAATATTTAGCCAATGTATTAGCCTGTATGACACATTTTTTCTCATCTTGATTAATTATATTACAATACCTATATTGCTTGTCTAAGAGCCATTCAACTCCTTGGGAATGGTCTATTCTGTATTCATTTTCTTCACCTAGATTAATAAATCCGTCCCCCATAATTTTACTAAAAGGAATAATTATATTATCATTTTCAGATAAATCATTCCAAGCAATATTATTTATTGTATCATCTTTTGAAATCAATGCATCTTGTAAACAAATAGCTTTAATAAGACCATCTGCCCCCGTTTCTCTGCCATTATACTCAAAGTCATTAATACTAGTAACTCTAAATGCAGTTTTACCAGTTAACATTATTCTAGTGTCAATATCTATAGTTTTAGTGACAGGATTACTTCCAAAATAAAGCTGTCTTTTTGTATCTGAGATAGAAGTATATTTATTATCTGCCATACCATCAGAATATAAGGTTAAATTTTCAACAGCTATAGGGATTTTATACATCTGACCTTTATATTTATAATTAAAGAATTGATTGCATCTTTTTATTATAAAATGTTTATATGTATCCATTTCTTTATGTTCCTTAAATATAGTTAACCAATAACAATTATCATAGAAAAGATAACAACCCACATCTACATCTAAATCAGATTCAACTAATAGATTTTTTTCATCTAAAGCTCTTTTATCATTATTAGTTATATCATTAATTGCAACTATAGCTCTTTTAGTATCTTCTGTTATACAAATTTCATCTATATCAGTTATTGGTACTTCAATACAGGTTGGTGTTTCTTTTAGGTATTTCTTAAAACTTAATCTAAGTTGTAATATTCTTTTTTCTTTAGGAGTTGAACAACCAAGTCCAATTCTTTTTTTAAAATTATTAATATAACTACTCAATTTTATCCCAACCTTTAAACCCTTTATATGAATACCTTGTCTTATATTTGGCAAGTTGCTCTCTAATCTGAATTTCTAATGAACAAAGTTTTGCTAACATATTAGCACCAGACTTAGTATTATAGTCTGAATCAGTTAGCATCTGCTTTAAATTTTCTTCTCTAAGAATCTTAGGTTGAAGCCACCAAATCATCATTCCATAAGCTAATATAATTATTTCATCTAAATCAAGGTCTGAAATTATTTCTCCTAGATATTTACTCTTAAATAAGATTTCTTCCTCTGTTTCTGTTTCAAAGGTTATCGTACAGTCTTCCTCTTTATACTTTATATTATAATCTTTATTGATTTCATACTCTTTATCTGTATATTTTCCTATTAGCTTTATTTCTGCAAATTTATTATTATATTCAATAATAAATTCTGATTGGCCAATTGGAATTGTAATACAAGACTCTTCTTGTCCTATTATAGACAAATCTTTTCTACATTCGTAAAAATCAAATGTAGCCTTTTGAAGATATGAATACATCATTTCCTCAATTATTTCTTCTTCAAGTAACAACATCTCCTCATCATTTATTAAAGAAAGAAATTGTTTATATATATCTTTTACTGGTGTAGCCATATCATCACCACTCTTTCAACAAAATAGGTGATGTATAACACCACCCTAGTCCTCAAATAAGCTTTGTAAACCTAGTCTAGTAGCTATTAAATGTTCTTTATAGTGAGAATCAAATTTACCTTTTTTGTATAATTCGATTACCCTTGAACCTAAGCACTCTATCAAACCATAATTAGCTTTTTCTACTAGATTAACAAACTTATCATTATCTAATTTTAATAATATATGATTTATATAGTCTAAATCATATTCATCTAAATACTCATACATATCCTTTAAGTTTAAATATTCTAATATATCTTCAACAGTATAATCATCACTATCAACATCAATTATAGTTATAAGATAGTTTTCAAAATACCCTCTATGTTTATTTGATATCTCATATAAATCAGACAATAATATAAATGTTTTTTCTCCAGCTTTATTCATTTCAAATATTAGTCTTTCATCTCTATCTCTATAAAGAACAGTACCTGTATCTAAGTTCATTATCTCAACTTCTATTTCATCTTTAAGCTTCCTTAATTCACTTCTCAATTGTTTATATGTTTTTTTTGAACTCTTCTTTTGCAATATTTTATTTTCATTAATTTGTTCAATTTCATTTGAAACTTCTTTTTTTGCTTTTCCAGCCATTTTTAATCTCCCTTCTAATTATAATGTTATTGTATCTTATACATGCCAAATTTAGATGCCACAACAACTCCTAGATGCATTTTTCTTGACATGAACATTTCTATTTGTTGGTCATCTCTAACTGTTCCATCAGTATTTTCTATTATCAATGTGTCACCTTCAAAACCTAATTTAATTATCTTCTCATCATTTGGTATAACATATAAAATATTATTGCTTAATGCCCATTTATCTCTCTCAACATCATAATAATTAGGTAATTCTATTACAGGTGTTCCACTAAAGTTTTTAACATATCCAAAGTTTCTCTTGTCATCTTTATCTAAGTCAGCTCCAACACCTTCTATATTTCCTACTGCCTCTGGAGTTCCATATATAGCTACAGATTGTCCAGTAGCACCTTTGACCTTGTTAACTATTTTCTTTAAGTCTCTATCTGAATAAGCAGCACTAGTTTTTAAATTAGTATGTACAGATGTATAAGCTCCTTCCATAGTAGATGCTATTGCCTCTGCTATATGATGTTGGAATGTAGAAGATACTCTATCTACCATTTCAGACCAGTCTATTCTTCCAGTTATAAATCTATCAAATTCTTCATATATAGCAATTGCTAATTTAAATGCAGATGTAGGAACTTTTTTCTCTAATAATCTTTGTCTTCTTGTACTATTTTTACCTTCAGCTATATTTGCAATCCTTAATAAATCAGTATTTTTGACTGTAAATTCTTTTTTACTACCTAAATCAAAGTTTTCTACATCACAAAAATCTGAAAATGCCTCTTCAGTTAATCTATTTACTTTATCAGTTATTGTTTCAGATAATATTTGGAATATCTTATATTTATTTTCAAAGAACGTATATTGTCCCCATTTACCTCCGCATATATCTATTATTTCTTTTCTTAATGCATCTTCACATTGAGCATAATTTTTTACTTTTCCATTTAATATATCATTTGATAAATCTTTTAATGCTATTATATCTATAGCCATCTTTTTTCCACCTTTCATTAGTCATTTTTTGCATAAAAAAAAGAACTGTTTCCAGTTCATCTATTTGTTATTACATAAAAGATACATATACAGACTCTTGTCCATTAAAGTTATACAATTCCTCAACTCTTGCAACTACTGAACCTGTAGTTTTTTTTGTCAATTTATATGTATCCGCCTTAAGTTCTAATTCATCACCAAGAGCTACTACACCATCAAAATGTTTTTTAGCTAAAGTCATACATAATCCCTTATGAGGTAATCTAACTCTATCTATTTCACTTGCTTTTAATTCATAATCTCTTTCATCTAATCTTTCATCATATTGAAGTGCAACACTGTCTAAAATTCCAAATCTACATCCTTCTGTTAATTTTTCTATTTTATAACAATCGTTTCCTAGTTCTGAATCGACTAAACCACCTAATGCAACTATAGCACCATTTTCTAGTACATCACTTCCATTTTTTGCTGTTACAACATCTGGGTATTTATCTATATCACAATTTAATATCGCTTTATCTGCCATTTTTATATCTCCTTTTTTATTTTTTTTCATAAAAATAAACACTACTTATTTGAGTGTTTTCTTAATATTTGTTCATATGATTTTGTATTTTTATTTTCATCTTCTAATGTAGATGAATAATTTATTTTTGCTTCTTCAACTATAAGTCCCTTATCTGAATTAAATTTCTTCGTGTTTTCTTTTAACTTAGCATAATCAAGTAAACTTAACTCTTTTCTTAAGTCCTCTAAAGATATCTCTTTATTTATAGCAGATTCTTTAAAAGTCTTAATTTCCTCTTCTGTTAAAGAATTAAATTCTGAGATAACACTAGAAACTTCTACTTTATATTCTTCCATTTCTTTGTCAGCCTTAAATTTTCTTAAACTTTCCAACTCTTCAGTCAGATTTTTTATTTCAATCTCTTTTTCATTAAACTTTTCAAGGACTAATTCTTTTAAAGTATCTTCTTTAGAAAAAGTTTCTATAACTTCTCCTTCTTTTTTCTCTCTCCATTCTTCTATATATGATTTTCTGTTTTCATAATCTAAAACAACATCATCTCCATCTATAGAATATGGTACACCATAATAGTTACAATAATTTATATTATCTTCTAATATAGCTATTTTTTCTTCAGGGAGAATAGTTCTTAAATAATATTCTCTAGTTGTGTATTTACCTCCCCAGTAAGGGTCTTCAACCTCAACCATCTTATTTTTTAATTGACTATTAATAGAAATTTTTATATTTTCTGTTGATAGTCCATAGTTTTTCTTTTTATCCAATACATTTTCCTCCTTTCCTTTAAACGAATACATTTCTTTACAAATATCATAAATTGCTTTTTTATATTTTGAAAAATTACTATATGAACTTATAGATGCCCCTTCGATTCCAGGAGCAACATCGTCTCCTAAAATAGTAATTCCTAAAAAACTAAATTTTTTAATATTATAATATCCATCTGCTTTATCAACTTCTCCATCTTCAACTGCTATTTCCATACTTACACTTTTTGACTTTGACTCTGTCAATAATTGATATGCTGAATTAGAATAATGCTTCCAAATAAGTCCTGTACAGTTCAGATATGTCTTTCCATCTTCTTCTGTGTAAGTTATTTCAGTATTATTTGGAATCACACCAAGCGGTCTTTCTAAGAATTTATACTCTATAGAATAACCATCTTCATCCTTTACAACTTTAGTTATCATGTTATGCTCGTCAAAATCTATCGCATTTTCTTCATCATCATATTTTATATATCCAAGTATTGGTATATCTGATAAAGTTGATTCTGCATTATTTATAGTCGATAAATCAAACTTAGTTTTATTTAAATTTTTACCTTCATGTAAAATCTTTAATTTCACATTTAATTTTCTATCATCTTCTTCATTAGAAAATGTCTCAAATCTACATGGAATACTAACTACTTTCAACTTCTCACCTCCTTAAATAAACATTACATCGCTAAAACCTATATCTTTAAAATCTTCCTTACTAAAATTAAGTATTTCAGTAGGTTTATTTTCAAATAAATAAAATGATTCTTCTCCACATTTATTTTTGTTAATAAAAGCAAATCCTTTTTTCATTAATTCGTCTTTTTTATCACTTGTAAATGCAATAATAAACCTTTTATTATTTGTTTTCATCTTTTCTATCTGTTTTATTTCCATTTGTCCCACCATCACCTTTGTCTTCATTAGTAGGTCTTCCAGCATCATTATTTGAAAATGTATATGAAGCCTGTTTAACTGGCAACAAATCATCTATCTCCATTAATTGTTCTGCCTTATATAAATTAGCAATTTCAATTGGTTCTTTTCCAGTACTAGCTAAATATACTAGCCTACTATCTCCCACACTATTTATATTTTCTCTAAGTTGTTGTGATATTTTAGATTGGTTAAAATAAGTTGTACCGACAAAGTAAAGTTGAAATGCTTTTGATGAGTTCTTTTCATTTAGTTCATAATTTATCCATGTCTCTATTTCATTTTGAATCCTCATTGGTATTAAACTATCTGCTATGACACCATCTGCAATTGATTCTGTATTTATTTTATCTGAGTTAAAAAGAGCTGTATTAATTCCAGCATTATCAAATATAAATTCTTTTGCTTCTTTAACATAATCATTAATCTTTGATTTTCCATCACTTAGATTAATTCCTTCCATATCTAGTGGAGTAACTGCTACAGACGTACCAGCTGGTAAGTTTGATTTTATATCATGGTAGTAAGCACTTAATAAATCAAAAGCAACTAGTGGCTCACCATCTTTACCATAAGGAACTTTCCCATGTATTAACTTAATACTTTCAATGATAGCATTAGAACCCTTTAAATCTTTCATATCTTCAAGTTCCAGGATATCATCAAATAAAAAGCTAAAAAATGGTATTCCTTTTGTCGAATCAACGTCTATATTAAATGCCACAGCATTATCACTTAATTCATAATACTTATTTTCTATTAAGTCTTCTTTTTTTAATCTTCCATCATTCAATTTTTTATATGCTTCTTGAACTTCTACTGGAAATGCCGATAAAGTCTTCCTATTTATTTTTCTTAAATCAATTCCATACCTTAATACTCCATTTACTTTGGATGTTATTGTACAATAAGAGGCTGGTATTTGTTGCATCATTATGCATTTTGAATCTTCAATTTTATATAGATATATTTCTCCTTGTTCTAACACTTTTTCAGTTATCCAAGGACAAATATGTTTAAGTTGATATTTTTTTAGAAGTGCAGCTGATTTAAAAAAAGAGTCGACATAATCATTTTTATCTTTAAATTTAGAAATATTTATTGGTATAATATAATGGTCAAATGTATTCATGGTTGAAATCATATTTAGAATTCTTTTATATGTACCAGATGTTTCTTTAAGTAAAAGACTTACCTTTTGTAGTAATTCTACATTTTTGTAAGGGGCTGTCATAGCTTTTCTTACTTGGTCTCTACTTATATTTCTTATCTTATACATTTCATTTGATAGATTTATAGTATTTTCTATCATTGCATAATTTCTTTGTCTTAATTGTTCATTTAAGTACTTTATTTGGTCTAAAGTATAATCTTTTTTATCTCCTTTGAGTTCTATTATGGTTTCCACCTCCTGACCAGAATGAAATTATTTGTCCACTGTTCTTACTATTTCTCTTTTTTAATTCTCCATCTAGTAAATTTGCTAGATAATTTCCATATGCTAAGGAAGAATATCTATCTTTCCTTGCTTTTCCCTTTTCTTTGACCTTAAGCCACTTTTGACCATCATTTTTAACAGTTTCTAAGTTTATTAATTCGTTTACAAGTAATGTAGTTTGTTTGTATGGTAATATCATTCTCGCTTGGTCTGTATAATTTTTCTTTGCATATCCAGATGTACTACTTAACATGTCATTAGCTTCTACATCATTTATAGGTAACTTTATTCTATTTTTTAGAAATACATCAAGTAAGCCAATTATACAATCATGATTTATTTGTCCATATGCCTTAATCTCAAATATAACTGGATAATTCTCTTTTGAAACAAAATTATTGTGTAAATGATTTGTATTAGCATGAGAAAATGCATTATATTCTTTATTTCTAGCATCATCATAATTAACCCTAAGTAAATCAGATAAAACACTTTGGCCTACCCCTTGAGTATCTATAACTAAGAAATCTGCTTCAAAATCAAAGAATAATTGTTTTAATCTTATTGCTTGTTTGTCTGGCTTCATACCATTATGAGATTCTATATGAACAACCATTCTTTCATAATAATCTTTTTCAGGCAATAATCTCCAACATGTATACACTGAGTTATCATTATTGTCACCTTCTGCAACAGCAATGTCAGCAGAAATTATTCTTAGTTCACCTTTTCTTTTCTGTAAATTACACTTAACTTTTCCATTTTTAGATGATAATACTTCTAAATCTGTTGGAGGATAAAATGGATTTTTTAATGTTCTACATGGATTCACATAAGATGATTTAAATATAGCATCTTCATTTTCTCCAAAGAAAAGTGATTCCATCTCCATAATCCAAGAAACGGCATCCATTTCTCTTTTCATTTCATCTGCTCTCTCTTTATCTAATATTCCATGATGAAGAGAAAGTTTATAATTACAATTAAGTACAAATTTATCTCTACCATCTATCATATCTTTTACATACAATTTAAATTTGTCATATGCTTCATGCATCCTAAACCATGCACTACTTAAATATAATTCTTTATTAGGCTCTGGAGGGTAATCTTCATATTTTCCATCTTTTTTAAACTTTAGATTTCTACTTACATTTAAAAATGGTTTAAGAATTCTATCTTGTATTTCTTTTTTTACCAATCTAAACTCATCTACAATAAGAATATTGAAACGGAAACCTCTTGATTGCTCATTTGATACTATAGCTTCTATAGTGCTTCCATTATGAAATGTTACTTTAGAAAATTTGTTATTATATTCTATTTTTTTTATCTCTCTAGCTAACATAGGAGATTGTTTTACTAATTCTTTTTCTATCTTTTCTCTTATAATAAGTTCTGCTTGTGATTTAGTAAGTGCAGCTATACCAATTTTAGAATTTGGATATAAAACAGCTCTACAACATGCATATACAGCAGCAATCCAGCTCTTTGCAAACCCTCTGGCACATATAAGCATCGCATAATTACATTCATCAAACATATATATAAGAATAATTTGAACTAAATATAAATTAAGACCAAAATAATCAATACAAAATCTATGTGGATTTTCTCTATAGAACTTAGTCCATTCAATTATTCCTTCTTCAAGAGCTTTATTTTTATCTGAGTTAATTTCGTTATTATTTAGCTTTCTAGTCTTGGTCATCATTTGGATTATCCTCACTAGCTAAATCAAATACTTTTCTCATTTGTCCTATAAACCACTTATTAATATATGTTTTTATTTTATCTACATCTTTAAATTGTTCTGAAGGCTCTCCTATAGGTCTGTAATTTTCTATTTTATCAATCCATGTACCCCATGTAATAGTTTCATTTTCTGCTAAACTTGCTTCTTGAATAGGTTTTATATTTGCATCATTCATAAGCTTTGATATTAAGGTATTCATTTTTTCAAACCCTGTAGCATCACCATTTCTTAGAGCTTCATCACTCTTTAGTAAACATTTAGAGATTTGTTCTAATAACATCTTTTCAGCAGGTCTTTTACATTGATATGCCATAGAAAACTCATTAAATTTATTTTCTAAAAACATATAGTCTTCTTTTCTTAGTCCTGCTCCCCATCTTTCAACCATATCATTATTTATTTTTATTTCATTTAATTTAAAATCAGAATCAATATCATCTTCAACTGGATTTTTTGAATTAATATTATCAAGACTTGATTTACTCACATATCTAGCATTTGCTTTAGTTTTCATGTACTCGCCTAACCATTTAGATTTTCCTTTGTTTTCCTTGTTAATACATGCATTATATAAGTCTTCATCATAATAAACATCTAACATTACAAATAGTCTCTTTGCTGCTATTTTTTTATCCCCAGCATACTTGTAAACTAATTCATCATACAATTCTTCAACACAATTTTTGCACATAGGAAAAGTACTCAAGCTCTTATGTAATTTACTAGAGCTACTATAAAAATCTCTTGCTGCTGACTTTTCTTCTCCACAACAAGAACATTTGATTTTACCTTTTCTAGCCAACTTATCACTCTCCTTTTGAGATGAAAAAAGAGAGGTCAGTATGAAACCGACCTCAGAAGGGAGATTGAATTTAGCCCATTAAAGGACTAATACCATATCATAATGATGGAATATTATTGTATTAGTCCTTTAATAATTAGCTCTATTTAAGCTTAATATTATAAGTACATAATCTTCCATCATCATTAAATATCATTAATTTTTGCATTGTATATGAACTTAATCTTAGATTCTTAGCATATGTATCTGTTCCAGAAAAACTTCCATTTACAATAATTTCACTTTCTCCATAACTATCTTCTTTACAATTGTGTAGATGAGCCATGAAAATATAATCAGGAATTGATTTTATAAGAGATGTTAATTTAGGAATTGCTGTAGACATTTTATCTTTATCTCCATGTACTGCAAAACATGTATTTCCACATATTTTAGCAACTATTATGTCATTATCATATATATTCTCTTGAAATATTACATTGTCTAAATTTTTAATTCTTAGCTTTATATATTCATCTATCAATAGTGTAAAATTATCTTTATCTAAGTTTTCATCTTTCTTTGGAAGAACTCTATCATGATTCCCTCCTACTGAATAAACAATAATCTCATTAATTTTTTTAGACAACTCATATATAAATTCACTAAGTATTTCAGACACCTCTATAATTTGTTCAACTATATTTTCTCTATTTTCTAATCTTATAGAATTATGTATATGTCCAGAAATCAAATCTCCAAGTAACATTACATGTACTCTCTTAACCTTATGTAACTTACTATATTCAATAATTTTATCTTTTAAATATTGTATCCTTATCTTGAATATTTCTGAATTATATCTATTAAAAGCATTAATAGTCTCTAATCCATAATGTATATCTGAAATTAGTATAATAGCCTCTTGATTTGAAGATTCATAGCTTTTGTAACTAGAATCACTTAGAAATGGCTTATGAAGCGATATATCATCTATTTTATTATTAAATAAATCAATTATATTATCTATCCTTGAATATTCTCTTATTTTCTTATTTACTAACGACCTTTCATCAGATAACTGTACTTTCATCTTTTTCAACTCTAATATTTTCTCATTTATTTTATCAATCTCTTCTTGAGTAGAATTATCCTGTATCTTAGAATTAAGATAATCAAAAGCCTCTTTCAAGCCATATGAAACTTTCCTACAGTGGTCTGGCGAACATTCTAATCCTAATAGTTCAACTATCTCTCCCCAATCCAAATCTATTTCTTTATTAGCTTTTGCTAATCGTATTCTAAACCTATAGTCAACCAGTGACTCATCTTCTTTTTTCTTCAATATGTCTTCCATATTCAATATCTCCCTATTTTTCACATAAATATCATTATCAATATATTAAGTAAAAAATAAATAGTCTAATGTTAATTTATTGGACTATTGTTTCACTTAATCTTATCGTTATATTTAAATCTGTTTTTCCAATATACTGGTCAAAAACATCACTAGATAACACTTCATTATCACCATTTTTTGTATGCTCTATAAATTTATAAGTACCATCTTCTTGTTTTATTACTTCACATTTTTCTAAAATTGTTCCTTTATTATTTTTCATATATTTTCTCCTTTATTTTTATATTATATAACTCTACTGGGAATATATTTGTTTGCAAATTAGGCAGCCTTGTAGCTAACAATAGCTAATATAAGTTAACGCATTTCGCATTTATCAAGGATTTTATATAACTTTTTTATTTTATTTTTGATATTTTAATAATTTAATCTTTTATACTTGAGATTTCACATTTGAATTTTTAACTTTAAGCTTTATATCCATTATTCTCTTTTATACAGTACAATCGTTTCGTTTGTATGTACCCATCACTTTTATATAAGCAGTTTGATTTTTAACCCAAAATCAATGGGAACTTATAATTTATGTTATTCGCCTAACCTGCAAATTAAAAAATAGTCCAATTAAGGACTATTTTAAATCTACATCTATAATTGTAAGTGCATTTGATGTACTCAATGCAAAATCAACTTCCTTTTCAAATTCTTCTATTTCATTCCTTAACTTTTCTATTTTCTCTCTTACTTTTAAAGGGTCTACTAAAGACCATTCCTGTTGTTTTTTATAAAATGAAATAAGTTCTGCTCCATCTTTACTTTTTTCTTTTTCCTCAAACATTTTATCTGTATTTCTTTGTACTTCTTCATTTCTACGATTTACTTCAGACATCATACAATCATAGTTACTAACCATTTGTCTCAACAAGGATTTATCTAATTCTATACTATTCTTTCTTTTTATTGCTTCTAAAACCGTATAATTTTTATTAGCAATTTGAACATTTGTTATAGCATTAGAGATATTAATTGCTTTATCTAATGCATTATAATTATATATTAAATCTTCTATTTGCTGGTATTTACTTGAAACTTCTACATTAAAATCTTCTACACTTGTTTTTGTTTCATATACATTTTTATCAGAACCTTTTTTAGTACCTACAATTTTAAAATTACTAATGCATCTATCTATCTTATCTTCTAATAACTTCTTTTCTGCTAAAGCTTTATGAACATTATATTTAACCATAAAAACATCTCCCTTTTAATTAAAATATTATTTTAAAATAACAAACTCTTTTTATTGGAAGAGAGGAAGGGATTTGAACCCTCGTATCAATTAATTGACCTAATAGTTTAGCAAACTATCCTCTTTACCACTTGAGTACCTCTCCATATTTGGTAGGAATAATAGGAGTCGAACCTATGACCTTTCGGGTATGAACCGAACGCTCTAGCCACCTGAGCTATATCCCTTTTAGTAATATCATCATCTCTGTATTAACAGATATCTATTATTAATTACTAGAACTTTAACCCATATATTACAATCATGAATAATATATCCGAAGCTTTAGCTGAGGATAACAACTGAACGAAGTGAAGGCGTTAGTTATAGCTACCGCGTCACTTACGTTCCTTGCTATCACTTCGGCTAACGCCTTGTGATTAAAATTATAATTATAAAATCCTACTTATTACATATTTTATATAATGTTTCTTGTTTCTTTTTTGTTCTTTTTCTAATTTTTTCAATTCTATAATTACATTCTTTTAAATAATTAATGAATTTATTAGCAGACATTACTCTTCTTTTATTATCTTTTAACTCATATGTATTGATGATATTTTCCAATTCATATTTAAATAACCATTTATTTAAATAGTCATCTTGTATAACCAGTCCTTCTTCTAATAATTTATTTTGTTTCTTTATTTTTTCTTTGCCTATTGCTGCATCTATATCAGCACAACCTTTACATTGTCCATTGCTCCAATAATATAATTGCAATTTTACCTCATAATCTAATGCATCTTTTTCATTTTCAAAATACTTAATAATATCAACATTATAATTATAGTTATTGTTTTTTACTATATCATACCATTTTTCATTTCTGATTTGATTATAAATTCTGTCTCCAATTCCTTTTCCAATATAAAAGACATTCTCTTTACCATCATGATCTATAATGTAATGTTTATAAACATAATATTTATCCTTTTCAAAGTATTGTAAATTCATAACATACACCTTTAAAATATTTCTTTCAAAAAAATCCGATGACCTGCATATTGATATATATATTTATATAAGTATGCGAGTTATCGGAAAAATTAATATGAGTTGTATTTTACTAGTTTATTATTAATATTACTATTATTATTTCTATACCTAAAAGCTTTAACAATTATATCTAATAACTCTTTATTTTTCATAACATTAGTTCTATATTCTGTCTTATGTACTTGATATAACTTAACTAATCCTATTTCTCTTGCAAATTCATTGAATGCTATGTATTTATCTTTCTGAGTTACATTTAATTCATGTTTATTATGTTTCACCATATTTACTACTCTATTATAATTTTCTTTATCTTTTAAAAATGGTGTATTTGCTATAATTCTACATGCATTTAGATAATCTTCATACAAACTATTATCAACTATGATATTTTCTTTTCTTTTAAAGTTTATATTTTTATCTGCTACCAGTCTAACCTGATATCTAAAATTATCTAATTCTTTATCTTGATTTACTCTATTTTTACAATTTTCTTTATGTGGTATTAATTCACTTTTAATACTTAAGACATCTATATCTTTAAATGTAGCATATGTAACTGTTTTAGATAGATTAGAGGGCATAAAGATATTATTTTTAATTAATTTATTTTTATATCTTGATATGGTATTTTTGTCCACTCCTACTATATTTGCAATTTGATTTGATGATAATATACTCATATTCCCCTTTATATCTTGCATAGTTAGAATCACAGCCATGTAATATAATAATTTATTTATATCTACTTTACTATCAAATTTCCAGACATTATAAGCAATTTGTTTAAAAATATCATATGCTATATATTCACTGTCTTTTATTTCTTTTCTATAAAACTTTCTTTTTTTACCTTTTCCATCATAAAAAATATTATTTTCTTCTAATTTAGAAGCATATTTTTTAAAATCTTTATATAACGTATTTTCACTAACACATATTATCTTGCTTACTTCTTTTATATTTATTTCTTCTATGATATCATCCTCTCTTTCTTAATAAAAAGAAAAAGAAAGACTTACTGCTATCTCACGACATGTGCTTTCTTTTTGCTTAAAAGATGGAGATTAATGGAATCGAACCATTAACAATCTCCTATATCTCCACAATGATAAGTCCAATTAAGACTTATCCATTTTATATTTATATTTTATTTAGTTGTTAACTATTTTAATATCATATGTTCTTTTACAAAAGAATTTATAAATTTAACTGTTGGTTTAGTACTGGCTGGTATAATATATTTTTCTCCTTCTTTTCCTGGTAAAGTATGTGTTTTTTCACATGCTTCTATTTCTTTTCTTCCTATTTTTAGAAATCCACCTATAGTAGCGTCTTCACCTGATTTAAATATATCTACAACTAATTCTTTAAATGCATCTAATACTACATCTACTTCTTTTTGTTTTAGTTCTAATCCTTCTTCCTTTAGTTTCTCTTGAAATAATTTTACATATTCATTTTTTCTCATTTTCAATCTCTCCTCGACTTTATACATTTTATTTATTTGTAGTAGTATTAATTACCCCTACATATATTAATGTCTTTTCCAGCCGATTTTATACCCTATTTTCCCCACCCATTAGTTGCAGTTTTTACAGTTTGAACGATAGCCCTTTTTCCCATTTTTATCAAACCTTTGTATTAGTTTAATTTCTCCACATTTGCTACATTTTTTATACTTTCCTTTTACTAAATAAACATAATAATATTCGTCTTCATATATTTCAGTATACTTATCTATAAACTTATTTACTATTCTATCAATATGTAAATTTACATTTTTTTGAGCTATACCTAATTGCTTGGCTATTTCATTTTGTGTAACACCTTTTTCCCATAATGATAATATAATTTTTTGTGTATCAGTTAACTCTATTTTATTTAATATGTCTTGTTTACTTAATGCTATCTCATCTATTAAGTTATCATTATAAGGAATTTGTAATAGAGCTTTTACATGTACTGGGTCAAACATATCTATTAAATCACAGTCTATATTGATGTCATTACAACTATCTTTTAATGGAGCTTTCCAAATTATGTTTTTATCTTTTTGGAGTTTGACTTGTAACATATCATCCTGAACTAGTGGTAGTTGTTTGATTGCAAACCTGTAAATATCCCCGCCTTTTTTAATTCTTAATTTTACATTATTTGAATTTATACTTTTTGATAAATTTTCTCTATGCTCTTTATCATTTTTTAAGTTTAATAAATACTGTTTATATTTATAATAATCTTCTATTTCAGAATATTTTAATCTATCTTTTTTACTTATTTTTATATCTGGAGATAGTTTAAAATTTTTCTGATTTTTTAGTATTCTTACTGGTTTTCCATTTGAATTTTCATTGTCTTCAACATCAAATTCAACCACCTCTGCATGTTTTCGCATTTTTTTCTCTTGTTGCATACTCCTTTTAAATTCTGAATAAGAGTCATATACTTTTATATTTTCTTTTTCTTCTTTTTTATCATCCTTTGCTAATAGATATGTACCTACTTTTTCTAAGAAATGACTTATATTGGTTTCTGACCATAATACATCTGTTGTATTTAAATTAGCTTTGCATATTCCTTTATCGAATACTTCTTGCCAAAATTCATCATCACTGAATTTAAGCTCATCTATATTTTTTAGATTTAATAATTCATCAATAAATTTCTTTCTTTCTTCTAATGTTTCTAATTTATAGTCTAATTTATGCATGTAGTCCCAAATACTTTTATTATCTATTTTCCCTTTGAAATTGCCACTTATCAAAGCCATAGCTTACCCCCTCACTATTATTATGTCTGTCACATTTATTCCCATGATATTGACATTCTGGACATTTATATATATTTCTTTTTCCAATTATATTCCAGTCATCTAAAAATTCACTATAATCCTCTCTTAATATTTTTATATTTTTGTTTACCATCTTCTAGTCCTTTCATCTTTTTGTATTCTTTACTTTTCTTCATATTTTAACCTCCGTTTCAATTTTGTTTTTTAATTTTATTTAGTTGTTAAATGTTTTTCATATATAAATTTCCTCCTATTAATTTAATATTTTATCTATAATTATATATTAACATTTTATATTATTTTTGTCAATTTAGTATTTTATTCAGTTTTATTCCCTGTTGATAAGCTGTTAGTAAGTTGTTGATAACATGTTGATAAGTTGCAATTTTATTAACAATTTGTATTTTTATCTGTGCATAACTATATAATTTTTAAATTGTTTCAGATACTTTAATTTTTCGATGTACCATCTCGTGGTATATCGAGGCAAAAATCGAAAAAACGTTGAAATATAGCGATTCTTTCGATGTACCATCTCGTGGTACATCGAATTTTTCGATATCCCATGCTATGGGCGTACCATGAGATGGTATATTAATATAAACAGTTTTTAATATATTTGTTTTTGTATTTATTTGTTTATGTAAAGGGAAAAATTACCTTGAAAAAATGGGAATTATAAATTATAATAAGTTTAAAATAAAAAAAATAGGAGGGTGTAAAAATTAGACTATGGTAAAAGAAGATATATTCAAAAGTAAAAGTATTAGCTTAAAAGCTAAAGGTCTTTATGGAACTATCTCAGCATTTAAAAACGAACCTTACTTCTCTAAACAATTTTTGATGGACTATTTAGATTTGGGAGCATATTCGTTTAGAATGGCATGGAACGAATTGAAAGACAAGGGCTATCTTGAAGTTAATAAAAAATTTGAAAATGGAATATTTGTATATGAATACAAATTGTACTAGGAGTAACTTATGAATAATATAATAAAAATTAAAGATGGTGAGGTTTTAGATGTTAGACTAGAGGAAGATAGTATTCTTTCGGATGGTTATGGTATATCTCCAAAATTTCTTATGAGAAATAAGGACATACCTATTTACTCAAAAGCTATTTACGCTTATCTGGCTAGTTTCGCAGGTAATAAAAAATACTGTCATCCAAGAATGGAAACAATCTATGGAGAGTTGAACATAAGTAAAAATGCTTTTATAAAATATGTTGAGGTCTTAAAGGAAAATGGATTTATTAAGGTTTATAGAATCCAAAATGAAAATAATTTATATGGAAATAACGTGTATGAAATTGCAATGTCTAAGTCAAAAATTCGAGAAAATGCAGAGAGTTACATGAAGACGAAAAGGGAAAAGAAGAAAAGTAAAAAGTCACCTGATGAAGTAGCAGCTTCAACAGATGACTCGAAACGAAAAACTTTAAATTCAATTAATGATAATAATATTATAACACAAAAAGAAAAAGATATACAAGTACTAAAAGAAAATGGATTTACTGAATTAGAAATATATTCTATGTCTGAAAAAGAAATTGCATCAGGTGCGAGTAAGATGAGAGAGATAATAAAAAAACAACAAAAGAAATAATAAAAAGGTCACTAAATTAGTGACCTTTAAAATCTATTCTAAACGATTTTATTTCTGAATATGAATTAATTATCATGGACGGGCATGGAACTGTCTTAAAATGGCTCTCATTAAATATTTTTAGTATTATTGTTCAAGGTATCCAATTACATTTGCATAGAAACGAGAATCATCATCGACTTCTAGTTGTTTACTTATAAATTGATTAGCATATTTATTAAATGTTTTATAGCCCCCTCCAATACCAACAACATAATATCCATCTAGCTGACCAAATTTATTAGTGATTTTATTAATCATATCATCAATAATAGGGTACATGGCATCAATATAATCATCTAATTTGTATTTAGAACCCTCATACTCTATAACATCAATATCGTTTCTTAATATTACATCTATTTGACTTATTTTTATATCTGCACCATTTTTACTATTAAATTTATTTGCTATTGCTGTTTCAAAGTCTATGATTCCTTTTTCTATAGTGTCTGTTACATTAGGATAGTACATATCATCCTCATAATCATATTCATAATTACATAAATCTGTAGTACTGCCTCCAACATCTATTCCTAGAATATTCTGTTTAGTAGTAATCTTGTCTACAAGTGAAATAAATCCTGAATATCCTTCTGCTTTAACATCAACATTAAGTATTTCAAAAGTTTTTTGTTTTCCATCAATAGTAATTTTTATTTCTCCAGGTTGAATAAAAATATCTTGAAATAATTTCAAATATTTTTCATTAAACATTTGAGTTGGTGGTAATCCGGTTATCAATTCCACAGAAAGATTATCCTCATCAGGAAATATTTCATGAATCATGACTAAAACTTGTTCTAATAAATTTTTTCTAGTATGTTTAAGAACATTATTATTTAAATCTCCTACACCTAGGTAGATTACCTTACCATCTTTTTTCATAACACGTGCTTTTGGTGATATTGTTTTTTCAAATTGAAGTTTATTTGGTAACTTTTTTAAAATTAATTCTTTTTCAATATATGCTGCTGAATTAAGCATACTATTACCTAAGTCTACTGCAACTTTTACTTTTTCTTTTTTCATAAGTAAATCCCCCTAAATTATTTTTGTGGTTTTAAAGCTCCTACTTTTCTTTTTTTAGCTGTTTCATTTTGATTATTAGTATTAGCTTCGTCAATATCATTATTATTATTATAAATTTCATCTGCATGTAATTGTAGTACTCTTTTACAATACAATCTTAAACTTCTTTCATCCTTTTCAGCTAGTGATTTTAATTTATCAGCTAATTCTATTGGAATAGGTATCTGTAAATTATAAGTATCCTTTTTTATAAAAATCCCCTCCTTTTATAGCTCATTTAGTTTAATTATATTTCAATTGGTATATAATTACAATGCAAATTTAATATAAATTATATATACTATTAAACTATAATTGTAATACAAAATATACTACAAGCGTAAAGAAGGTTATATTACAATTTGTTTTATATTTAATTATAAATTTTAATATAATTTATATGCAATTGCATATTAAATATTAATAATTTTTATAAAAACCATACATACACTACTTAAATTTGAAAATTGTTTTATAAAATTTATCATTTTAGATTGATTTTCTGGAGTATAGTGTCTACGAAAATTGATATGAAAAATTATATAAATTACTATATATTTTTCTATAAAATAGGCATATTTATATGTTTTAATCTTGAATAAATTGCATGAAGTATATTTTGTTTGAATTGTATTGAATTTTAAGTAAAAAATGATAACTTGATAGAATTAAAATTTTGTCTATAGGATTTTGAGATGTTCAAATTTAAAACATACACTATTTAAAATTATTTTATAACAATTATAGTTGATTTATAGGATATAATATATATTTTATATAGTTCATATAAATTAAAATAAAACATACACCCCCTGTTCATGCTTTAGCCTTATAACATAGGTTCAAAACATAGATGGGGCTATTTTTTTATCATGATTAATGAAAAATAAGTATTGAATTAACACTGTTTTATAATACTCGGAGACGGTTTGAAATTGTTCATGAGTGTATGTTTAAAAATTTGAATTAGTGGTGTAATTTTGTATAAATGTTTATTTTAAGGGCTGAATGGAATTTGGGATGTAGAAGAAAAAGGACTACAAAATGATAATGAATATCATTTGATACTAAAGTCTAAAAATAGCCCCCTTTCTTCTATTTTTAAGGTCAACGTCGTATAATCATCTTATTATACGACGTTATTAATGTATGTTAAGAAAAGAAATTACTTTGTTAAAAACGAATAAAAAGGTACTAAATCTTACTTTTTATTAGAAATAATAATTTATGTTATTTTAAAGATGATAGCATGAGTTATTATTTTTTTGTGTTCATTATTAAATAAAAAAAGCTTATAGAAATAGAACTCTTACATTACTAGCTTAATATTATCAGTACATTACTATCATCATCATTGCTACATTTATCACTACATAATCATTACATTTACTTTCTTAATCATCAATCAAATTTACATACTATAGTAGATATAAAAAATAATTTACACAATTATGTACTCATATGCAAGTAATATCAACATGTTAAGCAATATTCTTACATGAATAATAACTAAATAAAATATATAAATATTATAGAATATATTGACAAAAATTGGAAAGTGATGTATTATTAAATCACCAAATGAATAAAATCAAAAGGAAGTGTGACAAATGAAAACTTATAATGACACAAGTTGATTAGAATACGACAATTAGCTGTATATAACATTAACTATTATGTTATAATAATAAAAGGAGCGTGGTCGTGATGGATGAAAAGATACTAGAATTATTACAGAAAATGGATAGTAATATTACTGAAATGAAACAGGACATCAATGATTTAAAAATTGGACAGGTTGAAACTAACAACAGACTTGATAACATGGACAAGCGATTTGATAGTATAGAAAATAGGCTTGACAGTATTGAAAAGAAACAAGATATACTATATAATCAATCTATTTCAACAGCAGAGGAAATGACTTCTATTAAAGATAACTTTGATGTGGTTGACATTAAGTTAAATGCAATAGAAACTAGAGTAATTAAGATTAATAGAAAGCTAAATGGAGCAACCGACCAAGTCGCTAGAAATATGGAACAATTAGAAGAAATAAAAATAAAATTACAATAATACATAAAAAGTACTTGACATTTTGTTAAGTACTTTTATATTTTTAATTTTTCCGATGACTCGCATATTGATATATATATCTATATAAGTATGCAGGTTGTCGGATTTTTTTGATATGGTTATATTATAATACATTCTACACAATATAATATATTATACAAGCTATTATATGCCATTTTAAGCGTATTGTAATATGATTGCCTTATGTTTATACCTTTAGTTTTTAAAATTGAATATAAAAATAAGCTAGAATATATATGTCTAGCTTACAGTAGTTTTTTTAATGTATTTATTTGTTCTTGTACTATTGTTTTACTTTTAGTGTCTAACTCTCTATAATTATCTAATAGTTTGACTTCTTCTTCTTCAAGTTGTATATTTTCTCTATTATCTGTAAGACAAGTTATATAGTCTAATGATACATCATATAATTTTGCTAACTCTTTCAATGTTTTTATATCTGCATCCCTTTTGTTGTTTTCATATCTACTGATTGAAATATCTGAAACATTTATAATTTGTGCTAACTCTTTAATTGTGTAGCCTTTTTCTTTTCTTAGTTCTCTTAATCTATCACTAATCATTTTATCACCTCTTTATATTTATTATAATATCATATATATTTATTAAGAACAATCAGTTATATATCCAATCGGTCGTATATCTAAATATATTAACATCCGTTTAGATATATTTTTTATTAAATTATAAAAATAAATATTGACAATATATCCGTTTGGATATATAATTAAATCATAGCAAGGGAGAACAAGAAAACACAAAGCCACCTCTCAAATGAAGTAACAGGCAAAGAACCTTCTTAAAACTCTAGCTAATATCTTAAAGGGTTCTATTAAAAAATATTAAACTACTATTAAAAAATTACTACCTTTAAGTTGACCTTTTAATGGTGTGAATGGTGAAAGGCACACAACACAAATATTACACATAGTTTTTTCTTCATTTTTTAACTACAAAAATGAATTAGTCATACCAGTTGGTGAGGTGTTCCCAACATTAAGTAATTAAGTAAATAAAATTAATAAAGGTTTCCAATTAAAGCCTACAAAAAATTGAGGTATCAACTTAGTTGCTTCTATAATGGCACTCAATACAATTTAATATGACATAGCAGTTGTGAGGTACTGCGTTATAAAAAGTACTAAAGATTGAGCATTAAAATTATAGTTTGTACTGCTTGACACCTACATGGTTATAAACTATCTAATATTTACTAGTATAATTTAAACTATTTATTAGATTATTTTAGTAAGTGTTAGAATACAACACTTAAATTATGATATAATAATAAAATAGGAGTGTGAACGGCATGGATGAAAAAATATTAGAATTATTACAAAAAATGGATACTAGTATTAATGATATACAAGGAGAAATAAAATGGATTAATACTAGACTAGATAGTATGGATGGTCGTTTTGATGGGATTGAAAACCAACTTAGTGATTTAAAAGAAGGGCAAGAAGAAATTAAAAAGAAACTAGACTTAACTTATAATCAAGTTGCTAGAAACATGGAAGGCATAACAGAAGTTGGAGAAAAAATAGACACTTTAAAAAATGACATGAACTTTGTAGAAATGGCTACATCTAAAAATTGGAATGAAATAGCAAAGTTAAAATCAATTAAATAGTAATACATAAAAAGACACTTGATACTAAGGTGTCTTTTATATAAACTCTTAGTATGGTATTATTATAGAATAATGATATTCTTGGAGGGAACAAAATGAACTTAGATAGATTAAAAGAATTAAGAGAAAGCAGAGGATACACGCAACAAATGTTAAGCACATACATTAATATGTCGACTTCAACCTATAATGATAAAGAAAAGGGTAAAACATCATTTAAAATTGAAGAACTTGAAAAAATAGCTAAATTGCTTAAATTCAGTAAAGAAGAAATGTTTGAATTACTCGACTTAGACTAATCGAGTAAAATAAAAAATAAAAATCCGAAAAATACGTTGACAATATTCGTATAAGAATATATAATTAAAGTATCAAAACAAATATAGAACCAAATTCAAATCCGAAAAATGCTATTTAAAAAATCGGATATAATAGTACCTTGAAAACTTAATACGACATAGCAGTTGTGAGATACTGCATTATCAAAAACACATCAAGTATTTATTAGAGTAATTTATTGATTGTTTTAATAAGTACTTGAATATAGTACTTACATTCATGTTATAATAATAAAATAGGATGGTGAACGTTATGGATGAAAAAATATTAGAATTATTAAAAGAAATGAAAAGTAGATTTGATAGTATTGACAAACGATTTGACAGTATAGACAAACAATTTGATAATATTGAAAATAGACTTGATGGTATGGACAATCGATTCGATAGTATAGAAAAGAAACAAGATATTTTATATAATCAAGCTATTGCAACAGCTGAAAATATAACAGAGATAAGAGAAGATTTAGGAGATGTACAAGTCACAACAACATGTAATCTAAATGACTTAAAAGAATTAAAAAAACTTAAATCAGTTAAATAAGCAGTACATAAAAAGACACTTGAATTTGAGTGTCTTTTCTACAAGCTCTTAGTATGGTATTATTAAACAATAATATCATTGGAGGTATAACGAATGTATGAGCAGAGAAAAGCAAAAGTAATATTCAATAAAGGAGCTGGTAATTCTAGGGGAGAATCATATACGAATAGGGTTACAATTCCAACTACATGGATAAAACATATGGACATAACTAAACTAGACAGGGAAGTTTTGTTGACTTTTGATGGAAATAAAATAATAATAGAAAAAATAGACGAGTTTCTGATATGATATTACTATAGAATAATAATATTGGAGGGACAAAATGAAGTTATATCTATTAAGAGAAATAAGAGAAGAAAAAAAATACTCTCAGGAAGACGTTGCAAGAGGTATAAACATTTCATTGCGTTCTTATGTAAGAAAAGAAAAAGGAGAACGTGAATTTTCAATATCTGAATTTGAACGATTAATAACTTTTTTGGACATTGATGCAAATACTTTATTAGAAAAATAATAAAAATTTTTAAAAGAATATGTGACCAAATGGACTTGACAATATAGATTTTATGGATTATAATTAAATTAAGAAAAGGGAAAACTTTAAATCAACATATGACCAAGTGGTCATAAAGTGGAAGGAGGATATAAAAATGCTAAATATATACTTAACTAACTTAGGGAAATATAATTGAGATACCTTTTATATAACTCTCTGATATGATATTATTATTTTATAATGATATTACTAGGAGGCGTGGCATGAATTTAGCTAGACTTAAAGAATTAAGAGTAGAAAAGAAATTCACACAACAGCAATTAAGTACAGCGATAGGGATAACTTTTAAAACCTATTCGAAAAAAGAAAATGGGCATAGAGATTTTACAATAAGCGAATTTGAAAAGATTTGTTTTGTATTAGATATAGAGCCATCAGAGTTATTGGAAATAAAACTATAAAAATTTTTTAAAAATAATTCTTCAAAAATATATTGTATTTTTGGCGAATATGTGATATAATAAAATCAAGAAAAGCATAAGAGAGAATAACAACAAAATATAACTCGTCGTTTTCGCCATATTAAATAGGAGAATAATTAAAAGGGAGGATATAAAAAATGAATGAAATAATAAAAATACACATAGTCAATTTAGGAAAGTATAATTGAAATGACTTTTATATAACTTTCTGATATGGTATTATTATTCTATAATAATAATGTTGGAGGGAATAAAGTGAATTTAGAGAGACTAAAAGAAATAAGGTTAGAACATGGCTATACACAACAACAGTTTGCTACTTATATTGGTTTGTCTACTTCTACATATACAGATAAAGAAGCAGGAAAAACAAAATTTAAGGTTGAGGAATTAGAAGAAATATTAAAATTTCTAAATCTTGACCCTTTGGAATTGCTTGACTTAGATTAAAAAGTCAACTTTCCTAAAAAAATAAAACCGAAAAATCGTTGACAATATCCGTTTTAAGACTTATAATTAAAATATCAAATAAAAAAATTTAAAATAGTAAAAACGAAAAATCGTTTTGGAAATTCGTTTTATAATAAATAAAAGGGGGATATAAAAATGAATTATAATAGTTTAAAAAATCAAGGAATAATAAGTAATTTTGTAAATAGAGAAGTATACACATGTGTTACATCAATGGTTGAGTACATATTAAAACAAGAAGGAGACGACAAACCATTCGACTATAATGACTTAGAAAATGTATATATAGATAATAGTGACAAAATAAAAGAACTTGAGGAAAAAATAGAAGAATTAGAAAGTAAATTAAATACTTTAGAAAACGAAAGAGAAATAGAAAATATAGAAAATCAAATTAATGATTTAAAAAATGAAGTAATAGAGTTAGAAAATGAACAAGATGAACCAAATGAAGTTTATGAATTTTGGATAGTTAGTGGATGGTTATGTAATAAATTAAAAGAATTAGGGGAAGTTGTAATATCGTCTGAAAATATTTGGGGTAGAGGTTGTACAGGTCAATCAATATCATTAGATTATGTGATATGGAAAATATGCGAAGATATGAAAATATTAGAAGGTCAAAAGAATAAATGGAAATAGATAAAAGTTCTAGGGCGTTCTTTAAAAACGCCACTTCCAATAAAAAATTGAAAGGGGAATAAAATTATGAAAAAATTAATAATCAAGATAAAATCATTGTTTAAAAAGGATTTAGATAGTAGCTATTGGAGTAATACAGAAAGTATTATATTAAAGTGTGGAAGTAGTAAACAATTAGAATTATTAAAACAAGCTAATAAATATATATAAGTGCCTAATTTCAAACATTATTAAAATGTAATACTAGTTTTAGAAAAAGCTTTAAGTAGTTTTGAATATTAAAAACTAAATACAGAATATTCAAACAGAGATGATTGGATTGAAATATGAGAAAACAACGCTTCGTATACCAGAAGACGAATAAGCCCAAAAGAGGACTTATTCTTTTGTTTCTTTACACTTTTCAGCATTTAATTTTTCTAAACCTAATTTGATTAATTCAATAGTAGCTTGTGTTCTTGTAGAGAATCTTTTATCAAACCTAAAATCATCAATTTCTTTTAAAAGTTCGTCATCAACGGTTATTGTGAACCTTGGTTTTTGAGTAGCCATTACATCACCTCACCTTAAGTGTATTATACACCAGTGGTGAAATGGTGTAAATATAAAAAATAAAAAGATAATAAAAAAGTGTTGACATGGTTCATCAGTTCACCTATAATGAAAACACGAAGTGGTTCACCACTGGTGATGAGAGGGGATAAAAATGCCAACTAAATCAAAAAGAATTTCAATAACTATATTTCTTGAATTAGAAACAGATTTAGATGTTTTAAAAAAGGAAGAGTTTTATAAAGAATCTCAAAGTATGGAAACAGCAATCAATTAGAATTATTTAAACAAGCTAATAAATTATAAAGGGGGTAATAATTATGAAATACATTTCAAGTCTAGGGATTTATATTACAAAATTAGAAGATTTAAGAGATAAAATTGATGATGATTTATACAACTGGATAGAAATACATCAAGATACAGAGGGGTACAAGGATAAATTTGAAGAGTTAAAAGAAGAATTTGATTATTATACAGATATAGCAAAATCTAATGATATATGTTTTTTAGAAATATCATCATTGTTGGAAAGTAGTATTAAAATTTTACATCAACTTGAAAATTATATAATTGAAACTGATAGATTAAATAGGAAGAAAATTCTATCTTTTATCTCTTCTGTGAACTTAAAAGAAATAGAGGAAACGATTGACTGTAAATAAAATAGGAGGGTAATAACATGATAAATTATTCTGAATATATGACGGCAACAGATTTAATAAATATATGTGACCTTTTAGAAGGTGAAACAATAGGAGAAGCAGGAACTTACAATTCTTTAAGTACTAGATTGGGAAATTTAATCGGATTAGACTGGTCTTTAAAAGGAGAAGAATTAAGACATCAATTAATACAAAATATTAATAATATGATGTATTTAGATAATGAAAATAAAATTCAATATAAAGAATTTTAAATAATCTAAGTAAAAAAATAATTAATTTATAGGAGGAAAAATATGAATAATTTAATGGTATTTGAAGGTAAAGAGGTAGAAATATTTGAACTTGATGGGAGGATTTTATTTAATCCTAAACATGTGGCAGAATGTTTAGGAATAAAGAATGTAAATGATAGTATATCTAAAATGAACGAAAAACAAGTTGTAAAGTTAACTAATTCTAAAATCGGTTTAACCGACTTTAGAAAATTACATAATAGAGGAGAAAACTTTCTAACTGAAAGCGGAGTATATAAATTAATATTTAAATCTAAAAAGAAGGAAGCAGAAAAATTTCAAGATTGGGTTACTGATGAGGTATTACCAAATATACGTAAACATGGTTCATTCAGTATCAATCGTGATAACATAAAAGACGTATTAATGCCAGTAATGTTAAATGGTATGTTAGCAGGATTTGAACAATTATCAATAGAAAATGATAAAAAGATAGATGCTAGATTTAATCAAATAGAAAATAAATTAGATATGAAATATGAGAAACAAGATAAACAATTCCAAGAAATGAAAGATATGATAGGGTTAAAATCTAAAAATGTTTCTATGTTATCAAAATTATTAAAAATAAAGCTATCAGAATTAAAAGGATATAATGTTAATGCAGACAGTTATATTTATAGAACTGTGGTTACTAGATTATTTTCAAAATATGATGTAACAAAGTGGGAAGATATACCAGTTACTAAATTCAATGAGGTTCATGCCATGATAGATGGAATAGAAAGTATGGAAGATATTTATAGTTGGAACAATTAGGAGGGTATTAAACATGAGTATAATAAAATCATCAAAAAAATTTGATGGGAATGCACTGCAAAGAAATGCAAAAAGAATAAAAATGATAGAACGTATAAAAGAAGATAACAGTCTGTCAGCTCTAACTAAAATGTTCTTTGAAAATGTAAAAGAGTATAATCTATATAGCGTAAAATACATAATAGAAAACGAATTATTTTATGAAATTGTTTCTATTGACATAATTTATAAGTATATAAAATATATTAATATATTTGAAGATATACAAAATGATTTTGAAAGAATTTATAGATTAAAAGCACAAAATGGTTTTAGAAGAACTATAGACTATTTAATTAATCAAAATTATTGATAAGATAAACTAAATAAAATTCAACTTTTAATATAAATGGAGGGTTTAAAATGAATAAGTATTTAATTGGTTGCATAGGTAATTGCTTAAGAAGTATGAAAGCAATAAAAACTAGATTTTTTTTAATAGATAATAATAACATTGAGGATGTCACACTAAAGTTGTGTAAAGGAGTAGAGCATATAGCACCATTTAGATATAAATATGGATTAGCAAATTATAGTTTTGGTTGTGGTTTATCTCATTATTTAGATACATATAATTTAAACACTGTAAATGGATTAGATTTGAATAATACACATTTAATAATGCTTACTTTAAATGATTTAAAAAATATAGTAGGGTGTAAAACTGTCTTTGATATAGATGTAGAAGAAAAACTATTAAACTATATAAAGAGTTATTACAGATGAAAATACAAGTACTTAAAATATTAATTTTAATATAATTGGAGGGGATTGAAATGTTAATAAATAAGGCTAAAGGTATTAAAACATCACTTGAAACAAGCAGCTTAAGAGAACTAAAAGGATACATAAAAGATTTAAGAAAAGCACTATCAGGATATAAATATAAGAATAAAATAGATGAAATTACAGAATATCAAATAGATAAATTGTGTTACAAAATTGATAATACAGATATATTTGACTTGAAATATAAAGAAATAGAAAAGTATATAGATAACTTGATTTTGATAATTAATTTTATCTTTATGGAAATGTAATTAAAAGAATGATTTTAATATAATTGGAGGTTTAAGCATGAATGAGTATATTTTGATAAGTTATACAAAAGGTAAAGGAGCTTGTGACCACTGTGGAAGAACTATAAAAAATATAGCTACAATAAAAAATAATGTTACAGGAGAAGTTTTTCATGTTGGATTAACATGTGTAGAAAAAATAATGAAATTGAATGTTACATTTTACAAAGCATTGTCGAGAGAGATAAAAAAACATTACAAATGTATGGAGTACTACAGTAAGGGTTTAGATATAGAGACAAATCTTAATAAAATAGTGAAGAATAATACTAAATACAAAGAAGGTTCTTATGCTTATAAATCTAATGAACAAATGTTAGAAGATGCAATTGCGGAAGTGGCTTGGTCTTTGGCTCGTATGATAGATAGTTGTATGAGAATGAATAAACTTAGTAAGTCTGGATTGATAGATATAGATATATTAAACAGTTTGTTTATCAAGTATAAGGAATATATGAGTAAATTTGATGAAAATTACAATAAAAACAAATATAAATATAAAAGTTGTTATACTATGAAACCTTTAAAAGTAATATTAGATGAAAATGAAGATTTAAAAGAACTATATAAAAGTATGCAATAAATGTATGTAGGCGATGAATTAATGACAATGAATTTTATATAGATGAGGATTATATTTTATATAAAAGAGTGTCATATCTTTAATATAGGACATGAAGTAATAAAAGAGTTTAAAATTATATTTTTAATAGGATATATGAGTTATCAAATCGCTATTATTATAGCTATATTATTATAATTCAAATGATAATGATAGTGATTTGATAAAAGGATTTTAAAGATTATAAAAATCAAAAGGTATAAATACATTAAGATAATTTTCAAACAGCTTATAGAGGCTTGTACGGGGTCATAATCATAAACTAGGAGGGTGTAAAAATGAAATTTAAAAATATAGTTATGGGAATAGTATTGGGTTTAATTATTGTTGGAGTTGCAGGAGCAACAAAAGTTAAGGCTGCCGAATTAGATAATTTTTATGTAGAAACTACTGACAGAGTTGTAGAAATATTAGAAGATGAAAGTGTAGTTTTATATGATACTAAAGAGCAAGTTTATAATTTCTATCCTAAATCTTTAGGTGATTGGAACTATAGTTTTGATAATAAAAAAGATTTAGATAGAGCAGTTGCAACTTACAAAGAGCTGTCAAACAATATAAGTCACTCAAAGGATGTGTATGTGATTAATAAGTTGAATAACAATGGAAACATTAAAGTATTTTTAAGTGATGGAAGTTCAATTGTATATATAAAAAATGATAATAAATATTATTTTTATCCAGCTTGTATGGGTGATTGGTATTTAACATTAGATAGTAAAATTGATTTAAGTAATTGTGTTGGCACTTACTTTGATGTTGAGGTTGCAATATGATACGATATATGAAAGATATAAATAATATAAGTTTAGAAGATGCTGATATGTTAGCAAAAGAGGGATTTTGTTTTATTATAAAAGATGGTAAATTAAGAGGTTTTAAAATTGAAAAAATAAAAATAGGGGGATATGAAAATGAAAAAAATAACTAAGAAAGAAATCAAAAAATATGTAAGAGAAGCTATAAGTAATAATTTTAATTGGGAAATAGATAGATGCGGATTTTATATAAAAAATGATTCAATAAAGTTTTTTATTTCATATAAAGGACAGGGTGCAGACGAAAATATATACAACAATACTTACGAAGAAATAATTTACATTGATGATATTATAGAAGACTATAAAAGAAAAGAATATAATTTAAAAGATGTAGATTCAATAGTGCATGAAAATGTAAATAATATGATTATAGATTACAATGAGGAAATAGAAGAAAATGAAAGATGTATAAAGAGCTTTATAAAAGAACTAAAAAGTTCTGTAGGTGAAGAGTTTACAGTATTAGAATATGATAATTTTGTACAAGAAAAATATAATTATCTTGTTAATAAAACTGACTCATGGGATTTTTTTATGGAAGGTGAAGTATATAATTATTTAGATTGTGGAAGTTATACATATTCAGGATTAGGTAAAGATTATGATGTTGATATAAATATTGTCTTTGATGTAATAAAAATAAATTCAGAAGAAGATTATAAATCTATAATAAAAATAAAAGACATTGAATTGTTATAATTTACTATATATCTATAATATTTAAATATGAACTAATGATATAATTAAAATTAAAAGATATTAAATTTAATATCTTTTAATTTTAATTGATAAGCGAGGTTTTTTAATGAAAGAAGAATTAAATATAGTACCATTTTTAGCTGAGTCTTTGTCGATAAATAAAAAATGCTATAAACTCATAGATAAATATTATAATGAAAATAAATTAAAATATTCAAGTTTGGCCAAAGATAATATTTTTTATAATTCAAGGATAGCAAGTGAAGGAAGTATAATTCAAGAATATTATTTTAAAAAATCTTTAGGTATTCTATTAGAAAGAGATGAAAAGAAAATAACAAAAATATTTAAGGTTGGTTATACAATTGCTTACAATTATATTATTTCTATCCAAACATTTAAAGCAAGTACCTTTTTAAGAAAACTTATGTTAAAAAATAAAATTGAAAGTTTTTCAGAGGATGAATTAAATGGTAATATGTTAGTTGCAATTTCTTTATGTGGAGCTTTAGGGAAAGAAGTTGACGAATCAGATGAAATATATATAAAAGTAATTAGAAATTTGATTCTAAGAAATGAAAATTATAAACATGAAAAAGTTTTATCTATAGATAGACTAAGTAAAGATGAACAAAAACTCATTAGTAAGATAGAATTAAGATTAAAATCTACATATTTAAAAGAATATATTCCAAGCTCGTATACAATTGGAATTGATGGGAGTATAGGAACTTTTAATTTAGATGCTTTAACAGATTTAGACAGAAACCTTTTAGGATTTGATTATATATATGACCTGGAAGAATTAAGTTTAATTTCAATTGTAGGAAGAGACATATTTAAATCTAAACAAATACAAGAATTAATTTTATGTTACTGTAATTTACAAAAAAATATAGAAGATGAAAATAGCATTAATTATGAGGATTTATTTAAATTTATAATTCCTGCTATAGACATAAGATATTTGGCAAGAGAATATAAAAAAGCTAAACAATTTTTCTTTAATAATTTTGATGAAGAATTAAAAGAATCTATAGAAGAAAAAGACCTTAAATTGGATAGTATTAAAAAAGAAAATTCATTATTGGAGGCAGAAAATGAAAAGTTAAAATCAGAACTAGAATTGTTGCAAAAAGATAAACTTAGATTAGAAAATGAAATCAAAGCACAACTTACATCTAAAGAAGAATTGGTTCAATTAAGAAATTTTATGTTCAACCAGCAACAAGAGCAAGAAGAGAAAGTTTTAATTGATGAAAGTATAAATTTAAAAAATATAAAAGCAATAATATTTGGTGGACATCCAAATTGGATTTTAAAAATGAAAGAAAAATTAACTAACTTTGAATTTATATCAGCAGATACAATTAATTTTAATGTAAACATATTGAATAGTTATGAGTATGTATTTATAAACACTAATTTTATAGGACATGCTATGTACTACAAAATTATAGAAAATTTGAACGAAGATAACAAACTTAGATATATAAATAATATAAATGTAGATAGAGCAATAGAAGCTATTAAAAATGCTATTAAAATTTAAGGAGCGTATTATGATTGATATAGATATAAATAAAAGAATAAAAGAAATAAGGGAAGATATAAATTTATCACAACAAAAATTCGGAGAAAAGCTTGGTGTGAGTAGAGATGTTATAAGTAATATAGAAAATAATAGAGTAGAAGTTAAAACAGTATTTATTACTCATATGTGTGAGGTTTTTAGTGTTAATCAAGTGTGGTTAGAAACTGGTGAGGGGAGGAAGTTTATTGAACAAGAATGTGATATTGTTTTAGGAGAAGTTTTTGCTAATATAACTGTATCTAAAAATGAAAATTTAAATGAATTGATTATAAATATTTCTAAATTAAATGATACATATATAAATAATTTAAATGAGATTGTAAAAGGTCTAATTTAAATAGTGGGAGGTATTATAATTGTCTGATGAAACTATAAGTAAGAGAATTAGAAAGATAAGAAAAAATGCTAATTTATCTCAGCCAGATTTCGGGGGAAAATTAGGTGTCAGCAAAGATGTTATAAGTAATATAGAGTATGATAGGGTTGAACCCAAACCTTTACTTATTAATCATTTATGTAGTGTATTTAATGTTAATAAGGAATGGCTTATAAATGGTACAGGTGATATGTATGTTTCTGTAAAAGAAGATATTTCTTCGATTTTAGGAGAAGTGTTCTATAAGATAGCTAGTTCAAAGGATGAAAATTTAAAAGAACTAATAATTAACATTTCTAAATTAGATGCTACATATATAGCGTCTTTGAATGAGATTGTAAAAAGGTCAATACAGAGGTGATATTAATGTGTGATATAGGCAAGAGAATTAAAATCTTAATAGAAAATGAAAAAATAAAACAAGTTGAGTTTGCAAACAAGATAAAAGTTGACCCATCTTATATATCTAAGTTTCTATCAGATAAATCTAAAGTAATACCTAGCGATAGATTAATAGATGATATTTGTAGTACATTCAATGTTAATAAAGAATGGCTTAAAAATGGAGATGGAGAAATGTACATAGAGAATAAGTGTAATAGGAATATTTCAGAAGCGACTGACTTATTAATGGAACTTTCAATTGAATTTCAAGAATGTGCAATTAATCAAATTAAAGACTTAATAAAATTGCAACATTCATTAAAAAAGTAGGAGAGATTAATGTCTGAAAAAGATGAAATTATAAGATTAAATTTAATAGAATTAAGAAAGATTTTAAAATAAAAAGAGTGATTTATATGAAAAAGTATTTCAAAGAAGAATGGAACTATATTGCTGATGCAGGATATGAAATAGACAACATAGAAAGTACTAAAATAATGGTAAATAATTTTGAAGTAAGCATAAAAATGAGTGAAGATTTTAAACATAAAGGTGACATAGAATATACTTTTAATATCCCATATGACCATGAAATTTTTACAAAAGAGTACAACGAAGTTTTGAATTTAGAACAACCTTGCGATTGCGACCAATTTTGCGATGAACTATCAGACCTTAGAGCAAGGATTGAAGAAGGCATAGAGAAATATTTAAAAGACAATGACAAGTTAAAAGAAATAGAATATTAGATGTAATTGAATTTATTTTAAAAAATTATAAAATTGAATATAAAAATCATAAAGCTGTATTGTTATAATACAGTTTTTTTAATACAAAAATACAGATATATCTTGAATAATATTTTAAAATAGGAGGAAATTAATATGGGTAAAATGGATAAAAAAGAAGCTAAAAAAGTTTTAAAGGTTGTAGATATGAATATAGATAAAATAAAGGAAGAAGCTACGAAAATTTATAAAGAATGCTACTTAATAGAAACAACTGATACTATAAGAATTTCTATAAATTTGAAAGGAGTTGTAAAAAGCACAATTTCAAGTTGGCAAGGCTATTCAGATGATATTTTTAATATGAGAGAAATTATTGTCTATGAATTTAGTCAAGGAGAAGTTCAAATTGAAGATCTTTTAGGAGAACTTTGTTTTTTAAATGATTACGAAGAATTTGCTACTTGGTGTGACACTGAAAGCGAAACTTTGAATTGGAATAGTTATGAAAAATTCAACAAAGAAAATTTTGACGAATTAGTCGAGAGAAATATAGAAGATAGTTTACCAGATTTTTTGGAAGAATTGAGCGAAAGTATAGAAAATTGTAAACAAGAATTAAAATCAATGATTGAAATTTAAATGAAAGAGTATTATTATTAATGTATATAGTATCTTTAAGATTAACTACGAGGGATTTAAAATATTTTTTAATTTATTTAGAAATGATATTATAATAAGAATTTTCAGATTAACTACAAGGGATTTAAATGTCAATTTAATTTATAGAGAAATGATATAATGGCAATTTTTTAGATTAACTATAAGGGATTTAAATATCAATTTAATCTATATCTATATGATATAATATCACATTATTTTATATTAACTATGAGGAAATAAAAACAGTGCATTCAGATAAATACACTGTTTTTTTAATGCTAAAATTAGTCATTATGATAACTTAATCCTTCGATTATAAATCCTATATTCGTCGTCATTTCTGCTTCATCACTTTGTAATATTCCTTCTGTAAATTCGCTATCGCTTGATAATGTTATTTTTTTCCTTGCCACCATTTCCAAAATTGTTTGAAATAGTTTAATTTTCATATTCTTATCAAGTCCAGCATATTGCAAATAGTTTGCTACTTCTTGCGAAAATTTAGTTAACTCTGATTTAGTCATTTTTTTAGATAATTCTTTTCCAATGCTTAGATAAACTTTTTTAGATTGTTCAACATCCATTTTTTTCAACCCCTTTTTAGATTATAATTAAATTATATTTTAAAAATGCTAATACTTCAAATATAAATATTTTTGTTTAAGTATAAAACTGATTTCAATAATTCGGATTTTATATTTAATAGATTGTGTTACTTAAAGTTAATAAATAAATTAGAAAGATGTATGGTACTAAAATCTAGTAATAAGTTAAAGTATAACAGCACTTTAGGGTTAATTTTGTAGTAAGTATATAAAGTCAATATACTAAATTACAATAAAATTGCCAAAAAGCCCTCTCCTTTAGGTGTAGGGATGAAAGGTAAGGTCTTAATATAAAAAAAGTTAGAATAATGCTTGTAATCTAATACCACTACTGATACCCTATATTTAGGAGGTGTTAGTTTTTATGTATAAATCTAACGAAAATATAGTTTATGATTGCAAATATCATATTGTATTTTGCCCTAAGTATCGTAAACCTGTTTTAGTTGGCGAAGTTGAAAAGATGTTAAAAGAAATACTACCATATAAAGCAGATGAACTTGGAGCAGAAATAATAGAAATGGAAACTGATAAAGAACATGTGCACTTATTAATATCTTGTGACCCTCAATATGGAATTCATAAAGTAGTAAAAGGTTTAAAAGGCTTTAGTTCGAGAGTATTAAGAGAGAACTTTCCACATTTAAAGTCTAGTATGCCTAGCATGTGGACTAATAGTTATTTCGTAGGAACTGTTGGCTCTGTAAGTTTAGAAGTAGTTAAACAATACATAGACAATCAACCAATTAGGAGTAAGAAAAAATGATAAAAACTCATAGAGTAAAATTAAACCTAACTAGAACACAATTTGAATTAATAAGGGAAAAACAAATGGAGAGTGCTAATTGTTGGAATCATATAGTTAACTTATCTAAAGAATACTATTTTGAACATAAACAATGGATTAAAAAGAATGATATACAAAAGTCAATCAAAGGTAAGTACAATCTTCATAGTCAAACTATTCAAGCTATATCAGATAAATTTGATGCAAATAGAAAGACTATATCAGAATTAAGAAAAAAAGGTAATACTAAAGCAAAATATCCATACAAGACTAAGAAATTTTATATAATACCTTTTAAAGCTAGTGCTATTAATAGAAATGCTAAAGGCAACTTAAAATTATCAATGTCAAAAGGCAGGTATTTAGAATTAGATTTTAATGTTGAGAATATAAAAACTGCTGAAATAGTATGGCGAAACGGATATTATTTATACTACACTTTTGACAATGAATTAAATGGAGTTGTAGCCAAAGGCACCAATACCGTAGGTGTAGACTTAGGGGAAATACATTCGATAGCTAGTGTAACAAATGAAGGTGTAGGGCTTATTCTATCTAATAGAGAAGGCAGAAGTATTAAACAATTTAGAAATAAGATGTATGCTTATATATCTAAAAGATTAAGTAAATGTAAAAAAGGTAGTAGACAATCAAAGAAGTTATGGAGATTAAAAAATAAGATAAGAAGTAAAACAGATAATCAGTTAATGAATTTATATCATCAAACAACTAGAAAGTTTATAGACTTTTGTGTGGAGCAGAAGGTATGTGAAATAGTTCTTGGGGATATAAAAGGGGTTGAAAAAGATACTAAGAAAAAGAAAAGATTAAACAGAGTTAATAGACAGAAAATATCTCAAATGGAGTATGGTCGAATAAAGGACTATATAAAATATAAAGCAAAAGAGCAAGGTATTGAAGTTAAGTTAGTTAAAGAAAACTACACTTCTCAAACTTGCCCAAAGTGTTCTAAAAAACACAAACCAACTGGTAGAACTTATAGTTGTACTTGTGGTTATAAAACTCATAGAGATATAGTTGGTGCTTGGAATATTTTAAATAAAAAGCATAAATATGGTTTAGTAGATTTTAGAATAAATCATAAGCAACCAATAAATTTAAAAGTATCTACCGTTTGAGCCATGTGTGGGCGAATAACTTTAAGGTAGTAGTGGCGAAGACACCGTCCGAAGTAGCTTGGCTTTGTAACACACCTCTGTTGTACTGTTTAAGTATAAATAAGTGCGTTAGCCACCAAGAATCCCCTTGCTTTAACTATGGGGAGTGTGTCAATTATTAATAGACGTAATATTGTAAAAAAATGATATAGTTTAGAAAGATATGTAGATTAAACGTAGAATTAAAAGATTAACATAGTATGACAATCATAATCTCGTGTAGTATACTTAAATTAGAGGTGAGTATATGACTTGGAATGATTTAAAAAATAATGATATAACATATATAGTTGAATATATTAATAGTAAGTTAAATGATAGTAAGAGTTTGACTAAAGTTGCTATAGAGCTTGGTGTATCTGAAAGTAGTATAAGAAAATATCTCACTAAAAGAGGTTATAAACGTATAAATGATGAGTATGTGTTTATTGGTGACAATAGTATGACAAAGGTAGTAAACAACAGACAACAGAGTAATAATGATAATAGATTTAATATGACAATAGAAGATGACAACAATCACAACATAGTAATTGACAACCAATTTAAAAATAATATAATCTCTTTAGCAAAAGACTATGATAAAATACAAGATGTATTAAACTGGTTTGAGAATAAAGAAGATACAAATGTAATAGAAGTTGTACAGGATGGTATTAAAATTGATTTACCTTCAAAAGATGCTATAAGAACTACAGTTAGGTTGAATAAAGATGCATGGAACTTATTTGATGAGTTTTGTGAAAAATTCAGAGAGTTTAATAAGTCTGATTTGATGAGCATGGCATTATTAGAATACATAAAGAAGTATGATAAATAACATTTTTGTATTGTTGTAATCATTACTATTTTAGGGTAATATAAATATAACTATAATATAAAATGGAGGTATTATTATGGTCGATAAAATAACAATAGATGAAGTACTTGAATTTATAAAATCAAAAGGTTATATATATAGTCAAGAAATTAGAAAAGAATTAGATAATCTTTGTCCGGTTTCTGATAATGAAATAGATAAGTGTATAGAAGAAAATGATGATGTATTCAGAAGGTTGGCAAGTAAATGATTACACTTGAATATATATGTAAAATTAACAAAAAGATGATTGAAAGATATGGTGGAGCTGGAATAGGTATTAGAAATAAAAATCTTGCTATAAGTATAATTGATGGCATAAACCAGGAGGTATTTGGTAGAGTTATGTATCCTACAGTTGAAGAAAAAATATCTCATATTGTAGTAGGTATTATACAAGGACATATATTTATAGATGCAAATAAAAGAACTGGATTAGCTACATTACTAATACTTTGTGACAAATATAATATAGATGTGAATTATGATAAAGAAAATTTAGCTATAGAAATAGCTTTAAATAAAATAAATGAGTCTGATTTGAGTAATATGTTAAAAAAGTGGAATAAAAAATAAACTCATTAAATGTGTTATTTGTGTTATGTAAATATAAATCTAAGAATTTATTTTAATATAAATAAGAATGACGATAAAATCGTAGTTTTTAATTTAATATCTTATCAAAAAAAATTTTATATTTTGATAAGATTAATTAAACTAAATAAAATATAAAATTACTTAAAAATATTGACAACTAAATAAAATAGGTATATATTATAAATATAATATAAAAAGGATGTGATACATATGACTGGAATAGAAGCTCTGGAAGAATTTTTATTAAATTTAAAGTTATATAATGATAGAGATGAGAAAACAATAAAAGCATATAGAGCTGATGTAAAAGAAGGCATAAGGTATTTATTTAAAAAAGAAAATTGTACAATGGAAGAACTTGATAAAATACTTTTTACAGATATACAAGAAAAATGGCTTATCTTATTAAAAGAAAAAGGAATGAAAGCAGCTACAATAAACAGAAAAAGAGCATCATTTAAAGCTTATTGTGGTTTCCTTAGAGCTAAAGGTAAAATTAAAGATAATCCTGTTAGCTACGTTAAAAAATTACAAGATAAAATTCAATTTGAGAAAAAGATATTAACTAAAGATGAAATTATTAAATTATTAGAAACTATGAATAAATTATATGTTGATAATAAAAACTATAATACTTGCAGAGATAATTTAATTATAAATATACTTATTTTTACTGGTATGAGAATACATGAAATAGAAAAAATGAATATAAAAGACATAAATTTCTCGAATGGAGATTTTGAAGTGATAGGGAAAAGAAAATTAAAAAGAAATGTAGGTTTAAATGAACAAGTATTAAAAATGTATAGAGATTTTTTATACTTTAGAAACCAAATCGAAGGTAAAAAAGATAATAAAGATAGCACAAATGCTTTGTTCTTATCTAAAAATAATTCAAGATTAACAACAAGGTCAATTGAAAGACTTGTAGAAAAAGCATTGAAGTTAGCTGAATTGCCTCATGTTACCCCACATAGTTTTAAACATAGTTTTGTTTCGTTAATGTCTGAAACAGGTGTAAAATTAGAAGAGATAGGAAAGTTTACAGGTAATAAGAGTATAGAAACAATGTATAGGCATTATATGCATCAAAACAAAGATAGTAATACAAAAAAAATGACTGAAGATAATCCAATATATCAATCATTAAAACAGGAGATGTTAATTAATATTGAAAGATAAATTTTTTACATTATAAAATTATAGAACAATTAAGCTAAATAAAACATAATAATATGTACTTATAGATTATGTTGTACTATAATTTATTATATATGCTTAAAAAGGAGTGGATAAAAAAATGATTAATAAATTAGAAAGTACAATAAGAGAAGAAGAAGTAAGACGTAATAGAATAAATGCGTATTTAGAAGAGTTTATAACTAAAGCTAAAATAGATAAAATAAGTAATTTAAATGAACAAAATATAGATAGTTTTATAAAAGGAAGATTGATAGGAGAATCTACCACAACCGTATATACTAATTTAAGAATTTTAAGAGAAATATTAAAAGAGAACAATTGTAATATAAATATAGATACTAATAAATATACAGATATGATAAAATTTAATGCCAATAAATATTTTACAAGAAACCAAATAAAAAATATATGTAGTGCGTTTTTAAATGCTCAAGATAAATTTATAGTATATGCTCTCTTTGAAGGTATAATGGGAAAAGATTATATAGAATTAAGATATTTGAAAGTGTCAGATATAGCAAAAGATTATTCATATATAGACCTTCCAGATAGAAGATTTATTTGTGATGATTATATGAAAGAAATATTAGAAGATGTTATTGTAGAAGATTATTATACTAAAAGTGAAATAAAAGGAAGTAGTAAAGAAACAGAATATAAATTTAACATGGATTGTGAATATGTAATAAAAACTAGACCTACCAAATTAACTGATAATGGTATGAAGGCTATTAGTAAGAATGGAATACAAAATAGATTGAAAACTTTATCAGTAGCATTTTCAGATTTAGATATACATCTAACTGGTAAGACTCTGCAAAAATCAGGAATAATCTATGATATGTATGAGCAAGAAGCTTATGAGTGTGTATCTTGGTCTATTCCTGAAATAAAAAAATATTTAGAGTTAAAATGCTTGAAAGGTGATGCAAATAATATATATAAAGCATATCATCAGAGGTATCATAATTTAAAGACTAATCGAGAATAAAAATCTTTTTATAAATGTGCATATTAGTGCATTTATAAAAAGATTCAACAAATCTACAAAATCAAAAATCAAAAAAATAAAAATAATTTTAGAAAAAAATATACAGAACGGTTGTTCGATATGATATAATATAAATATAATGGGTTAGAGAGGAGAAGCAGATGAGTATAATAAAAGCGACAAATAAATTTCAGGGAAATTCATTGGAGAAGAATGAGCAGCGTGTTGAAATGATTAAAATAACAAAAGATGATGCTGATTTGCCAATTAAAATTAAAAAACTTATAAAGTACATAGAAGAAAAGGATTTAGAAAAAATTCAATATGTCATAGAAAATATATTGTTTTTTGAAATAGTTTCATTTGATATAATAATTAAGTACATAAATAAATTAAATGGATATGAAAATATAGAAAACGATTTTAAAGAAGTCTATATATTAAAGGCAGAGAATGGATTTAGAAGAACTATGGATTATTTAGTTAGAAGAATGCAATGATTAAAATTATTTATTATAGAGAAACTAAGCTATTCTAAGTCACTATTAAATCTTAGAATAGCTGATAGAATATATTGTAAATTTATATTTTTAATAAAAACAACAAATAAATAAAATGCAAAAAGGAATGTGTGGAGTGTGAAAGTGGAAGAATATCAGTTCAACTTAATAAAAAAGCTTTGTGCTGAAAGAAAAATACACAAAGGTTGGTTTAGAAATATTGAAAAATGTGGTTGTGGAGGTAAATGTAATAAGAAAAATTGTAAGATGTTAGAAAAATTATAGGGAGGTACATATGGAAAATCAAACTGAATTAACAGAAAAAGATATAGAGAAAACTTTAAATGCTTTAAATATTATTAAATATATTTGTATAGAATCTAAATATTGCAAAAATTGTCCTCTTGGATATATGAAAAATCTTGATGAACATAATTGTATGCTATATGAATTAATAGACAGAGGGTTACTACCATGTGATTGGAATGCAAAGAAAGTTACAAGATTGTTAGATGCAATAGTTGAATAAAATTAACAAAGAGGAGAAGATATATGATACATGAACTTAAGATATTACCTAAATATTATGAAGCTGTTTCAAATGGTTCTAAATCATTTGAAATAAGATTTAATGATAGAGATTTTAAAATAGGAGACACTTTAAAATTACAGGAATATATAGATGGTGTTTATACAGGAAGGAGTTTACAAAGAGAAGTATCTTATATACTTAATGATTCAAATTATATTAAAAATGGGTACATAATTTTAGGGTTAATAAATAACACAAATCATTATATGTTTAAAGTTGTAAGAGATTATAAAAAAGAAAATTATTTAATATGTAGACAAGGGAAAGTATTCATAGGGTATATTCTTGGGAACTTTGCTTGTTGCAAGGAGTCTTTAGAACAATTTACTATACCATTAGAATATATAGAGAAAATAAGTAGAGTAGAATTTAAACCATTGTAATTAAAATCAAGATTTTAATAGAAAAGGAGTGATTAAAAATGAAGAAAAATCCAATAAGAATTAAAAAATGTGACTGTGGTGGAGATATATATGAACTTAATACACAATTAGGTACTATGTATCAATGTAAAAGCTGCGGGGAGATGTATAGATAGTGCTGAAATATTAGCTAAAGAAGATGAGGTGAAGTCAATGAGTAAAAAAGATAAGTTATCTATTTTTATAAGTTTAATATTAAGACATAAACCAGAAACTATTGGAATTAAATTAGATGACTATGGATATGCAGATGTTAATGAATTGATTGAAAAAATAAATAATACTGGTAGAAATATTAATATAGAAATCCTTGAGCAAATAGTTAAAGAAGATAATAAGCAAAGGTACAGTTTTAATGATGATAGAAGCAAGATTAGAGCAAATCAAGGACATTCAATTAATGTTAATGTGGAATTGAGGGAATTAGAACCACCAAAATATCTTTATCATGGAACAGCTACTAGATTTTTAGACAATATTAAAAATGAAGGTATTATTAAACAAAGTAGACTGTATGTACATTTATCAAGGGATATAGATATTGCTGTTAAAGTTGGTAAAAGACATGGTACACCTGTAATTTTAAAAATTAATACAGGCAAAATGTATGAAAATGGTTATAAGTTTTACTTATCTGAAAACAATGTTTGGTTATGTGAGTATATACCATTTAAATATGTAGAGATTTTTGAGTAGTTAAATAAAATTATTCAGTGAAATAAAAAATGAATGAAGGTGTAATGAAATGAGCAGGTGTAAAGATTGTTTTTACTTTGAAAAAAACAAGATAGAAGAGAGTGGTATATGCAATAAGAAAGAAAAAGAAGTGTATAAAGAGAATAGAAAATGTGAATTTTATGAAAGTAAAAAATGGAAATCAATGAATATAGATGAATTTTGGATTGAAATGGAAAGATGGACAAATGAAAAAGTAAATAGGTATATAATATATTTTTCTGAACATGACAGTATTCAGATTGATATTGTCCAAGATATTAATAGACCTAATAATCCTACTGATGATGAAGTTATAGAAGAATATGTTGAAAATAACTACGGTTATGTAAAATATGAAGTTATTGATTTAGGTACTGTAGAGAACGTTAAGTTGTAAAATTAGGAGGGAATTAAATATGGAGAATATAGAATTAACACCTAGAGATTATTTTGAAGATATTAAAAATAGAAAGCAAAAAAATACAAATGAAAAGCTTGATATAATATATGAAAACTCTTTGATTCTTTTAAACAAATATATTGTAACTGGTCAAAAAAAGGGTGCTAAGAAATTAATGTTTTTACTTGAATGTATTGAAAAAGAAAGAAATGTAATAGAGCTGGGAATAGATACATTTGTGTATAAAGAAGATATAGAAAAATATATTGATGATATATCTAAAAATACAGTAAAAATAATAGAACTTGAAAATTATGAAAGAGAAATACCAGATGAAATAGTAGAAATAATAGAGAAAACAAAAGATATATTTGATAAAATGTATGTTTTGTTTACTGATTATACAGGTAAAATTACAAAGGAAATAAGCAAAGAGAGAAGAGATAAAGACCCAATACTATTTGGTGTTTTTTCAGATGAGAAAAGCAGAGCTATTGTAGATAGATTCTATTATCTTGGAGATTGGGAAGATGAGTATTGTGATTTAACATTAGAGAAAATGATAAATGATTATAAGAAAAAAGGAAGACAAGACATATTAAAACATATAATTACACCTAAATCATTAGATGAGTTAAAAAAAGAATTAGATTCTTTAGAAAAAAATAATGATACATATAAGCAACTTGCCAATATAAAGCCATTACCTACTACAAAAAACTCTAGTGTAGAACCACCTAAATTAAATATATTTAAAAAAATAAAAAATAGAGTATTTAAAAATGAAAAGTAATGTTGATTTAACAGAGAATAGGGATTTTAGAGCTGTAAGAGGAAGAGGCATCAATATTTTAGGTATCGAAGATGCACCAAATAGAATGTTGAATGGTTTTAGTGATTTTGGAATTGGACGTCTTTATGGTAAAAATTTAGAATTTGAATTTAATAAAAATGAAGTATTTTTAACTGGAAATGCGAATGATAGAGAGGAAAAAAAGTTTCTTATACTTTGTGAGGAAAATAAGGTGTGTGTCAGATGTGGAGATGAATTAAAAGAGGGATGGGATAAAGTAAGCATAGAACTATGTAATAAATGTTATGAAATGTTAGATGTTGAGTATAAAAATAAAAAGATAATTAGAGAATTATTTTTTAGAGATAGAGATGTAAATATAGAGTTACTTTAAGAGGTATATAAGAAAAATAAGTAGAGGAGGAATTTATATGAAAGATGTTTGGTTATATAGTTGGGATGATGAATGTTTTAGAAGTGATGAATACGAAAGTAAAGAAGAAGCTGTCGAGGCAGCTAAGGAAGAACTTAAGAGGCTCGGAGAAATTAAACGATGGGTTTATATTGGAAAAAAAGAAGAAGCTGATATTCCCGACATAGATGCAAAAGATGCTTTAGAATGTATTCAAAATAGAATTGATGACGAATACGGAGAATATGTAGAAGATTGGTTTGAAAATATACGTGCTGAAGACATATTGATACTAGAGAGTAGAATAAGCGAAGTATTTAAAAAATGGATAGATGACTTTAAATATAAACCATATTGGTTTGCTGTTAGAGATATAGAAGAAATAGAACTAAAAAATGTTGTTAATTAAAACTAGTATTTTCAATGATGACAACAGTATGACAAGAATAATGAGTATATAAAGGAGTGATGTTTATTAAAGGTTTTAGATGTATATGCAGACATAAGTTTTCAAGGATAAAAGATTGTTATTTGATTACAACAAAAAGTCAGCAGCATACTTGTAAGATTTGGGTGTGTAAATATTGTGGACAAATTGTAGCTGGTTCAACTCCTGTTTATCATCCTAATATGAAAGTCAATGAGTATTGTGTAAAGTGTGAGCTTTTAGCATGTTCAAATAATTATGAGGGATATTGTAACTCTAAAGATAAAGAAATTGAATTTAAGTCTATTTGCTTAGAAGATAATAAAGAGATTTTGCAGTGTAAAAATTTTGATTTGGAATAAAATTTAGCTTAAGTAGGAGAATTTTAGAATATGAAAATAAATGTACATGTTAAAACTAATAAAATTGGTTCAGACTGTGAGCTGGAGCTTGAAATAGATGATGACGATTTAAAAGATATGTCTGATGAAGAGAGAGAGGATTATATAGATAAAATAGCATGGGATTATGCTCTTGAAAATCTTATAGATTGGAATTGGTATAAGATTGAAGATTAAGTTAAAACAATGATTTTAATTATTTATGAAGGGGGATTTAATGTGAATAAAGATAATTTAGAAACAATTATAGAAGGTTATAAGGTATTTAATCCAGATTGGACTTGCAGAAATTTTAAATATGAAGTAGGTAAAACTTATAATCATATTGGAGATATAGAAGTATGTGAAGCTGGTTTTCATTTCTGTCAAAAAGCAATTGATTGTTTTAATTATTATCCTTTTGATAATAAAAATAAAGTTGCTAAAATTGAAGCAATAGGATTAACTAAGACATTTGGTGATAAATCTGTTACAAATAAAATTACAATAGTGGAAGAAATTAAATGGGATGAATTATTAAATATTGTAAATATAGGACATAACAATACAGGATATGGTAATACAGGAGCTTATAATGCAGGAGATTATAATACAGGAAATTATAATGTAGGAAATGGTAATACAGGATATGGTAATACAGGAGCTTATAATGCAGGAGATTATAATACAGGAAATTATAATGTAGGAAATGGTAATACAGGATATGGTAATACAGGAGCTTATAAT